AGGAATTCTTATAGAAGGGGTTCACATTAAAAGTTTAGAAGATGAATATAAGGTTAAAGTTATTACTTCCTTTTTAGAAAAGAATTTTAGAAAGATGAAAATAGAAGAAGTAGAAATGCTTTTTGGGGATTTATGAAAAACTTAATGTTAATAGGAGACGTTCATGGTTATGTAGAACGTTATAATGATTTATTAAATAATGCATTTGTTGAAGGAATTAATGATTCTATTCAATTAGGGGATTTCGGGTTTCAGAAACAACATGATTGGTTTATTGAAAATGTTCACGTTGGAAATCACAAAATATTATTTGGTAATCATGACTATTATCCTTATTTAGATAAATCGTATTCATTAGGAAACTTTGGATATTTAGAAGAATATGATTTATTTTATATTAGAGGTGCTTGGTCAATAGATTATAGATATAGAGTTTTAGGAAGAGATTTATTTGAAAATGAAGAATTAAATGTAGAAGAATCAAATGAATGTATCAAACTTTATGAAAAGGTAAAACCTGGAAGAGTTATATCACATGATTGTCCTTTAATGATTTACCCAATGGTTCGTACAAATACAGGTAAAATAGGAAATTCTCCTACGCCTAGATTATTAAATGAACTTTTTAAAATACATGAACCTGATGAATGGTATTTTGGACATCATCATAATAGTAAAATTATTTATATTAAAGACACTAAATTTCAATGTTTAGATGAATTAGAAACTTATATTTTGGAGATTTAAAAAATGGGATTTAGAGGACATCAACAAATTACAAGAAGAGACGCTGAAAATGCTTTAAGAGATAAAATAGATTCGATGACAGATTACGAAGTCTGTAATTTATTAACAAGACTAGTAGATGACTATAATAATTACGAAATAGTGGATTCGAGAGAAGAAGCAGAAAGATATAATAATAGAGATAACGAGGAGTTTTAAAAATGGGTGGAAATTTATTCAAAGATCAAGAAACAAGAAGAATTGAAAACAAAGAAGAATATAACAGTTTAGTATATGAAATATTGGACCTTTTTCATTTATATTTACAAAATTATTATATTGTTAAACCTACTATTATGAATCTTATTTCTCCTGTACAAACTTATAAAAGTAAAACTTCTTTTGGAGATATAGATTTTTTAGTTTCAAATGAATACACTGAAGAAATTAAAGAGACAATTAAAAATATTTCTGACACTCATGTAAGAAATGGAAATGTAATTTCGTTTATTTTTGAAAAGGTTCAAATAGATTTTATTTTAACTCCACCAGAAAATTTAGAAACTGCACATTTCTTTTTTGATTATAACGATTTAGGTTTATTATTAGGAAAGCTTTGTTATTATAATAGATTTACTTTAGGACCAGAAGGATTAAGAATTAAAGTATATGACGATGATAATGAAACTAAATTATTTGAAGAAGTTGTTTTATCTAATGTTCAACAAATTTGTATTTTTTTAGATTTGAATTATAATCAATGGAAAAAGGGATTTGATACTTTAGAAGATATTTTTGAATTTGTGATTTCTTCTAAATATTATGATGAAAGAGCATTTAATGAAGAAAACTGGAATTCAGATCAAAGACATAGAGATTCGAAAAGAAAAAATTTACAAAAATTTATGGAATACATGGAATTTAAAAAGAATAATCCTCCTCCAAGACCTACTCGAAAAGAAGTGTTTGAAGTTTTTAATGAACGTTTCCCCGAATTAAATTTAAAAGAAAAAAGAGATGCGGCTATTAAATTTAATGAAGCTAAAAGAGCAGCTAAAGAAAAATTTAATGGACATTTGGTTTCTGAAAAATATGGAATTGAGGGAAAGGAACTGGGAATGGTACTGAAGAATTTTTATTCTAAATTTGATAGCGAAGTAGATAGAATAAACTTTATTAACAACAATACTAAAAATAACATTTTTAAAGTAATCGATGAAATTGTAGAAATCTAAATATATAATTTATTAAAAAAAAATAATTATGGAAAATAAAAAAATAGTAGAATCATTTGATGACTTTCATAAATTAAATGAAGCCAAAGAAAATACCTTAGAGCTTATACGAGTTTATTCTCCTGTAGATGATTCAAGAGCAAATGCTTCTGGAACTTCACAAAGACTTTCTAATGATGAAATAATTTCATTGTTAAAAAATCCTGATGATATTTCTGATGACGAAGTATTTCATATAAAAACTTCAGGGGAAAAAACAAAGAAAATGTCTATAGACCAGTTAGAAGGAAAAACTTTAATTTTTAAAGATAAAAAATATTCTATATGAAAAGAATAGTAGAATCATTTGATGAATTTCATACTAACACTTTTACTGGAAAAGAAGTAGCAGATCATGTTAAAAGCATAACACCTGAAGAATCTGATATACCAGACTTTTTTATAGATGAATACATACTTCCTAATGATGGTTGGAAAATTCAAAATCTTAAAATAGAAGATTTATTAAAATCTGATCCTCACTTAAAAGAGTATATCGATAGCGGAGAAAATAGATACGAATCTGCAGATTCTGATTATGGAGATTACGTTCCTTATCCTGAAGAAGTAGAAGAATACATTGTAGTTTATAATAATGAGGTTTTAGACGGTTATTCTAGAATTTCAGAACTCGTAAGACAAAATGAAACTACAGTAACAGCATACGTCCTCAATAAATAAAAACATAAAAATTTAATTTTTTATCGATCCTGTTAAATTATTTTTAGCAGGATTTTTTTATTTAAAAAATTTTTCTTATATTACATCATATTCAATTAACACTTATAGGAAAAGTAAAATGGGAATAATGAGAAATCAACAATATAATTTCTCAATAGATAAAAATGGATCTATTGAAATGGCTGGAGATATTAGAACTATTTTACATGCTTTAATTACTTATTTAACAGGTAAATTGATAGTAGTTTCATCACATCATGGAACCTCAATAAAATTAAAAGATTATCCTTTTACTATACGATTTACTGAGTATAAAGGTGAACATTTAATGTTTATTTTTAATAGAAATGATTGGGAAACTAGAATTAATTCACATGGATATAGTGATCGTATACAATGTAGAATAGGTTTAGAAGAAAAACAAGGACTTTTACATATTTTATCTCAATATTCAGAAATATATTCATGGAATGATGAAAATGATTCTCCTACAATATCTATAGTTTTAAAGGACATTCCAATAACAACTATAAAAGGGACGCCAGAAGAAGTCTTAGAATTTAATACTCAATTAGTAGATAATTTTACTTCTTCATTTAATTTAGCTAATTTATTAGTACAGGAAAATTAAAATGAAAAAACTTAACTTTGAAAATAGAGATGAATTATTGGAAGAAATGGAAATCCTTCCAGACAAAACTAAAATTCAACCAAATAGATATTGGTCAAATTTATTAGGATGCCATATTCAAATAAAAGAAGAAGATTCTTTAATGGATATTTTAGAAGAGATTTATGATATAGCATATAAACACGGTTTAGCAGAAGGTAAAACTACTAGAAGTAGAGAAATAAAACAATTGATATTAGGAGAATATGAATGAAATATGAATCATTAGAACATAGAAGATCAATTTATCATCAAGCAAAAGAAGCATATTACAATGCAGCAGAACCTATCATAGAAGATTATGAGTTTGATGAGCTTGAAAATTATTTAAAAGAAAATGATCCAACATTTAAAACTTATGTAGGAGCTCCTTCTAAAGAAGATAAGTATGAACATTGGTCTCCTATGTTATCTCTTAAAAAAATATCTTTAGAACCAAACGAAGATGGGACTCCTAATAATGATCAATTAAAAGAAGATTTTTCTAAATGGTCAAAAGAAAAAGGAAATAAATTTGAAATATCCCCTAAATTTGATGGTGTTTCTATTAACCTTCAATATGAAAATGGAACTTTAATAAAAGCAATTACTAGAGGAGATAAAGAAAAAGGAAGAGATGTAATTGAAAAAGTAAAGCATTTAGTTCCTAATGAAATTTCTCCAAGCCCTAGTAAAGTAGAAGTTAGAGGAGAAATTTTAATGAGAGTAGATATTTTTGAAGAAAAATATTCTAAAGATTTTAAAAATCCTAGAAATATAGTTTCAGGAATACTTGCTCAAAAGACTATTGACGTAGATTTAAATGACATTTCAATTGTTCCTTTTGAATTAAGAGAATATAGAAATGATACCTTTGAGTTTTGGTCTACAGATGAACTTTACGAATTTTTTAGAGAAGGTTTTGATGACTATAATCCTTTCTTAAAAGATAAATTTTTATTTAAAAAGACATTTGAAAATTCTGAAGATTTTATTGAATTTAAAGATAAGATGGAAGTATTTAGAAAAGAATGTCCTTATCAATTAGATGGATTTGTAGTTAAAGTAGCAAATTCAGAAATAAGAAAAGAATTAGGAGAAACTGATACTCATCCTGAATGGGGGTTAGCAGTTAAGTTTATTCCTAAAACAACAGAAACTTCAATTATAGATATTGACTGGAGATTAGGAAAATCTGGTGAATTTACTCCAGTTGCAACACTTGCACCTATTGAACTAGATGGAACTACTGTTCAACATGCAACCCTCCATAATTTAGGAATTATTAGAAAAAATAAGACATGGCCAGGTGCAAGAGTTGCAATTGAGAAAAAAGGAGATATTATTCCTCAAGTAACTAAAATAATTACAGAAGCTGCTTATGAAACGGAATATCCTAAAAATTGTCCTGAATGTGGATCACATACAGTAATAGAAAATGATATTCGTTTAATGTGTTCTAATAAAGAATGCGAAGGAGTAAAAAAATTAAAATTTGTATCAGCAGCAACTAAATTAGAACTTGATTATTTAGGAACTAAGAATGCCGAAAAACTTTATGATACTGATTTATTTTCTGACGTCTTTGATTTGTTTGATATGAACTTAATGAATGTCGAACAATTAACAGAAAATGGTTTTTCTGATGGAAAAATAGTTAGAAAAATAATAGAAGGTTTTAATAAAGTTAGAAATATTGACATTGAAAAAGTTATCTATTTAATGGAAATAGATAATTGTGGTAAAAGAATGTCTAAAGTATTAGCAAAATATTTTTCTTATAATGAAGAAGATTTTGCAAACATGGAAAAAGAAATAATTAAAAGCTTTGTAGAAGAAGCTGGATTATATCGTGAAAGGTTATATGGTATATTAGTAAGACTAGAAAATTATGGTGTTAAGGTGAATTTATTAGAAAGACCAACTGAAAATGGAGATACTATGAAAACATTTGAAATGACTGGGAGTCCTAAAGGATCTGGATATTCTGTTAAAAAAGAATTTTTACAAATAGCTGAAGAAAATGGATTTCAGCACACTTCTTTAAAAGCAGGCACAGATTTACTTATTACAGATTCTTTAAATTCTACTTCTTCAAAAATGAAAAAGGCAGAAAAGTTAGGAATAGAAACAATTACTTACGAAACGTTTAAAGAAAGATATTTATAAATTTACTGTAAGGACGTAAAAAACCATTCCAAATGGCTCCTTTTGTTAATTGAATATACACAAATTTTACGTCCTTACTTTTTAATATAAAAAGAGAATATTATGACAGAAGAAATAAAGGCTTGGGTAGAATTAGATTTAATTAAACTTAAGAATATGAATAAAAAAGGATATTTAAAAGATGCTATTCTAGAAGAAGCAGAAGAATTAAGAGCTAAAGGAGTAGAGAAATATGGAAATGATTATAACATTGAATTTACAAATCAAATAAGTAGCTTTATTCATGACTTAGGAGAAAGTACGGAAAATGAAAAGGAAGTTTATAATCAAATGAAAGAAATGGAAGAAATGACAGGAGGAAAAATATTAGAACCTGGAAGTGAAGAATATGAAAAAGAAGTAGAAATATTTAAAAGCATTATTCCATTAGTAAATGAAGATTTTAAAAAGTATCAAGATTTTTTTATGAATAGATCTAATTCTATATTTGAAATGCCTCCAGAAAATTTAACAGAAGAAGATAAAGAAGAAACTGTTACTGAGTTTTTAGATTCTGAAGTAGGAAAAATTTATAGAAAAAGATTTGTTGAAGACTTTAATTTAGATACAAGAAAATTAGATACATATATGGAATTGGTAAGATTTTGTATTGCAACAGGAGAAGAAATAAATATTGAAGATGTTAGAAATATTCAAATACTTCAGGTTGAAGATTAAAAATATATAGATTATACTTTTATAAAAAAAAAAAAGAAATTATGAAAAAAGAAAATAGAATAGTAGAATCATTTGATGGCTACTTTAAAAATAAATTAAATGAAAATGAAGACAGTAAATTTTCAATTGATGAAATCGTTACTTTATGGGATGAAGTATATGGTGAAAACATGGAAGAAGAGTACGAAGGGTTTTATAGAGCATTAGATGATGATTATAATGGAAGAGCTTCTAAAGAAGAAATTGTTACTCTATGGGATCAGATATATGGTGAAAATTTAAGAGAAGAATATGAAGCTTTTTATAAATCTATTTCAGGAAGACCTCAAAGACCTGGAGAAACAAATAAGTCGTATACTTGGTTTGAAGCTTTTACTAGAATTCCAACTGATACTTCATTTAATAGAGGACAATATACGTATGATGGAAAAGATATAGAATCTGTTGATTTTCCAGGAAAAATTAGACTTGAAGTTTATATCGACGATCATAATGTAGAAAATGTTAATGTTGATTATATGACATTGTCAAATGATTGTCCTATAGAAAAAGATGGTATTCCTGTACTTTGGGAGAATTTACAATATCAAAAAGAAGATTTAGGATATACGTTTAGAGGAAAAGAAGTAGAATCTTTAAGTTATTCTGGATGGATAGAGGCGGAAATACTTATGTATGGCGGTGAAGAAGTTATAAAAGATATTTATTTAGAAGATTTAAAAGAAGATTCAATGATAGTAGAAAACTAAACTTTTATTTCCATTTGTTAATAGTTATGTTTCCTCCATTTGATTAAGTTCATTTGGAGGTTTTTATTTTAAATCTATGTTTTAAAAAGTAATATATAAACTTTAAGAAGATTAATAACTTAAAGGATATATGGCAACACCGTTAATATCACCAATTAAACAGCAAGGAGGAACTCTTTATACGTTTCCTTCAGCATCTGAAGATTTTACTTATTCACAAGCAGGATCTAGAAAGCAATTTAATTTTTCTAAATTTGCTTTATTAGATTTACCAAATATTAAATCAGGATCATCTGGTAAAAATGTAACAGGAATAGAGAATATTCCTTCCTCTTATCTACAAACAGATTTAGATAATTACAATATTTCATTTGCAGAAAGCTTTCAAAATTATTGTCTTAATTTAGAGACTTTATTAGTATCTCAATCTGGTTATGATGCAAGTGCAACTAGAACAGTTTCAGAAAGAGTTTTTTGGAAGTGGTTAAAAGAATTAGGAGCAATTCGTTTTAGAGAAGCTAAAATTGGAAATCCTCAAGATGGAGGAGAAAGAACACGTAGAACAGAAGATAATTTAAATGCTGACAGTTTAGCAAATAGAGCAGAACTTGGAAAAAGATTTGTAGAAGAAGATACTAGAACTGTAGCTGAAGGTGATTTATATCCATATAGTAGAGTAGTAAAGTATATTGGAAACATAGATGCAGTAAACGGTGTAAAATACTTAAATTCTTCTTATTATCAAATTCATTGTTTAGTTCCAAATTCAGTTGGAAGTACTCCTACTGTTTTATTTAAATCTATAATAGATGATAACAATTATAAAGCAGGAACCGTAATAACTCATAAGCCTGTAAATCCTTTAGATACTGAATATTTAACAGGAAGAAGTTATAATGATACCCACCATTCGGGATTAGATATGAGAGCTCATTTCGATAATGATACTGGATTATATAGTGCAGGATCAGTTGGAGTAAATGATTATGCCCTTGAAATTAAAAAATCAGGAGAAGATTCTTTTGTAAGTGGTTGGTGGTACCCTAACCCAGAAGCAAATTCTTATTTTTTAGAGCCAACTAAACTAAATGATTATAGAAATGATTGGATGAAGATAGATGGTAATTTAGATTCTGTATCTAAAGAAGTTACTTTCTTACGTTCAAGATTAGATGGAATTGCTTTAGATTTTAGTTTAGACAGTTCATATTCTGATAATTTAGAAGGTAAATATAGAACTTGGGAAGATTACAATAGATCTGAGTTAGCTACTGATTTTGAATATAATACAATGTTGATTTATTATGATTTAGTAGATTTAGATGATCCTTCTAAAACAACTACTAATTTATATGGAGTTTACTTTTTAGATAATTGGACAGATACTGTTACTGATGGTGGTGAAATATCTAGAAGAAAGAAATTTAAACCAAATACAGTTACTAGACAAAATGGAAACGCAGATGCATTTGATATTAATTTAAAATTAGATTTGAATGCTCAGGATGTAGTTGCTGTAAATACAGTAAATGAATATAATAACTATTCAATGCATTTATATGGAGAAGCATTAAATGTAATGAAAGAAACTCACGATAGGTTATTAGAAAATATAAATGGAATAAATGTTCTTCAAGATAAAGTAGATCAATTAGAAGATTTAATAATTAATTCAACTACTATTTCAGATTTAGAAGAAAAAATGGAAGAAATAGAAGAATCATTACTTGCTTCTAAAAGTTTATTTGAAAATTCAGATGAAATTATTTCTTTAATAGAAAGAAACTATGATGAAGTTTTAAATATTTACAAAAACTTTACTAGTGTAGAAATGTCATATAACTTAGATGTTATAAAAAATGATAGAGGAGCTACAATAGATAAAACAATTCCAGGATTAGTAAAAATTGGGATAGAAAATGAAGGATATAATTTACCTAAAAATCCTATTGTAGACTGGGATTTGATGAAATATAAAAATGACGAGTCTGCTTTTTATCATTCTCATATATTAAATACAGGAGCAAACTATTTTAAATTAATGAATGATAAAACATTAAAAACAGATAGTAGAACTCTTTCAGATGGACAAAAGATGATTTTTTATATAGATGATTCTAATGTTAAATGGAGAGAAGGTCAAAGTTTAAAGGTTTCTTTTCAACACGAATTTATATTATCTGAAGATTTACCAAAAGCAATCACTTTCTTAACAGATTCTATAAATAGAACACAATCAGAAGATGGATCATATTCTATAGAAATGGGATCTTTAAGTGGATTAGATTTATCTGCTTCTGGAAATAAACCTATTTTAGAATTTATCTGTGTAGATTCAGAAAACTTAGAATTTACATTAGATATTATAAGGTAAAAATGAATAAAGAATTTAAAACATATAAAGAGTTCATAAATGAAAGTAAAGAGTTAGATCAATCTAGGTTTCCTTTAGAAGATCCTGAAGAAGTAAAACAATGGATAGAAGAACATCTAGTAGGAAAAAAAGATTATTTGGGTAAATTGATATTATCAGGAGATTGGAATATAGATGAACAGGGGTATTTTAGTACTACTGGAGTTTTAAATTTATCTTTTATGAACTTAACTAAGTTACCGTTTAAAATTAAATATGTAGGAGTTGATTTTTATTGTTGCGAGAACAAGTTAACTACTCTTGAGGGGTTAGAGAGTTTAAAGTTTATAGGAAGAAGGTTTGAGTGTCAGATGAACAATTTAACTAATTTTAAGGGTCTAGAGAATTTAGAGTCTGTAGGAGGTAGTTTCTGGTGTTATGATAACAAGTTAATTAGTTTTAAAGGACTAGAAAATCTAAAGTTTGTAGGAGGAGATTTCTTGTGTTATACGAATATGTTAACTAGTCTTAATGGTCTAGAGAGTCTAGAGCAAGCAGGAAGAATTTTTTCTTGTTATGATAATAAGTTACTTTCTACAAAGGTTCCTTTTGAAATTAAAGGAAATTTTACCTTTGATAATGTTAACTTTCCTTATAAATATGAAGATTCAGTAGAATATTTAGTATTATTAAGTGAAAAAGAACAGAAGAAGGTTCTAGAAGATTTAGTAGATTTTGATAGTAGAGCTTATAGAAAATTACTTACTTATGCAAAAGAAAATAATATAAAACTATCTATAGATCAAGAAGAGAGTATCTGGCATCAACATGCTAATGATTTAGAAGATACAGGATTGGAATTTTAAAAAATATATAGTTTATATTAAGAAAAATTAAAATAAAAGTATGAAATTATTTGAAGCAACAATAGGAAACGAAAGATTATCTGGAGGTTCTTTAGCACACTCACAATTAAAATCAATATCAGAATATTCTCAAAAAACTTCTGATTTATTTCAACCACAAGACGATTTACCGGATTGGGTCCAAGTAAAATTGGCAACGATAGAAAAGGACATGCACGATCTATATCATGAATTAGATGCTCAAACTTTTGCACAACTTTCAAGTACTGATTTAGAACCCGTAGCAAGTTTTGATGATATGAAAGGAGGAGAACCTGCAGGTCTTTTATTTGATGATACTGAAGGAGAGCCAGAAAAACCTGAAGAAATTGCTCTTTTAGATGAGCCTAAACCTAAAAAGAAAGAAGAAACTGAAGACGAAGACGAAGTAGAATAAACTTTACTTTATGAAATATTTATTTTTAACAATATTATTATTTTTAACTTTCACTAATTATTCTAGTGCTTCTCGATATGTTTTAAAAATAGACGAATGTTTACATGAAAAGGCATTTGAAATAGCAGAAGGAGAAGTAGGAGTAGTTGAAAAGACGGGAAGAAATGATGGTGAAGTTGAAAAATATTTAAGAGTAGTAGGTTTAGGAAAAGGTTATCCGTATTGCGCAGCAGGAATTTCTTGGTGTTATTTAGAAGCTGCTAAATTTTATGGAAAAACTAAAAGTTTTATTCCTTTTCCAATGACTGCAGGTTCTCAAGTAGTTTATTCTCATGCTAAAAAATATGGAGTAAAAGGAAAAAATAAACCAGAAAAAGGAGATTTTTTTACATATCGTAAGAAGAATTCTTATACTGGGCATACAGGTATTGTAGATACTGTAAAAAAGGCAGGATGGATAGAATCGATAGAATTTAATACTTCTAGTGGAATAGGAGGTTCTCAAAGAGACGGCGGAGGAGTTTATAGAAGAAAAAGAAATTACTTACATCCTTTAGGTAGAATGATGTTTAGAGGGTTTGTTGGTTTTGATAAACAAAAATCTGATTTATGTAAAGATCCTGTTTTGATAACAGAAGCAACGATATATAAATCACACTCGATAAGTAAACGTGATCGTAAGGATGAAACGTTTATAGATAAAATTTATAAATTTTTTATAAAATAAAATGAAAAAAGAAAATAGAATAGTAGAAAGTTTTAGTGAATATTTTAAATTAAATGAATGGGGATATCCTGAAGATGCTGAAGGAGCTCAATATTGGAAAATCGAAGATGGAGAATATTTTTTAGAAGATGCTCCTGATTACGAAAAAGTTTTTCCTTTTGATAAAGATGAAGAAGGAAATTATCCTGAGGATAGAGAATCAGTTCTTGCAGAATTTTTTAATGAATGGGAAGAAGATATTTTTGAAGACGGAGCAACTTTGATTGAATTTGAGGCAGAAGGACATTTAGAAGGATCTGATATGGATAAGATAGTAGTAGATGAAATAGAAGTTAAATTTCCAGAAGAATTTAAAAAATTCATTGAAAAACATCCAGAAAAAAAATCTAAAATGGATGAGATAATGCATCACATTAAAACGACTATAGAAGATGATATTGTATATAATGAATTTTATTCTCACAAAATATTTAGGCATTAATTAAATATGAATCAAAAATATAACAAAATGCAAATATGGACAATAATAGCATTTCTAATAGTGCCATTATTGTCTTCTTTTATTTCTACATACCATATTGTAGGTTTCTTTGATTTAGGAAACTATACGTGGATGGCAGTAGTATTGGCAATTGCCTTTGAATTAGGATCAATTGCTTCTGCATTGTCTATAACAATTTTAGATAAAATTTCTAAATTTGCTGTTTGGACAATGTTTTTTACGTTAATAGCATTTCAAATAATAGGAAATGTTTATTATACTTTTGATTACATTACTTTAGCAGAAAAAAATTACCCAGAGTATTTAGAAAACGCAAAAGTATTTTTAACTTACTTTTATGAATTTGAAACTTTTGATGATTTAAAAATGTTTCTTTCTTTATTAATAGGGGTTCCTATTCCATTAATATCATTAGCATTCTTAAAGACTTTAGTTGATTATGTAAGCAATGTTAAAAAAGAAATTTCTGAGAAAGAAGATAGCAATTCAAATTTTGAGGAATTAATAGATGAAATAGACCTTCCCGAAGAATATTCTGGAGAAGATGAAGAAGAGGACGAAACTCCAGAAGAGGATTTTAGTGACATAGAAGAAGACGTCGAAGACGACACTGAAATTGAAGAAGACGAAGTAGAATTAATAGATCCTTTAGAAGATTTAAAACCTCAAGAAACAGAACCTTTAAGTGAAGCAGATTTTAAAACATTTTTAGATAAGATAGAAATTCCAGAACCTCCTAAAGAAGAATTAAAGAAAGCAGTAGAAAAGGTTAAAAAAGAAAAACCTAAGAAAGAAAAAAAAACTTTAAAGATAGTTAATAGTTCTGGGGCAGTAGAAGAAGTAAATTCTAAACCTCCTGTAAAATTAGGAGAAAATAAAATGTCTGTAGAAGAGTATCAAAGACAAAATAAGCAAATGAAAGAAATGTTGCAAAAACTTTATCCTTCTGCAAAAGGAAAGAAATTTGATGACTCTGAATTAAAGTAAAAAATATATAAATAAAGAATTAAATAAGAAAATGATACAAAAATATAAATTATATGAAAAAGTTATAACTAACAATTCTGAAGAAATTCAAAGCATTGAAGAATTTTCAGATGGTTATAAAGATTTAGTTTTTGAATTAATTCCAATAGAAAATAGAATACGAGCATACGATACTTTAATAGGAAAATATAAATCTAAATCTACTGATTTAGAAGTAGAAGTTACTTTTTATGAAAATGATAATGGAAGTTGGACTATAGAAGCTAATGGTTTTTCTGTAGATACTAATAATAGTTTAGATGTATCTTTTTCTTATGATGAATTTTCAGATATGATTTTTAATTTGAAAACATTGTTTTTAAATTTAGAAGAAAATTCATCTTTATCTGTATGGGTTTGTAAAAATGAATTTGAATTAAATATACCACAAGAAAATGAATAAAGAAAGAATAGTAGAAAGTTATGAAAGCTTTCAACAAATAAATGAATCTTCATATTGGGATGAAAGGGGTAAATATCAAGAAGAATATAAAAAACTTTATGATGAACTCGTTCCTGATCAAGGAGCAGCAGAAACAGTAAAAGGGGAACTTTTAAGAGCAGTTAGTAGATTGTACTATGAAGCTTTTAATAATGGTAATGGAAATGCAGTAATTGAACATTGGAACGAAGAAGATGAAGAGTATGGAGGTCATGCCGGATATGGAGCAGAATACGAAGTAAATTCTTTTTATCAAGAATTTTTAGATTTTATAGAAAGTCATATACCGCAAGCAAAAAATATTTGTAGTGAAATTCACTATATAATCAAAGAATCGGGATGGAAACCTTGGGAAGATATTAGACATGAAGCATACGATGATTTAACTAATATAGTAATGGAATTTATTTTAGATGAAAATAATAAAGAAACTTTAGAGAAAGAATATGTTAAATAAAATTAAAGAAATATATGTAAGTGTTAAAGAGTGGATTTTAGATTCGCCTACAATGTTAAGATGGATAATTTTACTTGGAGCATTTTTTGCTTTAATGCTTTTTGCTGGATTTAAAATAGAAGAATTTAAAGTTACTTTATTGCTTTTATGGTATGCTGTAGTAACTACAATAATTGCATCTAGTATGACTTACTTGTATGGAAAAGTAAATTATCATAAAGCAAAGACAAATCCTACTTTTATAATTGCACAAGTTGCAATTTTTATAGGAACTTATTTGTTTTCAGGATTAGTTATATTAGGAACTTACATCGCACAGTTTAATTAAAATGAAACAAATTTACGAAACGTTTGAACAATACAGTGAAGAAGTTTTACCTGATTTTTTTACATCTAATTCTTTACTGTATGTTAAAGTTAAAACTTCTAAAGGGTATAATAATAAAAAAGTTTCTTGTTATAATACTTACTTTAAGGGGAATGAAATAGATACGAATTTATGTTATGCTACTTTAAAAGAGTTAAAGGAATTTAGTTCAGAGAGAATATTGTCAATACAACAATATAAAAAATATGCTTATTCAGAAGAAGTTACTTTAAACATAGATCTTCCCGAGTATATTCCAGATGTTAGTGAATTATAGAGGTACTAAGTGTTAACTAGAAAAAATTCAAAATTTCCAAATGTTTATAAATTGGAAATTGAATTAAGTCACAAACAATATCATATAGATTATTTTTCTTCATTAAATAAAGTTGATTTATATTTAGAAAAATATCTTGAAACTAATTTTCCTACAGAGGCATTAAGAATAGAAATGTCTAGAATAGGATTAAATGAAAACACAATTTATGGAACATTAGTTGATTCAGGAAAAATAATAGATGATGAATCAGGAATTGAATTTCCAATAAAAATTTATAAACTAAAGATTAAATAAAAATGAGATTGTATGAAGCTTTTGATGGTTATTGGGAAAGTCCGAGAATTAAATTAGAAGATTCTGAAAGTTTTCCAGATTTAATTGAAGGTCCCTATGAAATAATGTGGGTAAAACAAGGAACTAATGTCGCTGTTGATTACATTCCATATTGGAGAGGATATGAAATAGATGAACTTCACAGTTTTAGAACAATAGGAAACTTAAAAAGATATATTAGGGATTACATTTTAGAAGATGTTTGGTATAGAAAATTAAAAGATAAACCTGAAAAAGAATTACCTAATAATGCTTCAATAGAAAATAAAATACATTATTTAGAAATATAAAATTATGAAAAATAGATAATAAAAAACTTTTAATTTCCAAGGTGATATATTAAATAATATGTCACCTTTGTTATTTTATATGAAATCATCACAATTTAACTCAGTATTAAATTTTTATTCTAGATCACTTACTGGGTCTTCTCGGTACACTCCAGAGGTGTTTGATATAAAAGATATATGTAACAACAACAATTAAATAAAAACACCACCAGAGGCACCAGAATGACTTTTATAGGAATCGATTATAGTATAAATTCTACGGCAGTATGTATTTATAAGGAAGGGCAAGAAGAAGAATTTTTTAATTTTCAAAGAGCTCACATACCTAAAAAGTATATGAAAGAGTTTGAAGAGTCTTCTATAGACTTTACCTTTTTAGATAAAATACCTACTAACTTATCTTATGTAGAAGTAGAGAATTTAAAAATAAAGGAGGCTAAAAAGGTGGCATCTTTAATAATAACATTGTTATCTAAATATGGAATAGAAGATGATTTGTATTTAGGAATAGAAGGTTTCTCTTATGGATCTGCAGGGAAGAGAGCTTTAGATCTAGCAGGATTTCAGTATATTTTAAGATCAAGATTAGAAGAGTCTGGGTTTATAAAGAATTGGTTTGTGTTTACTCCTGGAGAGATTAAGAAATTTGCTATTAAAGGAAATGCTTCTAAAGAATTAATGATGCAAACATATTTAGAGGTTGAAGCAGATAATGAGTTAACTAGAGTGATGACTACAGGAGACATATCTTCTCGAAATCCTAAATTCACCAAACCTATTGATGATTTAGTAGATTCATATTTTATTGCACATTACACAAAAAAGATTATAGATGAAAAACTTTTTTGAAAAGTTAAAGTATAATCAACTATAATTTTTCAAACAATATTTTTAAATATAAAGAGGTGTTATAATGGCTAATGCACAAGACCTATTAGACGTATCGGATTATAATTATACAGAAAATAAATCTTCTACGACTAAGTACTATAAACCATCTCCTGATTCAGGAATTAATGGGGTTTATAAAGCAGTAGTAAGGTTTGTTCCTTATGTAAAAAGTAAAGAACATTCTTTAATTACTAAATATGAAACATATCTAAAAGATCCTGAAACAGGAACTGGAAAATATGTAGATTCGTATAGAACAATAAACGAAAAATGTCCTATTCAAGATGCTTTCTTTACTTGTTATCATAGTAAAGATGCTTCTATAGAGCAACACAAAGACGAATTCTCTCAAAGACAACAACATTATGCAAATGTTCAAATTCTTCAGGATCCTAATAAACCAGAAAATGTTGGTAAAATTATGACTTGGAAATTTGGGAAAAAGATTCATGATCAAATTGAAGCAGAGGAGAATCCTGGACCAGGAAAAAGAAAAAGAAAACCTTTTGATGTATTTGAAGGAAGACCTTTTTCAATTGAAATTTATAAAAAAGGAGATTGGCCAAATTATGATAGATGTAAATTTATCAGTGCCGATGATTTAATTGATTGCCCTTCTTATTTAGGTCCTAATGGACAAGAATTAGATGTAAGTAGAGATAATCCTGAAGATGTAAAAGTATATGCAGAATACATCTTAGAAAATTCTCCAGATATTACTGTAAATGCATTTAAACCTTGGGACGACGAAACTAAAGATTATGTAACTAGAGTTATTAATACTCTTTTAAATAATGAAGGAAGCTCTCAAATTAAAGCAAGTATGACAGTAAATGAAGCTACTGCTCCTACTGCTTCTCCGGTATCAGAACCTGAAACAACAACTCCTTTAGATGATGATATTGCAGATGATTTAGAATTGTCAAAAGCTGCTGATACTTCTTCATCAGAAACTATAGATGAAGATGATATATTAGCAAATGTTGATGATATTGATTTAGACGACTTATAAAAAATAGTCTTTTGTGCTCATGCGGACTCCTCGAAAGGGAATGTAACTTAGATTATGTTCCCTTTCTTTTATTAATCATGATTTTAATAATTTCCGCTTTTTCATAATCTTCTTCTTCGACATATTTAGCAAGCATATTTTCTAGATGTTCAATGGAATCGGCGATATTTTTTTCTTGTCTTTCTTTTTCATCTATTTGATATGTCTCCAATAAATCTTCGTAAATATGAATAGGAAGTCCAAGTTTTAAAAGAATTGTAAATATATCAGTCGGTCTACAATCAATGTAAACAGTTTCGTTTGTATTCAAATTAAGTAATTCTAATGAACCTTCCCAAACATCACCATTACTGTAAGTAAGGATCCCACCAACTATTTCAATTCCAAACGCTGTTAAAGATTCAATGTATAAGTCATGAGTATCTAAAACGTTTGAAATAAAAGTTTCAGAATTCATAGCAAGAAATAAATTAGTAGCTTCAATGTCACCAATTTCTATAAGAATAGTTCTTTCATTTTGATATTCTTGAAGTTCTAAATATAATATTCCTGCAATAGATTCTATAAGATTAGGTACAACTATTTTAGTATCTCTATTCACTTTTATTTCTCTTTAGTTTTTGTTTATAAAGTATATATCGGTCAAAAACTTTTTAGTTAGCAGATGATATAGTTATTAAATAAAGAAACAAATTTTACAAATTTAATTGGTACACACACTATGAGTAAAAAAATAACCTTAAACGTGAAAGATCCAAAGGCTCTCCAAGCTTTCTTTTCGAAGTTTACAAGCTTAGGATCGACTGTTTTAGCAGTCATTAATAAGGATTCTATTGAAGTAAGTGGATTTGAAGATGATAGAAGTACTTATAAAAAATCTACTATTTCTTTTAAAGATGTTTTTGAAGAATCTGAAATAGATATTGATCAACCTATATTTATGAGTTTCTTTTCTAAAGTATCTAAAATAATTTCTTATTTGAACAACTATTCTGAAAGTTGTAAATTCATAATTACTTATGATGAATTAACTACTCAATCAATAGTAAATTTAACTTCAGAATGGAATGACAATAGGAACAATGTTTTAGTAGTAGAACACATAACTTTAAAAGATGATAATTTAAGTTTAAAAATGGGCGCTCCTAGATTAAGTATGTCTAAAGCTTCATTTGATATGAATGAAACAAAATTAAATGGTATTCTTGCTGAAACAGAAGATACTCAAATTAAATGTAAATTTGTTTTGAATAAAACTATAAAAAGTAAAATTGCTTCTTTGGTAAAAGGAAAATCTTCTTCAGATAATCTTTCAGATATTTTATCGATTAGTATTTCTGAAGACGATAAAGAAAATTTAAAAGTTTCTATGAAAAATTATTTTGTATATACATTTCCAGTAGAAGAATATTTTTCAGATTTTGAAATATTTACAGATCCTAAATTTTTAGGTTCTATTGATGACGAAGAATATATTTGTCAAGTATATGAAAAACCAAATTTAAATTACACTGTATTTAGTTCTAAAGAATCAAATACTTTTAGTATAACAACATCTAAAACATCAGCATAAAATATGACTCCAGTAGAAAAAATAACAGACGAATATCTAAGCAATTTAAGTACATCTGAATTAAAAGAACTTTTAAATGAGTATGAAACTGAATATGCCATTTTAGATGCAAATCAGATGTCTATAAAGATCTCTATTAATTCAATGTATGGTGTTTTTGCAAGTCCTTATTTCCATTTCTTCAGTTATGCAATTGCATCTACTGTTACTGCGATGGGAAGACATATTACACAATCTACAGAAAAAATGTTCAATAAATATTTTCAAGAAGTATGGCCTAAAGATACTAAACTTCATGAAATTATGGAAGTTTCAGATGTTCAACCTCCAATAAAAAATGTAGCTATTTATTGTGATACAGATTCAGTATATTTTTCATTAGATGAAGTATTTGAAAATTGTACTCTTCCTGAAAAATATTCTGAAGATAAAGAATTTGGAGGAACTCATTTTATTCTAGATATTTGGAATAATAGATTAAATTCTTATCTAAAGAAATTTTTTGATAATTATGCAGCTCATTTTGGCGTAGAAAATTTACATAATTTAGAACTTGAAAAAATCTGTAGATCAGGTATTCTAGCAGCTCCTAAAAAATATGTTCTAGATGTTTCGTGGACAGAAGGTGGAAAAAATGGATTATTCTATAAGAAAAACAAAAAATTTAATTTTACTGGAGGAGAAGTAGTTCAATCATCTACCCCTAAATATGTAAAAAACATTTTAGAAAAAACTATTGTAGATATTCTAAATAGTGAAAGGGGTAAAATAAATATGCCTGAACTATTATCAAAGGTAAAAACAATTAAAGAAGAATACTTCTTACAAGACATTGATGTAATAGCAAAAACAGTAACTGTAAACGATTACGATAAACATATTGTTTCAGATGGAAAAGATTTAATCTTTAACAAAGGAGCAACTTATCAAGCTAAAGGAGCAGCATATTATAATCATCTATTAAATACTACCGAATCTCAGTATAAACAAAAATATCCAATGATAAAATCTAAAGATTCTGTTAAATGGTATTGCGCTGAAATTCCAATTGATAAATGTGATAGATTTGCTTATTTACCAAATATGTTCCCTTATCAATTTGCTCCTGAAATAGACAAAGAAGCTCAATTTGAAAAAAGTTTTCTAGCTCCTTTAAATGCTTATATTCGAGCTTTAGATAAACCGCCAATTGACAATAACTTATTTACATCATCTCCACTATTTTAAAAAATAATAAAAAAGAAATTATGGCTAAAAAGAAAAATGAATCAATGGATTTTGCATCCATTTTAAATAAAGTACAAGATATAGTTCCTTCTGCAAATGTAGTTTCAGAAGATGATACTTTTAAAATTAATAATTGGGTAGATATGGGTAATTATCTACTTAATGCTCAAATGACAGGGTCTATTTATAGAGGCCTTCCTGAAGGGAGAGTGTTACTTCTGGCAGGGGATCCGGGTTGTTTACACCCTGATCAAGAAATAGAAGTTTATATAGGTAAATCTGAAAATTTTAAAGATTTAACAAAGTTATAGAATTTCCAGTTCCAGGTTCACCTGTAATGTGATATATAAAAATAAAACATTATGACAAGCCTGGAACTAAAAAATATATTTGCGCAAAAAGAAATATTGTCAAAAGAAGACTACATCATTGAGATAAACAAAATATTTAGTGATTTAGAAAAAGTTAATTTTGAAAATTTCTACTTAAAATATAAAGAAAAATATTCTACATATTCAAGAAAAAATTCTATTAAGATACTTTTACCTTTAAATATAGATTTAAAGAAACATCATTTAGAATATTGGATTGAAAGAAACTATTCTAAAAAAGAAGCTGAATTATTAGCAAAGAAATATAAAAAAATATTAGATAAAAGTAGATCTAGATTTTGTGTGGAATTTTGGATAAAAAAAGGTTTTTCAGAAGAAGAAGCTAAAGAAGAAATTTCAAAAATACAAGCTAAAAATTCTAAAAAATCTTTAGACAATAGAAGAAAAACCGGTTACGAATGGTCAGTGAAAAAAAGAAAAAAGAAAAAATGGAAAAAAGAAGGCTTTTCAGAAAAAGAGATAGAGAAAAAATGGAAATCTTATATTGAAAAAAATAATAATCTTCATTTAGAATATTATTTAGAAAGAGGTTTTTCAGAAGAAGAAGCCAAAGAAGAAATTTTTAAAACGCAAAGAAAAAGATCTTTAAAAAGGCATTCTAAGAAATATACTAATCCAAAGGAGTATAAAAAAGGAATGAATGTATTTAAAGAATTTTATGAAGCTAAAGGTTTTTCAGAAGAAGAAGCTATTGAAAAATTAAAAGAAAGACAGTCTACTTTTTCTTTAAAATATTGTATAGAAAAATATGGCGAAAAAGAAGGAAATAGAATTTTTAATGAAAGACAGAAAAAATGGCAAAATTCTATGGAACTTTTAGACGAGCATACTAAAAACAAAATTAAAAAAGCGAATGCGAATGCTTCTTTAGAATATCATGTAGAAAAATATGGTGAAAGAGAAGGAACAGAAAAGTTTATTGTAAGACAAGAAAATAGAATGAATTCATTGCGATCGAGTATTAAATCTTTTAATTTTAAGTATGGTTCAAGTAAAGAGTCATATAAAATGTTTAAAGAAATCGAACACTATTTTGCTTCTAAAAAGAAAAAATATAATCTAACATTTTTATATGGAGAAGATGAATATGGAATTTATGGAAATAATAAAATGAATTTTTATGATTTTACTATCCCTGAATTAAATATTTTAGTAGAATATCACGGAACACATGTTCATCCTAACCCAGAATGGAATGAAGAAATTAAAGAAAATTGGGTTCATGCTTTTAATAAAACTAATTATGAAGAAAATTATAATAGAGATCTAGAAAAAAGAAAACTTGCAGAAGAGAAAGGTTTTGTTGTTTATGAATATTATTCAGATCAAAATGAAACTGAATTTATAGAAAAAATTATTAACATTATAGAGAAAAAATATGAATAAAAATGATATACTAAAAGAACTTTTATGTTGGTATGAAGATATTAATGAAATTAATACTTCGTTAAATACTAAATTAAAAAACGATTCTTCTGAAGAATATTATAATACGGTATTCAATATTCATTGTGAAAAAAACACGAAAAAAATAAAAATAAAAGATTTAATAGAAAAGCATAGAGATAAACAAATAATGATTAATTCATTTGATGGTTATCAAGAAATTATAGAATTCTATGAAAAAAGTAAAAGAGATATTTGGGAAGTTTCTACTGAAATAGGAACATTAAAGTGTTCTTTGGATCACATGATAGAAACAAAAGAATATGGATGGAAAAAAGTTTCAGAACTTAAAGTTGGGGATATTGCTCTAACGGTAAAAGGAGAACTTCCATTAATTAAATGCGAAAAAGTAGATGAATCTATAGTATATGATTTTGAAGTAGATCATAAAAATCATAGATATTTTTGTGAAGGATTTTCTAATCATAATACAGGTAAAACATTTTTATCTATGAATGCTGCTAGAGAAGCTCAAAAATCTTTTGATTCAAAAATATTTTGGTTTGATTCTGAAGGCGCAATGGATAATGATACATTAGAAAGAATCGGTGTTGATACTTCTAATGTAGTAATAGTTCCCGTTGAAACAATTCGACAAACGTCTCAGGTTATGCTTAATATTTTAGATTCAATATCGGGAGAAAATTCTTGTGAATATATGTTTGTTCTAGATTCTTTAGGTAACTTGTCTTCTGATAAAGAAACAGAAGATTTGCTTTCAGGAAATAATAAAAGAGACATGACTAAACAACAAGAATTAAAGGCTATGTTTAGAACTTTACTTACTAGATTAAGGGTAAAAAGAGTTCCTATGATAGTTACTTCTCACGTTTATGAAGCAATTGGTTCTTATATTCCAACTAAAATAATTTCAGGTGGATCGGGTGCTAAATTTGGTGCTTCTATTTCATTAATGCTATCTACTAGACAATTGAAAAAAGAAGACGATAAAGATGTAGATACTAAAAAGGTTGATAGTGAAATCAAGAAAACTGGAGTTCTTATCAAATCTAAACAAGAAAAAGCAAGATTCACAAAAGGTGGAATTCCAATTACTCTTCACGTATCTTTTTATAAAGGTATGAATAAGTATGTAGGTTTGCAAGATTATTTAGATTGGGAAAATTGTAAAGTAGCTCCTGGAAAATTAGTAGATGAATATGAAGAATATGAAACCGGTACAGGTAAAATAGCTAGAAGAAAAACTGGAAATACTGTATTTGAACCACACTCTAGTTCTCAAGCTCCTAGAAGTTGGGTGATAGGAAACGGACCAGACGGAGAACCTATTCAAATAAAAACAAAAGAATTTTGGAGATACGCGAAAGAAATATTCACTAAAGAAAATTTAGATTATATTGATTCTAGATTACAAGAAGTATTTATGTTTGCTGAGTATGATGCTGTAGAAGAGATGTTAGCAGAAGAATTAGAAAATGAATCACATTTAAAAGAAACTGTAGTAACTGACGATTCGGACGAAACTTTAGAAGAAGAGTAGGATATAATAAAATTAAAAAGGTGATAAATGCAAGCATACAATTTAGAAAAAATATTTTTTCATGAAATAATTCTTAATCCAGAATATTTATTAAAGGTTGAATCTTCTTTCTTTGATAATTCTGATATTTCAAGATTATATCGATATGCAAAGGCCTTAAAGTTAAAATATCCTGATTCTAAATTAACTACTGAAATGTTAAAGCATGTAGTTAAGGCTAAAAATGAACATGAAATTTTAACTGAAGGAAAAATTGATACTATATGGAATGCTAAAAACGAAGAACATGATAAGGAATGGGTAAATAAAACTTTACAAAGTTGGATTCAAGTAAAGTCTTTAGAAAAATCTTTAGAAGAAGGAATAGAATATTTTAGAGATAAACCCGTTACAATGGAAAATGCTCAACAGGTATGTACCGATACTCTTCAAATAATTAATTCTAAAGGGTTTGTTTCTTTTTATGAATCGACTGCATTAGATATATTTGATACCAAATCTCATTACTATGATGAAGTAGAAGAAAAGAAAAGTTTTGGTGTTGAATTTTGGGATAAAATTTCAAGAGGTGGAATTACTCCCGGTACTGTATGGTGTGGAGTAGGAGAATCTAATATTGGTAAATCTATTTGGTTAAGTGCTTTTGCTAGATGGTTAGTTGATCAAGGACATAACGTTTGTTATATTTCTTGTGAGATGCCAAAACATGAAGTTCTAGAAAGAATTGGATCAAATATGTTTAATGTAAAAATGGGACACTATTTTGAAAAAATGAACGATCCTATTTTTGCAAAAGAAACTATAGCAAAATATAAAAAAGGAAAAGAGACAGAATCTTTAATAGGTGGAGCTAAATTAGGAAAACTATTTATAGAAGATTTTCCAACTAATGGACTAACTGTTCCTGGGTTACAATCTTATTTAGTAGATAAAATAGAAAAAACTCATAATCTTAAATTAGATGTTATTTTAGTTGATTATATTAATATTATGTCTAATTGGAGAAATCCTAATTCAGAAAATACTTATATGAAAATAAAACAAGTAGCAGAAGATTTAAGAGGAATGGCTAAAAACAATCATTGGGGAGTTATTACTGTTACTCAAGCAAAGATAAATGCTTATGGGTCTACTGACTTAAGATTAGAGGATATGGGAGAATCATCGGCTCTAGGACATACAATTGATTTAGGATTTGGTATAATGCAAGATGCAATAATGTATGCTAATAGAAAGTACAATATTAAGATAGTTAAAAATAGATCTTCGGGATATAAGAATTGTTCTCAAGTATTTGACATTGATTATGACTATATGAGAATATCTCAAGACACTTCACAAGAAATGATAACATATTAAAAAGAAAAAATTATGGCAGCAAGAAAAAGAGATAGAGATAAAGTATTTGATAACAATTACAACACTGGAAATCTTGATGATTTTTCAACTGAAGAAATTGTATTAAATGAAAAATATAAGAAAACGTTTCTTAATCAAGAATATAATTCTGACGTAGATCATCGAATCAAAAAATTAAGTGCTGAATTGTATAAGTATGTAGAAGGATCTCCTTTTGAAAAAATACTTACAAATAAGAAATTAATTAAAAGAGCAGTTCCAGAAGTATTAGAATATATTCTTCCTTTCTTAGACGAATATACTACTTATACTTTTGCAGAAAGATTTTTTGTAATTTGTGATTTACTTAATGATGTAAAAGAAACCGTAATATATGAAAATCTTCCTGTAGATTATAAAGATACTGCTTTGAAAGAAATCAAAGACTATTCAAAATTAAAGAAACGAGAAGATTCTACAAGATTGTTTTAAAAAATTAAAACTATATGTCATTTTTAAAGTATAATTATTATGATTAATATAACATTTAAAATATGTACCTTATTAGAAAAGGAATTAAAAGTCCCTACTAAAAATATGAGTGATGAAAAAATTCCTTGTAGATTATCTATTTATACTAAAAGAAAAAGTGAAGAATTTTTAGTTACTAATTTTATAATTTCAGAAGAAGATATAGAAAAGAAAACTTTTAAAACATTAGATGATTTATTAGAAGAATGTAAAAATTTTAAAGTTTTAGCAATTTTTAAATGTTATGAAACAGAAGAAGGAATTTTATTTCATTATTATGGAGTAGAAAAATTTTTTAATCCTTTAGAACAATTTGTTAAATTTTTAAACTAAAAAATAAAGAAGATTAAATATGAAAGAAAAAAGATTTGCCAGTGTAGATTTAAGTAGACAACGATTGACTGAAATACCTGAAAAATATAAAGATTCTATTATTGATGGAGATTTTAATATTTCTAAAAATGAAATTAAAAGTCTTAAAAATAGTCCAAAATTGATTAATGGAAATTTTAATTGCTCACATAATATGTTATTGACCTGTGAGGACGGGCCGAGAATAGTTAAGGGTGATTACTTAGCAAGTAGTAATAATATTCTACTTTTTTATGGAATAGATAGGCCTGATAGAGAATTCGGTTTTACTGGACACGGTCTAACCGGTTGCTTTGATGATCCCATTTTTGATACAGAAAAAAGAACAAAAGAACAATTTGATGATTTTACTATCAGAAGACAAAAACAATATGTAAAAAGTGTTGGTAATGCAGCTTATAATTTTGGTAATACTTTACTGTCATTGAAAAATACTCATTCAGGTATTAAGTATGTAACGGGAATTGAATATCACAACGCCATTAGAAATCTATTCCGTCAAACAATGAATAATACAGCTTATATTTTAGAATTATTAGAAAACTGGGATCCTTTAGCGTTTAAAATATTCGATGAATATTATGACAAATATTGGAATATTAATATTCCTAAAGAAGAGTTATATTTTTTTATATGGGATGGAAAAAACGCTCCATTAAAAATTTCTGGTGATGAAAATTCTATTCAAGTTCTAAATGATAAATTAATGGAACTTTCTGACGAAGAATTTGATCAATGTATGCGTAAAAACTGTCGTAATGTTCAAAGTTATCAATATGATCTTTATTTTCTTAAAAGAGAAAACGGAAAAATTTTTAATTATAATAGCGTTCCTCCAATATATTATCAAAATTTAGAGAATCATTTTAATATTAATTTTTTCGATAATTTATTACAAGAATTAAAAAATAAATAAAAAAATAAAGAAAAAGAGGTCCTTTATGAGTGAAAAAAGATTTCAAATATCTCCAGAAGAAAATATTAAAATTGTTAATGGTAATGTTGATTTAAGCAGACAAAAATTAACAGAAATACCAGAACAATATAAAGATGCTTTAATTATAGGAAATTTTGACGTGTCTTTTAATTATTTAAAAAATCTTAATAATTGTCCAAAATACGTTTTAGGTAGTTTTCATGTTAATCATAATTTTTTAATTACTTTAGAAAATGGACCTATTATAGTTGGTACTGATTATTGGTGTGGCGCTAATAATTTAGTTACGAATTATGGAATGGGTATAATAGGGCAGAATTTACATTTTTATGATAATCCTTTTGAAATGGGACCGCAGAGTCCATGTTCAGAGGAATATGTAAGAGAATGGCAAAAAGAGCATATTGGAACCGATTGGATAAATAATTTCAATAATAAAGTATTAGGAATAAGTTATAGTACATCTGCGGGAAATGATATTAGGTTACGTACTTCTATTGCTGGGGACGAAAGAAATGAATTAATTCGACATTCATTTGAAACAGCATATAATAGTTTTAAAACTCTTCCTAAGGACGAACAAAAAAGAATTTTAGAGTTAACTAGATATTTTCATTTTGATCTTTCTGACAGAATTAAAAAACATGAAGAAACTTTAGAAGAAGATTCTTTAGAAAAAAGATTACAAGAAATATTTAATAAAACTGCTCCCATACAAAATAAAAACGATTTTCCTTTTGGCGGAAAAAAGACTTTTAATGTAACTATGGCAAATCAAAGTAAAATCGTTCCTCTTTTACCAAATGAAAAAGAATTTCCAGAAGAAGTTATTGTAGTAAATAAAATAAACAATCTTCTTAAAAAAATTGATAGTAATAAATTACAAGTTTTTATGAATCTTTACCCAGAATTAAATACTGGAAAATTAGTTGAACTAATAGACGTTCTTAATTTACAGGTAGGGACTTTTAATGAGATAAAAAAACATATTAAGTTTTTTGAAAAATATGGTGAACTAATGCTTGGTAACTGGGGATAATAAGAAATTTTAAATTAAAAATAAAAAGGATATGATTATTAAAGTACAATTAGACGATAAAAGAATAGAAGATTCTCGAATAGGAGAAAAGTTTATATTATTATTTGGTGAATCGTCAGAAAATAGATTAATAGTAAAATTTGTAGGAGCTGCAAGAACTTCCGGAAAATCTATATTTAATATAGAGTTTTATAATGGAGATGAATTTGGTATTTCTAATCAAAAAGAAATACTTGAAAAAATAAAAAAATGTACCAAATTTAATTTATTTTCTTTTAAAAATTCTGAAATTAACGGATCTATGGAATATGTAGAACCTATGATTGAAGGAGGAAGTGTAGGAGCAGAAGCAGAAGCTAAAGACACACAAGATACTGTATATTTTTATGAAAAATATAGTTCATATATTCAACAAGGATATGAATTACATTTTGGTGATGTTGATTTGTCTGGATCGCATTTAACTGAAATTCCAGAAAAATGGAAAAATCAAATTGTTATTGGGGAGTTTAATATTTCTAGAAATGATATTGTTTATTTAAAAAATTGTCCTCTTATTATAGAAGGAGATTTTTTAGCTCATCATAATTTATTACTAACTCTTACTAATGGTCCTAAAATAGTTACGGGTAAATATAATGTCCATGCGAATAGAATTTTTTGTTTAAAGGGAATACCGGAGAATGTGCCTGGTTTTCAAAGATTTGGCGGTCACCCTATAGCAGGTTATCAAATGTGTGGATCTTACGGAGGTTCAGACAAAGATTATGAACAACATCTAGATAATTGTTTTCAGAATCAAGATTATCTTCCAGAATCTGCTAAACTCTTAAATGGAAATAAACTTGTTTCATTTAAAGGATTTCCTAATGAAGTTTCGGAAGAAGAAATTAATTCTAGTAGAGAAGAAGCTTTTAACAAATATTTTATTAAATTATTATCGGAAGAAGAAAGACAATTTATTAGAAGGGAATTAAAAGAATGGGATAAAGATGCTTATCAATGGCTTAAAGGTAAAATAAATTCAGAATATGGAGAACAAGTTGTAGAATACGACCTATTAGCAGAACAAATTGATGAACTTAAGGATTATGTTCAATATTTAAGTGAAGTGTTAGAAATTATACTTAAGTATGTTTCTGTCGAAGAAAAAGAGTTTAATAAAAAAATTAAATCGTTTTTTAAAAATAAAAACAATCAACAAAAATATCCTTATAAGATAGATATTTTAAAAGATTGGGGTAAACAAATGTATGGTCCTCAAGGAGCTGTTCCAGTTGCAACATCAATTAGCGAATATTTTCCTGCTCTAGTACAATTAACAAAAGATATTAATAAATTCATATTAGATGCGCAATTATATCATACTGATTTTTCTAGACAATATCCAAATTTGGATACAAGTAAAGAAATTACTATTAAAGATGTTGCTAATACAAGAATAGGTGACATCGAAGAAATAAAAATGGCTATTGAAAATTTTAAAAATGGGAAAGGTCTTCCTATATTTTATACTGCTTGTTATTAAAATTAAAATAAACTAAAAAATTATAAATAAAAATATGGAAAAAGAATCAAATAAAGAATTTGATGTATATCAAAATGAAGAAACTTTATGGAAATCTTTTAAGGAAAGTATAGAATATCCTTTAAGAACTGATGACATACTATCTCAAATGATAATTAATGAAGAAAACCCGTCTTCTACATTCACTGATAAATTTATTAGTGATCTTAGAATGTGTATTAGTCATTCTATAAGAAATGAAAATTTATTACTAAAAGTTCCTTCTTCTTTTAAAATAGGTTTATCCTCCTTTGATGAAGGATATTTTATAAACTATGAAATTCCAAATGATAATATTATTGATTACTATATTAATATTTTTGATGAATTAAATGAAAAGTGTTTTGTAGTTGTTTACGATCGCAAAGTTTATGTTTATGATAATCTTTCAAATGAAAGAAAAATACATACTTTTTCTTTTTCTAAAGACGGTAAATGGTATTATGATATTTTACATAAAGTAGATAAACTGTCTTTAAGAACTGTTTCAACTTGGTTTCCTAGTAAAGAAAAAATGCATTCTGAAGGGTTTTTAGTAGTTGGATTGTTTCATTTTTTAATTCCACTATCAGATTAAATTTATGAAACTTTGGATGACAACAGATTCTCACTTTGGAGTAAAGAATAATTCTGAAGAATGGTTAGAAATAGCTAGATCTTATTATTATGATTTTTTTATTCCAGAAGTATCAAAAAGAAAAGGACCTACTGATATTTTAGTTCACATGGGAGATGTGTTTGATAGTAGAAATGCTATTAATATTTCTGTTATGTGTTTTGCTAAACATCTTTTTAAAGATTTAGCAGCTTTATTTCCAGAAGGAGTTTATGTCATTTGTGGAAACCATGATACTTACAGAAAAGATACTAATGAAATTAATTCTTTAGTTATTTTAGAAGGAATAAAAAATGTTCATCTTATAGTAAATGAAGAAGAAGTGTTAAGAATTCATGATAAAGATATAGCCCTACTTCCATGGCAACTTAGTTCAAAACACGAAAAAGAAACCTTAAAAGGAATTAAAGATTCAGATTATCTTTTAGCACATACTTCAGTTATAGGAGCTTTGTATTCAGGAACCCGAAGAGTAGAGCATGGAAATAAACCAGAATCTTATGCTGATTTTGGACAAGTTTATACAGGACATATTCATACTTCTCAAAAAATAAAGAATGTTAGATTTAATGGTTCACCTTATGAAATTACTAGAAATGATAGAGGAAATCAAAAATCTATTTGGGGATTTGATATTAAAACTGGAAAAGAAATTCAAATAATAAACACTTTTTCTCCTAAACATTTATCTATTAATTATGATTCTTTATTAGGAAAAGAAGAAGATGAAATTAAAAAAATAATTAAAAATAATTTTGTAGATGTAAATGTAAGTTCTGAAATTAAAGATACGAAAGAATTAGATAATTTTATGGATATGTTATCTAATACACAAAGTAGAGATACTAAAATTAAATTTATAGATAAATCTTTAACTCCAGATTCTATAGATATAGATGTAGATATTTCTAAAATGAAAGAACAGAATAATAGAGAATTAGTTAAAGAATACCTGTCTAAAAAAGGATATAAAGATTCTTTAATAGAAAAATTAGTAGATTATATTGAAATAGAGATGAAAAAATTAGAAGGATAATATGCAAATAGAAGAACTTGAATTTAGAAATATTGGACCGTACGGGAACAATTCACAATCAATTAAATTCGAAAAAACCGGATCTTTAAACCTACTGACAGGAAAAAATGGTCATGGGAAATGCGTTCATCCAGATACTATGATAAGTATAAAGTTTGATGATCCTGAATTAGAAAAGAAATTTAAAGAGTATGCAAATATACAATATTAAAGAGACTTAAGGTCTCTTTTTTTGTGAATATATACTAATATTAAATAGACTAAAAATAAATGAAAAATTATACGGAGTATTCTAAGGACTTAGAATCGAAAAGACATAGTAATAATCATCTTAAAGAAACAAACACCTCTGGGTTCATCTATGAGGACGAAGATGTAGAATCTTTAAACGTAGAAAATGAAATAGGTGGTGATGAAACTGCTACAGCAAATGTAAGTATGGTTACTAGTGTTGCTGAGACATTAACTACTTATGTAGGAATGGGTTTGGTAGCAAAATTTGCTTTTAAGAAATTAGGGGGATGGTTAGTTGGTTCAGCTATATCGAAAGCAGGAGCCGCTGCTGTTGCTAAATCTTCTTTTGCTGTTGGAACTACTGCAGCAGCCGCAGGAGCAGCTAAAGTAAGTATTTTTACAAAGGCTCTTTCTGCATTAGGTGTAAAATCTGCTGTTGCTGCAACTTCTGCTGGAACTACTACTGGTTTATGGGGAGCAGGATTTTGGACAGGTATAGGAAGATCTTTATTGATGGGAGGAAAAGCCATTCTTAGTTTCTTTACAACTGCTGCAGGGGTAACTGTATTAGCGGCAGCCGCGGTTGTATGGGGATTCTTCTATCTTAGAGGAAATCCAGACATGTACGAGATTAAAGAAATCTGGGAAAATGGAAAACATAAAAAGAGTACTAGTAAAACAAAGATAAAAAATATTTATAAATCTGTTGCTGGAGGTTTATTTGCTTCTAAAACAGCAGGACTTTCTTTTTTAGGAAAATTAAATGATAGTTTTAAAGGAGAAGGAAAGTTTACCATAAGAATTGCAGACGATCAAAAATCTCTTAAGTATGTAGAAGAGTACATGAAAGGAATAGAGAAATTAGGAGAGTCTATAACTGAATCTTCTTTGATGAATGAAATTTTAGCAGGAGATTCTAAAGAAGATTGGATAGATGAAGTATTTGATCAATATGCAGGATTTAATGTTTCAGGAAGAAAAGATATAGAAGATTATACTTCTATGAAAGCTTATGTTTCTAAGTATATGTTAGAAAATGACGATGATGAAAAAAATCCTTATAAGATGTCGGTAGCAGAAGAATCAGAAGGATGGTATGATACTTTCTTTGATAATTTTATTCCTGGGATGAATACTATTGGATGGGCTTCTTGGATGCTTTCAGAAGAATATTTAAATCAAGCAAATAGTACTCACAATATTACCAATAGAAAATGGTTACATCAGGTAATACGTTCTTATTGGAATAATAGAGTTGATAATTTAGATGCTTCGAATTTTGGAATTCAAGAATTTCAAAAATATTGTAAAATCATTTTAGGAAATGATTCTCTTTTAACTGATATTGGATTTTTAAGACAATTAGAATATGGTGTTTTAAATGAAGATGGTAAGTATACAACTAAAGGGTCATTTGAAGATTTACTTAAACAAGTAGGACCGTTTGTTACTAAATTTTTAAAGGCAAACGCTGCTTCAGATAAAAAAGTTCCTGTTACAAATGTTACTTTAGCATTTGCTACATTTTGGGCTTCTTATGCTCTAATGGCTTCTATATGGGAAGGCTCGATTACTTACTTAGCTTTAATGCAACTTATATATGGAATAGAAGAAGGATCTAAGAAACATGATGTACTTAAAAAATTTAGTATAGATGATGAATACGAATCGGGAGAAAAAGTAGATCAAACAAATAACAATTCTAAAGGAGGTGTTAAAGGATCACAGGATTATGGAGACATCTCACCAGAAATACATCAAAAAAATGCAGATATAGTTATAAATAAATTTAAAGAACTTGAAGGCCTAGATCAATTCCGTGGCTAAATAAAACTATTTTTGTTGTTTTCATATTGAATCTCTACTAATTAATTTTAGTAGAGATTTTTTTATTTAAAAAATTTTTCTTATATTACAACACATTCAATTAACAATTAAGAAAAATTTTAAAGGAGTAACGTATCGATGAGTTTAAAATCAGCAAGAAAAAAGTATTTAGATACAGGGGAAGTTTCTGAAGAAGTTTTCAACGAATTAAAAAAGAATGATCCTTCTAAAACGTTTAAATATATCGAAGCAATGTGTGACTACTATTTAACTAAATCTCCAGATCTCGGTTATCCACAAGCATTTAAACAGAATCATAGGATTAAATTTATAAGTAAAATTATCTACCATTGGGAAAGATTTAGAAAAAAAGGTTATATTAAAGAAGATATTAATCAATTAAATTTTAATGAATGTGTAGAGATAGTTTTAGAGACCGGATATGAATTTAATATTAAATTTATGGAAAAAAAGGACACTAGAAAATATCATGAAACTGTTATTGTAGATAACGATAAATTCAAAATTGTAGTTCCGCATACAGATATGGGTTCTATAAAATACGGATCAGGAACTAGATGGTGTACTGCTGCAAAAAGATCCAATAGATTCAATGAATATCAAAACGCAGGTCATTTTTTCTATTACGTTCACTTTAAAGATTTAGATACTCATCCTAATAATCCTGAATTAAATTCAAATTATTATAAAACTGCTATAGATATAGATATTGAAGAGGATGAAATTAGATTTTGGGATGTTAATGACAATAAAATTTTAACTTGTTACAGTATAGATTTAGAAGAACCTGCAAAAGAGGTTAGAAAGGATTTACAAGAATTTATTGAACGTCATTATTCTCTAGAATTCCAAAAAGTTTATGTTCCTATAATTAAATATTTAACTTTCAATAGACGTTTTTTAAGTAAAAAATATATTCAACAAAATAATTTGGCAACGCTTTTACCTAATAATGGAGGATATATTTTCAATGATGATGGAACATTAGATAAATTTTATGGAGATTGTGATTTAAATTCATATATTGAAGAGAAAGGAGAAAATTGTATAAAAATAAAGAATTTTATAGGAGATGGTTTATATTTAAATAATTTGAAGATAAATGATTTATCTAACTATATTGAAAACGTTGAATGTTATAAAATAGAAGCTAACAATTTAGATTTAAATAAATGGTCTAGTTTTCCAAAAGGAAGTACTTATTATATTGATTTAACTAATAGCAAAATTAAAAATTTATATCATTTAAAAGATATTTCTTACTTTAAAATAAATTTGAATTGGAGTCAAATAAAATCTTTAAAGCTTATTAGTAAAAATGTTTTAAGTATACACGCAAATGGAGTACCTTTAGAAAAAATAGATTGTAAATTACCAAATAAAATGGATGAGATTGTATTAGAAAATAATAATTTAAAATCTTTGAAAAATTTACCTGATAATGTAGGAGAAGTTTATTTACGAAATAATAATATTCAGGATTTAAAGTATTTGCCACTAAAATTTGATACTATATTTTTAGATGACAATGAAATTAAAGAAATTCCTGAAAATTTAATGTCTCATCAGTTTAATAGATTATATTTACACAGAAATAAAATTAAAATTAATGATATTTTTATTGAAGATTTAGTGTTAAATAATAAAAGAGGATCTTGGCAATGAGTTTAAAATCTGCTAGAGAAAAATATTTAAAAACAAAAAAAGTTTCTAAAGAAGTTTTCAATAAACTAAAAGAACTAGATCCTTCTAAAAGCTATAAGTATCTTGAAGCTATGTGTGATATGTATGAAAATTATTATTTTTACATAAATGAAGATGACCACTACCCGGAAAAGTTTTTAACTCTATATAAAATAAAATGGGTAGAAAGATTAATTTATCATTGGGATAGGTTTAGAAAAAAGGGTTACATTAAAGAAGATATAAATCAACTTTCTGCTGATACAATTAGAACTATTTTAGTTCGAGTATTTGAAAAATATAATATTAAATTTATAGAAAAAAATGACACTCGAAAATATAAAAAAACTATTCTAGAAAACAATGATGATATACAAGTAGTTATTCCTCACACAGATACTGCTTCTATAAAATACGGGTACGGAACTCAATGGTGTACAGCAGGAACAGAAGATAACAGATTTAATCAATATCAAAATTCTAATTGTGTTTTATATTATTTCTATTTTAAATATTTAGATAGGCATCCAGACGATCCATCTTCAAATAGTAATTTGTATAAATTAGCAGCAGAAGTTAGTAGAGAAGAACAATATATTAAATTTTGGGATGTTGAAGATTCAAATGTTTATGTAATACATTGGGAAAATACAAAAAACACTGAAGAAAATCTAGAAGAAATTTATAAAAAAATAGCAATATGGAAATCTTTAGATCCTCCACATAGAGCAGATTTTCATGATATAATTAAACTTGCAGTATCTTATATAGATTTTTCAGAAAAATATTTTGATGAAAAATATAAAGAACAAAATAGCAAATACGACAAAGAAATAATTGACGAAGTAGGAAGTTATAGAGTATTTAATGATGATGGAACATTAGATGTATTTGGATATAATAATTATATTCCAACAGACTACCCTATTAAAATTAAAAATTGTTTTTGTAGAAGTTTATTTATAAGGGAAATTTATTTTGAAAATTTAAATATTGAAAATATAACTTCTGTATATTTATACGGAGGTAATTTAAAAATAGATAATTGGAAATCTTTTTCTAACGGATTAATATATGATCTGGATTTACATGATTCTGATATTGACGATTTAAAACATATTTCAAATATTTCATATTGGAAATTAGACGTTTCAAATACTAAAATTAAAACACTTTTAAATTTAAATACTCAGCATTTGGAAATATTTAACGGAAGTTCTAATGAAATAAATGAAATAGAAGTAGTATTTCCAGAAAAAATGAAAGAAATTAATTTAAGTAAATGTAAAATAAAAAAGATTAAAGGGTTACCTAAAAAAATGAATTTACTAAATTTAGTAGATAATGAAATTGAAAAAATAGAAAATCTTCCTCAATGGACAAGAAGAATATTGTTAATGGAAAATAATATTAAGTCTTTACCCGAAAATCTTTCGAATAGTAATTTTGAATCGTTAAATCTTTCTTACAACAAAATAGTTATAAACGATATAGATGTTTCTGAACTTTCATTGTCCAACCCTAGAACTGCAGAAGAAACGTTAATTTTACCAAATAGTAAAAAAATTATAGTAAATTCGGGTATTACACTTAGTGAAAGTACTTGCGACAGAGCCGGGGTACCATTTTAAATAGGAGAATAAAATGAGTTTAAAAACTGCTAAAGAAAAATATTTACTTAAGAAAAAAATAAACAAAAAACTTTTTAATAAACTTAAAGAAGCGGATCCTTCTAAAAGCTACAAGTATCTTGAAGCTATGTGTAAATTTTATTTACAAAACGATTTTACAGAACACGACATTCCTAAACTTGCAAGATACATTTATCATTGGAATAGATTTAGAAAAAAGAAATACATTAAAGAAGATATTAATCAGTTAAATTTTAATGAATTTAACCGTATCTTAACTGAAGTAGGAATGAAATATAATGATAAAATTTTAAAAACTTTAGATTCGCATACTTCTGAAACTGTAATAGTAGACAATGAAAAATTAAAAATTGTAGTTCCTCATACAAAATATGCATCTATTAAACATGGCGCAGGAACCAAGTGGTGTACGTCTGCAAAGAACAGTAACAGATTTCGTGAATATAGAAATTCTTCTAGTGTTTTGTATTATGTCCACTTTAAAGATTTAGACGATTTTCCAGATAAACCTATGCATAATGATTCTCAATATAAAACTGCATATTTAGTAGATTATGAAGAAAATTTAGTTGAACTTTGGGACGCAGACGATTCTCTACTATATTCTTTTCGTTTTGAAAACGAAGAAAAAGCAAAGGAAACATTAAAAGAATTTAATGCGAATCATGTAGAAGCTTTGAGATTAATTGATTATAAAAATGAAGAGTTTATAAAAGATAAATACTTTACTCTAAGTCCTAAAATTTCTTTTATTGAAAAACTACAAAGTTATTATACTCAATTAGTATATGTATTTAATGATGACAAAACAATTGACATTTTTGAAAGAGCAGAAGAAATGTCAGATATTATAAGTTCTATTTATATGTCTTCTTTTCCTATAAAAATAAAATATCTTTTTGGAAGTCGCTCAAATTTAATTGTTCATGATAAAGAATTTTATGATAATTTACCAGAGTTCGTTTATTTAAAAACAGAATTAAGATTTGTGAACTATATGCCCTCTAACACTCACAATTTTTCTGTGAAGTTGCCTAAAGGAAGAGTAAGAGAGTTTTGTATTATACACGGAAATATTTCACATATAGATTATACTGATTTAGAAATTACTTCAAAAATATTTCTAAAACATACCGAAATTAAATCATTAAAAAATATCCCGTTAAATATCAAAGCTTTGACAGTAAATTACAATAACTTGAAACAAATAGATTTACCTAGAGGAAATAAAATATGTTACTTAAATTTAGAAGATAATAATATAACTAAAATAGAAAATCTAAATGATAAAATGGATAATCTTATTTTAGCAAATAATAAAATAACTAAAGTTGAAAATTTGCCTTCATATTGTGTTAATATAGATTTAAAAAGAAATCCAATAAAAGAAATTTCTGATTTATCTAAGAATGGTTTTGAAGATTTAGAAATAGAATCTTCAGCCAATTTTAAAATGAACGGAGCATTTATTAGAAGTGTTCGTTTATCTAATCCTCGTCAAAAAGAAACGGAAAAAATAAATGAAGAAATAGAAGAATCGATAGAAGAAGATTTATCTTTATCAGGAGGGTATACTACTATATGGGGTAAAAAACCTGTCTATGCAGTACAAAATGAAGATTATGAAATAGAAATAATTGAAGTAGATGAAAATATACCATTTTAAATAGGAGAATGAAATGAGTTTAAAATTAGCTAGAAAAAAATATGTAGAAACCGGAAAGATTAATAAAGAAGAATTTAATAAGTTAAAAGAAGCGGTTCCTTTTAAAGCATATAAATATATGATATTTATTTGTGAACTTTATTTACACCAATATTCTCATTTTTATATAAAATTTATTACTAAATCTATGTATAATTTAGATAAAAGAAATAAGTATAACATGTATAATCCATACCAAGAATTTTCTATCCATAAAATGTGTACTGATGTTGAAGCAATTACAAATAGATTTATACGAAATAGTGAAGACGTAAAATCACACGAATTGATTCTTAGAGATGATGAAGAATGGAAAATAGTAGTTCCGTTAAATAAAACATCTTCGATAAAATACGGCTATGGAGCTAAATGGTGTACTGCAGCAACTGAAAGTAAAAATTATTTCTACTATCATGTATATCCTAATGGAACTTTATACTATTTTCAAAATAAAAAATTATCACCGAATGCTAAAAGATATAAAATGGCAGTTCATTCTAATAGTAACGGAATAACTATTTGGGATGCGCCTAATGATCAGATATATTCTGAATATACAAAAAACAAATTAAGCAAATTATTACCACAAGAATATCAAAATTTTCCAATTCTTAATAAAGAGTTCGAAGAAATATCGTCATTTAGTGGGGTCGACATTCTTATTGATGTAGATGAAATAAAAATAACTAAAAATATAGACAGCACTTATGATTTACATAACTTTTATATTAGAAATCAAAGAGATGATTTTTTTAAAAATTTAAAAATTAAAAATATTCATGGCGAATGTCATTTTTTTAGTAAAACGTTGAAAGATTTAAATATACTTTCTTCTGTAGAATTTATTAATGAAATTGAAATCCATTCAAATAATTTAGAAACTTTAGAAGGACTTCCTTCTAATAATAGATTGATTATTAGAGGAGGGGTTGGATATGAAAGAGTAAATGAAAATCCTTTTTCTTTTAAAGGAATTCCTAAAAAATTAAAAAACTTGAAGATTGAAAGTTTAGATAAAATAGACTACATAGATTATATGCCTGATATTATTACTGGTGAATTATTTTTAGAAAGAAACTCAGCTAATTACACATTAAATTTTAAACAATTTCCTTCTAAAATTAATACTTTCCGTATCGGTTTTGGACATAATAAAATTAAAATTAACCCAAAAATTGAAATTGATTTAGAAAATTTAATTATTCATAGCTGTTTAAGAATAGACAATGATAAAAATTTATTAGATAATATCAATATTCAAACGTTAAAACATATTCAAATTAAAGACATTCCAACGATGACAATACTTGAATTTTTATCAACTCTCCCGTCTAGTTGTGTTGTTGAAATAAATTTCACTATTAATGAGACGGGTAGCATTGGAGAAATAGTATATCTAAAAAGAAAACTAGATGAATTAAAAGCACAAGTACATTTTAATATTTTGGGTTTTGATATGGACCAATTAGAAAATATGGTAGAAGAAAGAACTGAACTTCTGGAATCTTTGTAATAGAAAACTTTTCACTTATTTTTAAGTATAATAAATATGAAAAATTTAAAAGAAACATTTAAACAAATAATTCACTTCAATGAAAGTGATGAACACTTAAACTTATTTTTAGACGAATTAGTATTTCAATATTCTCAACCTTGGAGAAAATATCACAATGTAGATCATGTTTTTTCTTTATTAGATTCTATTACAACAGAAATAGAAAACGATTTATCTGAAAAAGAAATGCTTTTACTTAAAACTGGTATTTTATTTCATGATGTCATTTATGTTCCAGGATCTTCGGTAAATGAAGAAGCTTCTGCAGATTTTGCAAATACTTTTTTATTAAGAGCTGGATGGTCATTTGAAGATGTGTTAACAATTAAAGGATTGATAAAATCGACTAGTTTCAATCCTACATTAAATCACCCAAAACATTATTATGTAAAGCCATATTTACTTGCAGAAATAATTCAAGATTTAGATCTTTTAGGATTTTCTTATGATGAAGAAGAATTCATTTTAAATCAAGAAAAAGTATTTAATGAACTTCAAATATTGAAACATGAAAAATCAACTCCAAATACTTTCTATGAAACTATAGTAGAAGCAATGGAAAAGGGCGGAAGATTATATAAAACAAAATACTTTGAGCATTTAAATATTAAAGCTTTAGAAAATTTACAACAATTAGTTAAAAAGAATAATGGAAATAATATTTAGAAGTTTTTGGACCTTTGCTGGTACAGTTATTCTATTAATGATTGTATTGGATTTTATATTAGATGTGATTAAAGAATTTAAAAAGGATAAAAAATGAAAGTTAAAGAAGTTTTTGATAATATTACATTTCCAATAACTCTTTATGATAAAAATAAAAATGTAATTTATCATGAAGAAGAAAATGGACAATTTATAATAATGATTTATGATAGTTCAAATAGATTAATATATCAAGAAATGTCAAGTGGTTATTTTAAAGAATGTGAATATGATAATGAAGGAAACTTAATATATTTTAAAAATCCTAACGGAATTAAATTTGACAATAGACCGGATTTTAAAAAGAAATTTAAAATAAAAACATATTCAATAAAAAATAATTCTAATGAAGGTCTTACTGCAAGAGATCCAAATTTACAAAATGGGGAACATAGAGAAGTACAATTAGAAGATCTTTTTATAGAAATTCCAGATCCTATTTTATTTTATGATAAACAAGAAAATAAAATTTATTATCAAGACAAGAAAGGTTTTTATTGGAAATCAGAATATGACGAAAATTCAAATCAAGTTTATTATAATGATAAATACAATAGATGGTGGAAAAAAGAATATGATTCACAATCTAGAGTGATTAAAGAAGTAACTCCTACTGGAGAACAATATTATGAATACGATAATTAAGTAAAAGAAAATGAAAGTTAATTTAATAGTAGACACAAACAATTTATTCTATCAAAATGCTGATGTAAAATATTATGCAAATAGAGTAGGGCATAAATTTCCAACGACTGAGAAAAAATTAGGTTCTCCTGAAGCATTAGAAATATTTAAGGAAAGTATCAATGTTTCATTTAGAACTATATGTCAAAACTTTTCTAAAATTGATCAAGTATATTTTGTTCAAGATTCTTCTTCTTGGAGAAAACAAGTTGATATTCACGGAGAAAAATCTTATAAAGCAAATAGAGAAGATTCACATGATGACATGGATTGGAATGCCTGGACAACAGGAATAGATTGGATGATTTCTTCTGAACCTCATTATACAAATATTAGAATGAAAGGTTTTGAGGCAGATGATTTAGTATGTTTATTAAATAGAAGATTGCTTGAAGAAGATCCTACATGTGTTAATATTATTCTTTCTTCAGATGGAGATTTTCAACAGCTACTTCAACCTAGAACTTTAATTTATCATCCAGTAAGAAATCATATAAAGCTTTTAATGTCTGAAGATTTTACTTTAGAAGATATTAAAATTTTAGAAGAAAAAGAACCTGCTATTTTAGAAGCAGCAACAGAAACTTCTAATGATGATCCATTTTCTATATTTGACGTTTCAGATATTAGTATAACAGATTCTAATTCCGATGTTCCTTTACATAAAATATTGCAAAGCTCTTTAGATATTCATAATATAGATAGTCAAGAAAAAATCTGTACTAAAATTTTAAAAGGAGACGATAAAGATAATGTTCCTTCTTCTTTTCATTGGAATAATAAAAATGGAAATCCTACAAGAGTAACTGATAGATATGTAAAAAAGATATTTGAAAAGTTTAAAGAACAGAATCTTCCAATTCATATTAAAAGTATTTTAAAAAATATTGAAATTATTAAAGACACTTTAGAATATGAAATCAATAAATCAAATTCTAAAAAAGATACTTACATAACCGTTCCTTTAGAAGAACTAAAACATAATATCTTTTTAAACTTTAAACTTCTTTATTTATCAAGACAAACGTTTCCTAAAGATTTAGTAAGTAAATTTGATCAAGCATTTGAAGATTTAAAAGAAGGAAAAGGATTATTTTCTAAGATACAACCTACACTAGTAGATTCTTCAAATGAGGAGTTATTTTAAATGAAAAAAGAATCTTCTATAATAGCAACTATACCTTATGAAGAAGTTTGTTTTAAATGGGTAAGTCACCATTGGGATATTAATTTGAATGGAATATGTATCTATGAAAACGAATTATGTGAATTTGAAACATTTTTTGTTTATGATAAAGATGAAGAGGACGAAGAACTTCAAGGAGATTATGATGCCTTTGTTCGTATTTACAAATTAAACTTTTTACAAAAACTTAAGTGGCTTTGGAGAAAAAGAAAATTTGAACTTTGCGTCGGTTACTATTGGTCATACAAAGATGGTGAACGATTAAATAAAAAATTCAAACATAAGAAAAAATCGCTTTCTAGTAGATTTTATAAATGGTATTATTATTAAAATATAGGAATAAAAATGGGTGTAGATTATTCAGCGTATTATGGAATAGGAATTCAAGTAGATAAAGAAGATGAAATATCTATAGATTCTTTTTTAGAAGATGAAGTAGAAAATGAAGAATATTCATTTTTTGAAACTGGGTCTGCTTCTTATGGTGGAGATGCCGAATATTATGTTATTATTAAAGATCCATTTAAAAACGGTTTAAATAATTTAGAAAAACAAAAAGAAACACTTCTATATTATTTAGATAGTAAAGGATTGACTACAATTGGAGAATTTGGTGTTGTAGGTGGTTTACTTATAGATTAACCGTTTTCTGGTAAAGGAAGATTAGTTACTACTTTATCATCAGCATCAGTAACAATAAATGTCTTAGGCCATTCGGTTCTAGTAAGAATTAATCTTTGTTGAATTACTGGAGGATTTCCATCAGAAGGTCCTACATAATCTAAATGAAATCCTTTCAATACATAAAATCCTGAAATAAATTCATTTAAAATATAAGGATATGTAGTACTTACCTTTTCATCGCTTTTAAGAGCATTATATTCTCCTCCAATAGATCTTAATTTTTTAGCAGTATCTCCATATTCATACCAAAGAATAGGTAAAATCATATACCTATGTAAATTGAAGTTGACTTGATCTAAAGTAACTTGAATAGAAAATTTATCTATTTCTTTTAAATTATGTTCGTTATGAAGTTGTGCTTGATAATAAAAAGGATGTACGTTATGTTCTGGTAAAGAATAAGAAATACCTGACCATATATGTCTAGTATTTTCTTTCCATTTATCATTAAATACATTTCCCTTTAAAGATAAATAATTTTCTTCTGATCCTTTTGAAGTTATTGCTTCATTTAAAAGTTCTACTTTTTCATCTAATGTAAAATCATAAAAATGAGAATATTTTTGATAACCTTCTTCTAACGAAATTCTTGAAGATTCATTTAAAATTCCTAGACTAGTAATCGTAGCTTCTTTAATACTTGAATATTTCCAATTGTGTAAAACTATAGGAGATTCGAATTCCAATTCTTCTTCTATAACTTTAGAAGCAGTATTATCTTTAGCTTGGATAAAATCTCTTAATTTATAAAGACCTACATTTACTTTCTTTTCTTTTTCATTTGATAACTGATCAAAGACATTTATAAAGTTTAAATTATAGTACATGTCTATAAAAGAATCATAAAAAGATCTTTCGTTTTTCCATGCATGTTTTTTAATTTCTTCTAAATAAGTATCAAACGGTTGATTAGCACATAACCAATTTTGTTTATCAGAAGTTTCAATTTCATTTGTAGAAAAACCAAGTTTCATTTCTTTTGATAGTTTGATCAAAGTATTTAAAGAAGTATCTTCTTCAAAGAAACTTGAATCATTAAATAGTTTAGGAATATTGACTACTCCAAATAAAACAAAAGAAGAATCCTTTTCATTTTTAATGTCAGTAATTATGAAATCTATTCTTAAAGGTTTAAAATCTTCTATAGTTGATCTATAGAATAAAGTAATGATGTCTCCGTCTTTAGGAAGTCCAAAGTTTACAAATTCATCAAACTTAGGTTGAATTCTTAATTTTATAGTAGGATATTTGTCTGCTAAATTTACAGTACAAATTTCTATAGATGTAGGAAGAATAGAAAATCCATTTATGTTAATGAAAAAATTATGTAGACCTACTAACTTTTCAAAATTTACTCCCTTGTTATTAATATTAGTATATGCTTCTCCATCAGCTTCAGAATAAACATATTCATTTTTATTCTTTACTTTTAGATCTTCTAATAAAATTTCAGGTCTATGTATATTTCTTATTGTCATTTATCTAACTATTCTATTTTTCATTAATGAATTGAGTAATTCTGCTTTAGTTAATGTTTTTTCTCCGCATGATGTTTTAGTATCAGCAACAGAAGTTCCTAAAATAACCGTTCCATTAGGAGTAACAGTAACTTCTTTTTTGTTCTTATCTGAAAAATTAGGAGGTAGTAAATTTTCAGTGTCAGAATTATTTCCACTTTGTAAATTTTTAGAAGCTTCTAATTGTTTTTCTTCTTCTAATCTACTGTACTTATTTTTAAATGCTTCAAAAGAAGTATTAGAAGTTCTTTCTTTAGTAAAAGGATTATATTGTTCTATTATTTGTTTCTTAATTCTATCTTTAGAAGATTCTATTTCAGGTCGCATTTCCTTTCTTTTTGCTTCTGTATAAAATAAAGACTCTATGTCAGAAATTTCAGGAATTGCTAAATACATTCCTTCTTTAATAGAAAATGGATTTGAAATTCTATTATATTTTAAAATATGATATTCGTCATTTATATTATAAGAATAAACTAAAGAAAATAAATCTCCTCTAGCTTCCATTTGACTAGTAACATAACCTACATCATCTATTCTCGCAGACTCTATTCTAGATTCATAAGAAGGCTCAAAGAAATCGTACATTTCAATTCCATTCTTAATTATTAAAGGTTTTTCGTCTAATATCTTTTCCATTTTTCTTTTTTATATTTTAAAATTCTAATCCGGTATCATCTAATATTTCTGCCTTTTTTCTCCATTCAAGCTCTTCTTCAGTATGTAATCCTGAAATATTTAATCTTTTTTTCCAAGAATACTCCTTTAACATTTGATAGGCTTCAGGATCCCAAGATTCTAGATCTCCTATAATTTTCTTTTGTTCTTCTTCACTTAAAGAAGCTAAATGTTTTACAGAATCTTCATAATTGTAAGGGGAACTACTAGGCAAATCTCCTTTAAAATAAATAGTTCCTTTCACTTCAAATGGAACTTTTTTAGAAAGTAATTTATTATTAAAACAACCAAAATTATTTCCTATGTATTTGAGATTTTCGAGTCCTTTTAACATTGTCAACTTATTATCGTAACAACTAAAAGATCCTCCTACATATTTAAGATTTTTTAAATTTTCTAAAGTAGTTAATTGATTACCATCTGCCATAAAAAAATCACCTATAAATTCTAAATTTTCTAAACCTTTAAGATCCGTTAAATTGTTTTCGGAAATACTTAAAATTTTTCCTATTGATTTAATTTTAAAAGGTAATTTTATTAATTCCATTCTATGCAACCACAAAGATCCAGGAGTACTAAAATATCCTTCATTGTCTACATTCCACTGAATACTATCTTGAAATCTACGTATTCTATCATTACTTATTTGTCCTATTACATTTTTATTTATCCACTCTTTTACCTCTTCAGGATCTTCTAAAGGAAATCTCGATTGATCAAATTCTTTACTTTCGTTTAAAAACTCTTTATATGTTTTAAATTCTTTATTCATATTTTTATTTATTATCTTTTATTCTCCCGGTCTTCTAGGACCAATAAATAAATCTTGTGGAGCAGGATCTGCGTCTGTAATAGTTCCATCATCATTTTGGTTTATTCTTCCAGCAGGATCATTATCCAAAAGACCTGTATCGTTTCCTGTATTTCTAGTAGAAAACCCATAATCCCAAGGTTCTTCACTTTGATTATTGTTTAAAGGAGTATAAAATCTTCCTTGTCCTAAGTTAAACATTGACATAATATCTCCAATATCTCTATCTCTACCATGTTTTAAAGTAACCGTAAATTTAACAGAAGTTGGAAAATCATCTGGACCTAAAGTTTCTCCTATTTCCATACTCATTCCTGTACAGACTAAATTTCCTATCATCATAGCAGGATTCATAGGATTTCCTACTGTTACGTGCCATTCTCCTACAGGCTCTCCTGTAGTTAATGGATTAATTCTCATTATCTTTTCGTTTATTCTTTGAATGTCATATCCTTCCTGGAATAATCCAGAAGTAACTACTGTTTTCAATAACGATCCATCCTTATTAATATTATTTTCTATAGCGTCAACTAATTGACCACTTGCTTTTGATAATAAAGCAACAAATCCAGAAGCCTTAGAAAATATATCAGATAAAGCAGTTTCTGAAGTACCTCCTCCAGTACTTGGCGCTCCAGAATCATCAAAGTTTCCATCTCCGAAAGTTAATGTTCCAGAAGTATCTTGTCTATTTTCACCTGCTTTAGGAGTCTTTGGATCTGTTGGAACTTCAAAACCTCCAGCATCGATTATCTCTTTAATTGTTTTATAGCTTTCGCTTCCTATTTCTCCAGCATCTTTAATAAATCTTTGAACTAAATCAGTCCCATAATCTTTAGCAATTCCTTTATATGCTTTAAAAATTTCTGAATAATTTACTTCTCCTTCCCCTACTCCAGTAGCCATTTTTTCTAATTGTTCTACTAAAGTTTCTGGATATGGAAGTTCTGTTGGTTGTCTATGAAACCTATAATCTCCTCCATAAAAAGATCCATTATTATATGTTAATGCATGCATATTATTCATAATATCTATCATTAACAATTTACTGTTCATTGTTCCTATTTGAGCAGCTTCATATTCAAAATTAATATCAATTGTACCTGCATCAAATTTTAGTCCTCTTGCTCTTCTCATAGTTCTGGTAACTACATTGATAGGACCATAAATTCTATTTTGCCATCCATTCGAAAATGGATCATTTTCTTTAGACTGAGTTTTAACTAATTCTAAAAGACTTTTTTTATCTCCATCTTCTAACTGTTTTTGTAACCCATATCCTTTAATAATTCTTGCTAAAGTGTCTGAATTAGTAGCTCCTGATATTTTATCTACTATAGCAGATCCATCAATAGGATTGTCTAAAAAACTAGAAGCTCCGTTTTGAATCCCATCTTTATTAATTTCAGGATTTCCTAAATCAGAATTTACATCTTCCCAGTTTGCTCCTACTGTCCAATTAGTAAAACTTCCTAAAGTATTTCCTGTTCCTTCTCCATAATAAGTAATTGCTCTAGCAGAATCAGAAGTAATATAATCATCAGGATCATACCTATTTTTCTTTAAAATTGCTTTTAATCTTTCTTTTCCTGCAATAACTCCATTATCTAAAACAGGCAATTTAAATCTTCTAAGAGTTATCATTTTATTATTTGGAATCCTCCCCCACCATTTACAAGCAGCGAAGTCTTTCCATTCATATTCTAAGTTTCCTATTCCATTTACTGTATTTCCAGAAGCAGTAGCGTCATTAATTGTTTTAGCATTTGACTTTCCTATATTTCCTCTGTCTATGGCACCTTTAGAAGTAGTTTGTAAATCACTTAAATTTGTATTTCCAGTATCTACAGTTTCTCCATCTTCGGTTATATTTCCACTTGTTCCATCAGAAGCTTGTATCTGAGACTGTGGATCAAATGTGCTGCTTTGTGGAGTATTTTTTCTAAGAGTCTTAGACCATTCAATAATATTCTTAGTCGTAGGATTTTGCCACTTTTCTATATCAGTATTTAATCCTTTTGTAGCTGTTTGTTTTTTTCCTTCTCCTACAAAATCATTCTTAACATTTCCAGAACTTCCGTCTAGATAAGATCCTCCATAAGAAATAAAAGCATATTTATTCATCCATGATTCTGTAGCCTTTTTCTTAGGCTTAATAAAATCATTATTTGTATTAAATATTCCAGCTTTATCTCTAAAATATTCAAATTCTTTTTCTACAGAACTTTCTACATCTCTAGGATTTGTTGCTGCTGGATCGGCTGGAGCACTAGAAGGTGGACCATCATTATTTGCAGAACCTGGCTTATCAGATTGAACAATTAAAGGATTTTTAATATTTTCTCCGTTAATAGGAGGTGTAGTAACTGCCATTATATACTAAGATTGAATTATAATTTATATATTTTATCTAAAACTTTATCACTTATACAGTGTATAATAAATAAAAACAAAGGATTTAATGGAAACAAAGTTATTATGTTGTGTAATGTTTAAGAATGAAGAAGAAATTCTTAAACGTTGTTTAGATTCAGTAAAAGATATAGTAGATGGTTATCTTTTAGTAGATACTGGATCTACTGATAATTCTTTAGAAATAGCTAATCAATATGAGCATGCTTATGTTAAAGAAATAGAATTTCAAGATTTTGTTACTACTAAAAATGAAGTCCTTGACTTTGCAGAAAAGATGCCATATACTCATATTTTATGGATGGATGCAGATGAATATATTTTAGAAGAAGATGTAGAATCTTTTCAAAAAGCATATAATATTTTTAAGCAAACCAAATATGAAGTTTTAATTACTTCTATACATGACTTTCACAATGAGGTAACTGGATCTATTTATGATAGACCTAGGATATGGAAAAATATAGAATCAATTAAATTCCATGGACCATCTATTCATGAATATATTCCTTATGGAGAAGAAAATTCTTTATCATTTAAAGATTTAGAAGTTTATCACCAACATAAAACAGAAGGAAAAAATAAAAAAGAAACATTTGAATTTTATTTAGATCTTTTACATAAATACGAAAACAATAATCCAAACGGTCCTTATTTTAGAAGATGTTTATTCTATATTGCTAGAACTTATTTTGATAGTAGAGATTGGGAAAAGTGTATAGAGTACACAATAAAATATAGAAAAAAATCAGAAGAAGATCAATATATTTTTAGAGAAGAATATTGGTATAGTTTATTAGATGAAGGAAAGTCTTTGAAGATGTTAGGAAGATTAGATGAGTCAGAAGAAGTATTTAAAAGAGCAATTTCTTTTTTAAGTAATAGAGCAGAAGCATATCATGAACTTGCTTTACTTTATTATTATAATATGAAAAATCCTTTTGATGCAATTACCTTTTTAGAAGCTGCTAAAGATCTTCCATTTCCTCATGACAATATCTTATTCATAAATAGGTTTTGTTACAATCATAAAATATTAGATCTTCTAGGAATTTGTTATGCTGAGACATTATACTTTTCTAAAGCTGTTCAAACTTATGAAAAGCTTCTAGAAGCACCAGATTTTAAAGAATATTGTCAAGATGATAGAATAATCAACAATCTAGAATTCTTTAAAGGTAATGCACAGATTAAGCCTGAAAGGTATTCTATAAATAACTATTTTGATGAAGTTTACCTTATCAACTTAGAAAGAAGAAAAGATAGATTAACTAGAGCAACTAAAAAATTAAATGAAGCTGGAATAAGTTTTAAAAGAATGAAAGCTTATGATGGTCAATTGTTAAAAGAATTTGTAGATGAAACTATTCTAGTTAGAAGAACTCCTGGATATTTAGGATGTTTACTTTCTCATTTAGAAGTAATAAAAACTGCTTATAATGAAGGTCATGAAAAGATTTTAATTTTAGAAGATGATATTATTATTCATAGAAAAGTAAATGAAGAATTTGAAAGAATAATGAATAGCATGGTAGTTGAAAATAAAACTGAATGGGACTTATTTTATCTAGGTGGAGGAATGTGTACTGGAAGTTTTGAATTACCAGAAACTTATATTGATTCTTATCCAATAAATGATGAAACTAGAAATGTTAGAATTTGGGAAGCATCACATGTGTGGTCAGGACATGCTTATTGTTTAAGTAGAAAACTTATGAAATGGATTATTGATTATTATGAAGAAAACGGTTATCAATATGAATTAGATAGAGTTCTAGCAGCATTAGTACAAAGAAATGAAAACTTTAAATGTTATATGTCTTTTCCTCAGTTGTTCATGCAACACGATACAATTTCAGATAATTCTGAAGATGGAAATCACATGACAAATTATATGGACAAATTTTTAAATAAACAATATTCAATTCCAGAATATTATAAATAAAGGAGAATTAAATGATAGAAGTAAAATATTCTAAAAAATTAAAGAAAGCAGCTGAAGGTTATTTGGTTAAATGCTTTGAAAATAATAAACTTGGTACAGAAGCACATCCAAATTTAATTGCTGCTTCAATGGGAATTCTACAAGGAGTAGGTTGGTTTCAAGATGTACATGATAATTCTAAATTAGATGCTTTTTTAGATAGTCTTCAAATAGAATATCCAGAAGATATAGAGGAAGAAGTAGAAGAAAAGAATAATAATAAAGGAAAGAAGAAATAAAATAAAAAAGAGGACCTAAATTAATTTTTAAGTCCTCTTTTATTTTATAACAAATTAATTTTATTTTGTAGACGTTTGTAATTCCTTTTCTATTACGTCTAAAATAAATTGTATTCTTGTTCGTGCATCTGAAAGGTATTTTCTTAATAGTGAATCGTCTAATGCAATTTCTGATTTACTTAATGCCTCATCTATTAAATCAGAAACTTCATCTATTTGACTTCTTGTTCCTAATGCTTTAATTTCTTCATTTACTTTTTCATTTTGAAATTCATCAAAGCTTTCTATTATTTTATTTTCTTTATTCATATTTTTATTTTCCGCATATAAATATTCTATTGGAATATTTAAAAAGTAATTTATATCCGATTCTTCTTTTATATGAAGAGTTTCACCGGTTTGATCATTTTTAATTAACAAATCGACAATCCAGCTGTTTATTTTCTTTGTATTTGGATTATGATCTTTTGTTCTTTTATGGTTATTATATTGAATATTGCATAAATTATAAAATTCTGAAAAAAACATATTTTTAAATACATATTCTTTTTCTTGTGTTATTTTAGATTTTTGTCCTCCATAGTCACGTATGTAAGTAATAACTCCAGAATATGTATCCGTTTTTGAAAATTGTTTGTAATTATTCATTTGTTTTGTTCTTTATATTTTAAATTTTAATTTAATCCCATTGGAGGAAATAACGGTTCAATATCATCATCCTCTTCTTCGTCATAATCTTCTTCTTGGAATAAATCAGGATGCTTAGATTTTAATTCATCTAATTTAGATTTAATAGTATCTCCAGCAATCGGGAATCCCATCATAGCAATTACAGCATTTGATATTAACTCTTTACCGTCATATTCTACTACTGTAGTATCTACCCAAGTACCCATTAATAAAACATAAATTCCTTTTGAATTTACTTTAAATTCAAATTCACCTACATTTCGATCATTAATAGAAACTTTACAAGTATAAAATTCTGACCATCCATTATGTTTTTGATATTCTAAATCTACAGAAATTCCTGCTACTACTTCTAGTTCTTCTTGTACATAGTCTAAAAGTTTATCTAAATACTTTAAATCTTCAGTAGGTCTTTTTCTTTTATCATCTGACTCTTTAAAATTATAACTATTTCTAGCATCATTTTCATTTAAAGATTCTCCAATAAGTTCTCTTCCTGCTTTTTCTACTTCCCATGAAGCTCTTCCTGCTTCTGTTTCTGGAGAAATAGTTTGAACTTTCTTCATCTTTTTATTTTCTGTATCTATTTCATAAATATCAGAAACAAATTTATTTTCTTTCAAATATGTAAATGCTTTAAAAGTTTTATCTCCAGAAGAAAAGTCTTTTTCTACAGATTCTGTAATTTTACCTAATTTAATGTTTGATTTTTTAAAATCAAAATCACTAATAAGTTTATCTATTTTATTTTCTTTTTTAGTAGAAACATTTTTATTTTCGTTTAATCTATCTGAAAAAGATTGTGTATATTTTCTTTTCATAGTTCTATTTTTTATTGTTCATTTTATTTATATATTTTAATGTTTTATTGTAGGCTTCAGGATCCCAGTCTTTTAATTTTTCTAAAGCTCTTTCTTGTTCTTCCTTTGTTAATTTCAAAAATTCTTCAATTCCTGTTTTTAAATTAAATCCGCTTCCTGTATAATTATGTATAATATCCTGTATTTCTATTTTTGTTTTAGGAGAAATTATAGGATTTTTATGTAGATTTATATTTTCTATAATTTTAATTGAAGATGGAAATTTTAAAATTGTTAATTTATTTTTAATTATAGAAATACTAAATATTTTTTCATTTTTTAATCCTTCTAAACCGTTAAAATTTTCAATTTGATTGTTTGAACAATATAACATAAATAATTTTTCTAATTTTTCTAAACCTTTAAAATCTTTTAAATAATTTGTTTGTACGTTCAGAGTATAAAGAGATTTAATTTTCCCTAACCCCTTTAAATTTGTTAACTTATTATTAGGTAAAGACAAGTCTTCCACCTCTGTTAAGCTTTTAAGATGTTCTAAAGTATATAATTGGTTGTACCCTAAATTAAGATATGTTGCTTGTTGTAAGTTTTCTAATCCTTTTAAATTTGTAATGTTTAAATGTCTTATAGTAAGATATTTATGTATATGTGTTAACTGTTTAAGATCTTCTAAAGAAGTTAAATTTTCACATCCTTCTAAAATAAATGAAATTGCAACTTTTAAATGTTGAAGCATTTTAAGATTTGTTAATTTATCATCATTTAATATTTTTATAGTTCCTTCTACAGCTTCTAAATAAATATTTTCTTTTTCTAAAAAATCAAATACTTCTTTACTTAAATGAAGATCTCCTTTATAGTAGTATAACCCATTTTCTAATTTTTTTAAATTATTTTTCTCTATCCCAAATTTTTCAAATTGATTCAATTCAATACTTAAATTCCTAGGTCTAAAGGTATTTGCTGGAATATATTTAAACAATTCTTTTGGAATTTCTTCAAATGACATAGAATAATCTGTTGCATCAAATACGTTAGAATTTCCGTTTGGATAAATAGCTACAGCAATTTGATGTAAACTGTCTTCTTTAGATTTTCTTTTGTCTAAAATATAGTAAAGAGTAACATCATCTCTGTATCGATACTCTTTAAAACGGTTTTGCGATCTGGTAGCAGCCGTACACCATCTAGTTCCTTGACCATATTTACAAGAAGCTTCTTCTGTATCTGGAACAACTACTCTAAAATATTCATTATCAAGAATAACCTGTATTCCCTCTTCTTTTTCTTTCTGATATTCTTTAGTTTCTAGTTTAGTTGACCCTTGATCTATTTCCTTTTTGAAATCTTCATAACTTAATCTTTGAATATCTTTATTTTTAATTAAATTTCTAGAAGATAATTTGTCAAATTCTTTTATTTGCTTTTCTAAAGCTTCTACATCAACTTTATGTTCTAAGTGATATTCGATCATTTTTTCTACATATTTAAATGATGAACTTGGATCTATAGAAACTAATTTATCAAAAGTTTCTTTATCTATTTTATCTGTTTCTAAGAACCTTCTTTTAGCAGTTGCTTTAGATTCATTTAAAAATTCTGTATATCCTTTTACTATTTTATTCATTTCATTTTCAGTTGATTTCCTTAATAATATATATTTTCAGTAAACTTTTAAATATTTTTAAAGTATAATTAATAAAAGGAGTTGCGAAAAAACTATGGATAATCTTGATAACATGAGAAAAAAGGTAGAAGAACATATTGAAAAAACTATGCATGTTTCTTCTGATGAAAGAGTAAAAAGATTAGAAACATGTTTTAGTTGTCCATATTTTATTAAATCTAATTCAAGATGCGGTAAATGTGGATGTGATATGAAAATAAAAACAAAGTTCAAAAAATTTAAGTGTCCTGATGGAAAATTTTAAAAGTATTTTAAAAAATCCTACATTTCATAGAGTAGGTTTAATAGCTATAATTGTAATTATTTTATTAATGCTTTTTGATAGCAATAAACAGATTAAAATTAATCAAAGAATACACGAGCAAAACGAAAAAGCTTTGAAAGATTCTACAATTAAATGGAAAACAAAATGGAATACTGAATATTCTGAAAATTATGTTCTTTTACAAACAACTGATTCTTTAAGTGATTGGTCTCAAAGATTGCAAAATCAAGTAGATTCATTAAAGCTTGCTAGACCTGATACAGAAGTTATTTTTGCTCAAGAAGCAGATGTTTCAATTACAGGTTTAACAGGAGATTCTACAAATACTCAAATGACTTATAATGATGGAAAAGGTAAATTCTCTTGGTTCTTTGATAAACAAGAACAAGGGTTAAGTAGATATTTAAGTGGAGAAACTGATTATTCTGTAGAAGTAAGTGGAGATAATGTAGTTATTTTTCCAGGAAAAACGTATATAACTAGAGATGATTACAATATAGAAATATTTATGCTTACTACAATGAATGATGATAATAGCATTTCTGTTATAGCAACTTCTCCAAATGAAAATGTAAGCATAGATCAAGTAAAAAGTGTTATTGATCCTTTAGTAGTAGAAAAATTTGTTGACAAATACATTCCTAGAGAAAATAAAGATGTTGAAATTAACTGGGGAATTCAGGCAGGTATAGGAGTAAATCCTTTTCCAGGACAAGAAAATACTACAGGTCCAATATTTTATTTAGGATTAGGAGTTCAATACGAATTAGGAAATATTTTAGAGTTTGATTTTAAAGACTTAAGCCCATTTTAATATGAAAGATAAAAATAAATTTGTAAATTTTGATGAAGATCAAATAAAAGAATTAGAAGAAAGAGAAAAACAACTTGGTGTAAATCAAGACGTAAATGAAAAACCTTCAGAAGAACCTGAAGAAGAGCAAGAAGAAACGAAACCTTCGGAAAAGAAACTTTTTGTAGAAGAACCTAAAGATAATAATGTAGGTTACATAGAATTAAATAAAGAAATAATTCCTTCTGCTGTAATGTTTTACCCTGAAAATTCTACATTTAGAATTAGAGGAGGACAAACAACTGAAATAAGAACGTTTTCTTCTTATGCACAAAAAGATGCATATACTATAAACCAATCTATAAATGGAATACTAAATCCTACAGTAAAATATTCAGTAGGACCAAAACAATATAGTACTAATTATATGTTAGAAATGGATAAAATCTTTTTCTTATTAGCAGTAAGAGATTTAACTTTTTATCATATTCCAAATAAAATAAAAAATCCTTCTAGTTGTCCTAAATGTGGACAAGCCTGTGGAATAGAAATATTTACAAGCAATACAGTATTTTTTGAAGAAGACCAGAATTTATCTAATTTTTACAATGCTTCTAAAAGATGTTATAGTTTTAATTTTAATGATGGAGAAACTTTAGAAATTAAACCTCCTATGATTTTAACTACAAGCGTTATAGAAAATTATATTTCTACTAAAAGAAGAAAAGGAAATAAAGTAGAAGTTGATATTTTAGAAAATATTAAATATCTAAATCTTGATTGGGAAAATATGACTGAAGATAGATTAGATAATCAAATTCTAGAAACATATAAATGGTCAACTGAAAAATATTCTTTATTTTTAAAAGTTATAGAAGATTTTAAAAAGCAAATGGTAAATAAGACAATAGATAATTGTAAATCCTGCGGTGCCGAGGTCACCGTACCCTTTCAGTTTCCCTCAGGACTTTTATCCATCTTCCTTGTTTCTGATCCGTACAGATTCGCTAAATAAGGTAATGTCTAAATTAATATTTGAAAGATTTCCAATAAGTCTTTCAGATGTAGATTCTATTGATTATTTTAGATTTGAAGAAATTTTAGAAAACTTAGTAGAATTTAGTAAAGAACAAAAGAAAAAGAAACAACAACCAATTGATCCTACATTAAGGAAAGATATATAGATTATGAAAGAAACTTCGAATAAAGAACTATTAAAAGAAGAATTAGGTAACGTAGATCATATTGTTGAATCTGCAGAAGAAGTAGCTGAAGAGGTTCAAAAACAATTTGCTTTAGATCCTGAAAATTTAGATTTAGAAAAAATTAATGAAAAATTTTCAAGCGAAGAAGGAAAAAAAGAACTTGAAAGAATGCTTACTAAAAATTTAAAGGACGGAGACCCTCAAAAATTAATTCAATCTTTTTCTAATCTTATGAATGGTACTAAAAAAGGAGTTAAATCAAAATATTTAAGAAAAAAGAAACGTAAAAAGAAAAAATGAATAACTTTATAAATTTAGAAGAAAGACAAAAACAATATTCTGAATCTGTTGAAAACTTAAAAATGATTTTTGAATCATCTCAAGATGAACAAAGTCATTTAGTAGAAAATTGTAAATGGATAGTAGAATCAAAAGATCAACTTTACAAATACGATACAGGAAAAGGAAAAACTTTAGTATTTGGAGGAGGTAACGTAGCTCTAATTTCAAATACTTTATTAGAAAAAGAATCTATTAATGAAGATTCTGGTTTTTGGAATGATCTTTGGGGAGCAGTTAAAGAATTACCTAGTTATGCAGCAGGTGCAGCTGGACATATTGTAGATAATTTAAAAGCTATTGGAAGAGGAAATGCTTCTGGAGTTCTTTTAAGTGTTGGCGCTCTTTGTGAATTTTTTGCTCTTGCTTCTAGTTTTCTACCAGTTTTAAAACCAGTAAGTATTACTTTAGCTCTTCTTGGAGGAGTAGGATTACTTGCAGGTGGAATTTTTGAATGTTTAGAAGCTTCTAAAGATATGGGTTCTTTAGAGGAAACTGCTAAAAGATTCGACGGTTCTGGTGGAGAAGAAAATATTCAAAAATTAGGTGATATTGAATTTGATTCTAATAAAGCAAAGAAAACTAAGATAGATGGAGTTCTTGCCGTAAAAGATATTAAATCAGGAAAACAATATGGAGTAGTAAGAAAAGAAGATGGAAGCTATGAATTTTATAAAGGAGCAAATGAATCTTTATTATTAGAAGCTGACAAAGGATTAGGACATCCTATTGATGTATTTTCAAACGGTACGATGCACGCCTTGATGGGGGTGGTAAGTATTACTGTTGCTCCATTTGGTTTACTTGGTGGCCCAGGATATAAGAAAGCTGCTGAAACTGTAGCAAGACAAGTTTCAATGTCTTTAAAAGAAGTTTTTAGTAAAATAATGGTTGGAATAGCTCAAAGAAGTTTTAAAAAGGCTTTTATGATTTCTATTAATAAACATGCTACTATACATTTTGGTCAACATTTTCTAGCTGCAATGTTAGTTTATTTTACAGGCAAAAATTTAGGTAAAAAATCAGTAACTGGATTAGAAAAAGGAAAAGCTTATTCTATTTTAGATTTTCTTACTGGATTAGAAAATATTGTTAAAAGTATTTCTGCTAAATTAAGTAATGCTACTTCGCAAATGAAAGAAAAAGTAATGTCTACTATGGGAGGATATGTAGATGGAATTGATAATTTAATAGAAGAAGTATTTTCTGCAATTGAAATATTTCCTCAAACTTTATTAAAATTAGTAGGAGCGATAGTTAAGTATATTAAAAATATAGTTGAAATGATTCCTGCGTATCAAGAGCTTTTTGCAAAACAACAAGAAGCAGAAGAATTTGAAAAACTTGTAGGATTAGCTAAAAAAGAAACTGAAGCAGAATTACAACAAATTAATAAAAAAGTAAAAGATTTAGGTATTATAGATTCTAGTGGAAAACCTTCCCGAGAATTTACAGGACCTGGAGAATTTAAAGGTACTACTATGGCACAATCATCAACAGCAACAAATCAAAAATACATAGTTCCCGATAGTATGTTAGAAGAATCTACAATATCATCTTTTAGAAATTTCAGAGAAAATAAAAAAGATGTTATGAACGAAAGTAATCAAAATAAAAGATTTAAAAATTTTACGGAGTATAATAAAATGAATGAAGGAATTTCAGATTGGACAAGAGAAGCTTTTAAACAGGTACAATCTTATTTTAATGGGTTACAAATAAAAGTTATTTCAAAATACAAATTTTCTCAAAAACAGTTAAAAGAAATTTTAAATGGTTCAATATCACCAGATGTAATTAAATTAGCTCCTCCTGCAGATATCGCAAAAATTGAAGCTGCTATCCCAAAATTAGAAGCAGAAATAGATTCTAAAAAAATTAAAACGTTCAAACAGCTTGTAAATAGATTTGCAGATGAAACTGGCTTAGGAATATTAAATAAAATAAAATAAAATAATTTTTCGTGAAAGATTTTTATTTTAAAGGAAATAATGATATTACATTTGACTCTACAAGAGTAGATGAAAGAGATGAATTAGAGCAACTTCTATCACAATTGAAGATGCTCTTTTTCACAAATCAAGGTGATGTCTTAAAGGCAATTTCTCTGGGGCTTAATCTTGAACGCTTGATATTTGAGACGAATTACAATAAATATACTATTTTGAATAACATTAAATATCAGACTGGACAATTTTTAGTTTATGATGATTCTAAGTTTGATATAGATTATGAATTACAGTTCTTTCAAGCTCAAGTAAGAGATATAGCATTATTAACGGTTTATATTAATGGACAAAGATATTTAGATGTAGGTGTAAAATAAAAAAATATGATTATAAAATACACAGATTATAAATTAAACGAAGATACTTTTAATTGGAGAAAGGTTGCAAAATCTGATCAAGAAAAGTTAGTGCAATTAAATAAGAACATCTTACTTAGTAAATTAATTGAAGCAGGGATAACAGATCCTAAAGCACAAGCTAACATTTTAGCACAAATAAAGCATGAATCCGGTTTTATTCCTAAAAGAGAATTAACTAATTATTCTGCTGAAAGATTAATGGAACTTTGGGGCCCTAAAGAACAGCAAAAGAGTAAAAGAAAAAATGCAGTTAAATTTCCTACTATTCAACATGCACAAGCAGCTATAAAAAAAGGACCAGAATATTTATTTGGAGTTCTTTATGGAAAAAGAAAAGATTTAGGAAATGACAAATTTGAAGATGGTTATAAATATAGAGGAGGTGGCTTAATTCAACTTACAGGAAAACACAATTATACTAAAGCATCTAAGCAATTAGGAGTTGATTTAGTAAATAATCCTGAGTTAGCAGCTGATCCTGAATATGCTTTTGATATAGCAGTAAAATATTTTGAAAGAGCTAAAAAAGAAAGACTTACTGATATAGATTATGTAAATAGAGTTGTAGGTTTTGGAACAGGAGAATCAGAAGGGACTGCTAGAAAAAGATCTGCTAAAAGATTAGAAAATGAGATAAGAAAAGGAAAAATTAAACCTTTAAAAGATGTAGAAAAAACTATAGCTACTTTAGCTACTACATTAAAAGGATCTGCTAATTTAGCTTCTGTTAAAAAAGAAGAGATTTTAGGAAATACAAATCAACAAAAAACTATAACTTTAGCATCTGCTCCAGAACCTGAAAAAGATCCTTATATTAAATTTGATCCTGAAAAGGTAGAAATGCAATCTTTAGATTATTTTAAAAGTTTAGATCCTAACAAATTTGGTTCTGCTTAATCACAACAACCTTCGCATGTTTTAGTTAATCTAATCCATCCTTCTTCTATCATAATATACCAGAAAGGATTTTTTCTTCCTATCCAATTTTCATCAGAAAGAACGTGACCCCATCTATATGCTTGCCCTGCTCTAACATTATCTATTATCCCAGTTCCAGTAGCATCAAAATCAATAAGATCAGGACGAATAGGAAGTAAAGGTTCGTATACTTTTTTAAATTGTTCTTGATAGCCTGTTCTTTCATCTGCAGAAAGTACACCCCAAGGCCAATATTTTTCAGGCATGGTATCTGATTCATTTATAATTGCAGGGTCAGATCCATTTTTAGTTGGTTGTATAGAAGAAATACCTGGCATTGTAAATCCAGTATCATGTTCTAAAGGATGCCCGCTAGGAGAATCTGGTAAAGCTTTAAGATAAATAGAAATTTCTTTTTGTTTATCCATATCTACATGAGTAAATCCTTCCAATTCATAAACAAAATCATCTGTTAATTCAGTAACATTTCCTATAGTAACGTTTGCATAATCCATTTTAGGAACAGATTTAGTTACTTTTTCTATACTTACTAAAATTTCATATTTTGTTTTATACGTAGTTCCATTATAAAATGTATCAGTATCTTCAATGTTACCTACATCATAATTAATAACTGTTCCTACATCTACATCTAAAGTAACTGAAGTAGGATTTTCTACGACTTCTATTAAACTATAACTAACTTTACGAAGTTTTTTCCATTCACCATTTATAAAAGCTCTTTGTACAATTTCAACATCTCCTGTTGGAGAAGCATATTGATTTTCTAAACAGTTACTGAAAAATCTATCAGGTTCATCTAACCTATATTTTAAAGGAATGTCTGCTGTATTATATTGATCTCCTTTTAGTTGTGATTTTTTAGAAAGAATAATATCGCCAGGATTATCAAAATCATTTGTAGTTACTTCAAATAATCCTTCACTTACAGAACCTGAAGTAAAACTGTAGTTAAATTGTTTATAAACTACTTCAGTTTCTTCCATATCAGAAGATATTAAATGAGGATGCATTCCTTCCCATTGAGTAGGCGAGCATTCCTTATAATAAAGATATTTACCATTTTCATAATTTGAATCCCAATAGTCTTTATATTTAATTACTGGCTGAGGATATTTTCCTTCTGACCAAACTATAGGTTTTTGTGTTTGACTATCTTCATTAAATATTCCAGTTTCTAATCTAAGCTTAGTCATTCCTAAATATTTTGCTCCTGCCTGTTCTTTCATAGCACTATAAAATCTATACGTATTCCATAGCTTAGTTCTATTTTCAGTATTATCTACTTCTTCTCCCGATTCTAACCAATGATCTGCACAAGTATCTCCATCTTCTGGCCAACCAAAAAATACTAAAGGACGAAGTCTTAGTCTATATTCTACGTTCCAGATACCACAATCTTTAAATTTAAAAGTATTGTCTTTGTCTTTTTTTCCATTCGATCCACATATAGGAAATTTAATTTTCCAAAAAGGATCTTTTAATTCGTCATAACAAATAGCATCTTGATTTATTGGCCAACTTAATACTGAAGAATCATATTGTAATTCTTTTCCATAATTAGGATTAGTTACATAAATAATTGTCCAATAAAAAGAATTTGCTGGAAATGAACCTCCAAACGTATAATCAAAACTATCTAAATATGTTACAGCTTCTTCTATAGTATCGTGCCAAGGATCAAACCCCGGACCATTAGATAAAAATTTAGTTGCTAAAGAGGCTACTAAAGCAGTAGAATTGTAATCTGTTTCCATGTCCTCATAAGATGTAAAATAATCAGCACCAGCTACATCCGCATAATCATCTACAGGAACATAATATTTTATCCATTGGTCACTATCTACCCCGAATTGGTATGTTTTAGGACGTTCAATTTTTCTATAAATAGTCTCGCAACTACAATCTTTACAAGGAGAATCTTTCATAAACTATATATTAAGGATATATAAGTTATATGAAAATTTTAGATCCTATAGTAATAACGTATTTAAAGGAAGATGTATTTCCTGTAATGAAATATCCTTTAGAACAAGTTTCTGATATACTTTTGGAAGACACTTTAGATTATGATGATCAAACAATAGTAATAAAGAAATTTGTAGATAATTTAGAAGTGTATACACATTCCGATTTAGGAACTTCGGACGCCAATGTATTAGTAGATTTTTCTTCAAACATATTCGTAAATTATTTTGTTGCTAATGTAAATACTACTCCTGAATATCTTTTATGTTTTACTTTTAATGGAGATAAAATTGATTTAACAGTACCATTAGAAAATTATACACCATAATGAATAAAGAATTTAAGACATATAAAGAATTTATAAATGAAAAAGTATCAACATCAATCCCATGGGATGCTATTGAATTAATTAAAAAAGACGTTGCTAGATCTAAAGATTTTATTCAATCTAAAGTAACTTCTTTAGAGGAGCTTGCTGAATATTTAACAATGGTAACTAAAAAATATGACGTAGTATTTCATACTTACAAAGATTTTCCAGAATTAGAAGGAAGTCCAGCATTTCATAATTCTAAAGATGAACAAGTACATATTTTACTACAGCCAGATGTTCTTTCTATAAAAGAAAATGATACTAAATGGGATAATTGGATGTCTAGATTAGAAGATTCTTTAGTTCATGAAATGACACATCAACAAGATTCTTTAAATCCTAAAAGACCTTTTATGGAAGGCTCTGATTTAGAAGATGATATTAAATATTTTTCTACTTTTGAAGAAATAAGAGCTTATGCAAATGAACAAATGAATAAGTTCCAAAATCAATTGAAGTGGAATAAAGAAAAAATAGAAAGAACTTTACAAGAAGTAGAACCTGTAGATCATGTTAAAGGTCAAATATGGAATGTTTATTTAAAATTATTTAAAGGAACAGATACTTTTGAATGGTTTTTAAAATGTTGTTATGAATACTTAGACAGGTACGTAAAACAATAGAAATATATACTATACTAAAAGAAATAAAAACAAATAAGAATGCAACATCTTAATGAAGGTAAAAAACAAGCAGAACAAAGATTTGTAGAAACTGGAAGAATCAACAGTTCTACTTTTACACAGCTTTTATCTGCAGATCCAACAAATAATAAAAAATATATTGAGAAAATGTGTGACTTCTTTCTTCAAATGAAAGATCATGAAAATTATTCTCAAATCATGGAACTGGAAAGAATAATGGCTCTTAGTCATTTAATAGAAGAGTTTCACGAAAAAACAAATAGAAATATAATAAGTGGAAACGATAAAGACATTCAAAGATATTCTGAAATAGATGACTTTGAAAAAGTTATTATAGATGCTAGAGGAAAGATTTCTAATACACAAAAGAAGAAAAAAGAAATTTCTGAAAATAGTGTAATGGTTTATGATGACGATGCTTGGAGATGTCATTTAGTATTTAATTGGACAGGAGCAAAAAAGATAGGATCAGGAACTAAATGGTGTATTACGTTTTTAACTCCAGTACACTGGAACGATTATTTTTGGAGACAAGGACAACATTTTTATGTTATAACAAACAAAGCTTTTGATAGTCAACCCGTTTCGAGTGAAGATAAAAATCCTTTATATAAGGTTGCTGCCCAAGTAAATTATAGTGGACAGCTTTCTAATTTTTGGGACGCACCTGATTCTTCATTTAATCCTATTTTAGATACTGGAATGAATGAAGAAAGAAGAATTTGGTGGAATGCTTTACCAGATAAAATTAAAAAGCTTTTAGAAAAACCTGAACCAGAAGGAGAAAGCAGAAAAATTTTAGTTCACAATCATAATCCTAAAATAGGACATAATGTTGAAAAAAACGTTGAACAGATTCATTTTAAAGATTTTTATGTAAATTCTGATATTCCTTATATCGATTTTTCTAGAATGAAGAATATAGATTTTAAAATAACAGGAGCAATTGTTATTTCTGATACAGATCTAGAATCTTTAGAAAGCGTAGATTTTTCAGAATTTAAAGGTGTTGAAAGTTTTAAAATAGAAGGAAATAAAAAATTAACAAGTTTAAAAGGTTTACCGAAAAACATTTCAGGTACCTTGACAATAGAAAACAATCCTTCTTTGGGTAAAGATGCAATTGATGATTTAAAAGGAGTTACTTTAAGGAAAAAGTTAACTTGGAAAAATAACAAGGAGAAAACTTCTATGTATGATTTTTTACAGAGAAGATGGGCTCCAGTATTAGGGAGTATTAATGCCAAATAATATTGAATATACTAAAATGGGATTTCTTTTGTATACTATGACAAAGGAAGGGCAGTTAGGAGTTTATTATTCTGAAAATGTTTTAAATAATAGACCTTTTATAGTAGAGCCTCAAGATGAAACTCACGACGTTTTAGCAGAAATTTTAGACGAATTAGAACTAGAAGTAGATTCTAAAAGAATAAGTTTTTTAGGAAGCTTTAATAACGATGGTTCTTTTGGAGCAGAAGAAGTTACTAGAGAAATAGATGCAATTGCAATTGATGTATCTTCTTTAAATATGAGAGAATTTATCAGTAAGTGGTCTTTAAAAGAAAATTTTGCTTATGTATTAAATAGAGAAGAAAATTCATTATTGCTTGCAATGATGATGAAATTGATACTAACTAAAAAGAAGTTAGCAAATGTAAAAAACAAAAATAAAGAAAATTGATAACTAAACAGATAAAAAATTATACAGAGTTTATAAACGAAAGCAAAGGTTTCGATCAATCTAGGTTTCCTTTAGAAGATCCTGGAGAAGTTAAAAAATGGATCCAAGAAAACCTAGAAGGGAAAAAGACTCCAACTAGGAAGCATCGTTTATCTGGTGCTTGGACAATAGGTGAAGAAGGGTATGTCTCTTGTACAGGGGATATAAATTTAAGTGAAATGAAGTTAACTAAGTTACCTTTTAGAATTAAGTCTGTAGGTGGCGATTTCGATTGTTCTAATAACAAATTAACTAGTTTAGAAGGTTTAGAAAGTCTTAAGTCTGTACGTGATTATTTTTTATGTTCTAAAAACCAGTTAACTACTTTAGAAGGTCTTAAGAATCTTGAGTTTGTAGGTGGCTCTTTCAGGTGTGATAATAACAAATTAACCGGTTTAAAAGGGCTTGAGAATCTTAAGTCTGTAGGAGAGGATTTATGGTTGCATTATAATAAGTTAACTAGTTTAGAAGGTTTTCAAAGTCTTAAGTTTGTAGATGGTACTTTTGCGTGCCATGGTAACAAGTTAACCAGTTTGAAAGGTCTTGAAAATCTTAAGTCTGTAGGTGGCGATTTCCGGTGTCATCGTAACAATATACTTTCTAAAAAATTTACTTTTGAAGTTAAAGGAAATATAGAAGTTGAACCTCAAGAAAAATACGAAGATTCAATAAAATATCTAGTATCTTTACCAGAAGAAGAACAAAAGAAGATTATAGAAGATTTAATGGATTGGGATCTACCCTCATGTAGAAAACTTCTTTCTTATTCAGAAGAAAATAATATTAAATTATCTATAAATCAAGAAGTTTATAAATGGAATAAAGAAGCTAAAGATTTAGAAGATACAGGATTAGAATTTTAAATAGATACAAATGATAAATAAGTACGATAATTATAGAAATAGATTTATAAATAGAAGTGTAGATGGAGTTCAAGATCCATTATATTTAACATTTGGTTTGCGTTTTGAATTTTTTCCTAGAATTTCTCCTGACGAATCTTTAGAACCTGGATTACTTTCAGGAGGTGCTAGAGATTTTCTATCTTCAAGAGGAGACGATTTAAGAGTTCAAAAATTAGATTATTTTGTTAATTTATTAAGAAAATTTTCTATTGAAGAACCTTGGTGGTTTACTCAACTTTCAGGAGTAAATGATCTTTTAACTTTAAATAACGAAGGTCCAAGACTTCCTGAAGGAACTTCTTTTACGGTATCTTCTAGAGAATCTGTCGATATGAAATTTTTATCTTTAATGGAAGCTTATAGATCAACAGTTCAAGATAAAAAATATATGAGAGACGTTTTAGTTAAAAATTTAAGATTTTTTGATATGTCTATTTATCTTATAGATCCTAGAATACTACTTAAGAGAAATGGAAATAAATTAGAATATGATGATGATTCTCAAGGAGTAATTGTTTTAAAGCTTAGAGATTGTGAATTTGTTTTTGATGATTATTCGGGACTTGCATCTTCTATTACTAATGAAGGAACCGAAGATGATATAAAACATACATTTGAAATTATTCCTAGAAGAATTTTAGAAGTTTATAATTTGCCTACTAAAGAATTATTTGGATATGGAGGAACAGGCTACTTTAGTGATGATAATAGACAAGACTTTAATTTCTTAACTAATTTCGTTAGACCTAAAACTGGTTTATATGCAGAACAAGGAAACGAAAGAAGACCTAAGGAAGAAGATTATCAAGATTTTAAAGATTCAAATAAAATAAAAATTTCAAATATTGAAGAAGAATCTGCTGAAGAAGCAAAACTTAAAAGAGAAATTAGACTTCCTGATAATATAAATGCAGAAAGTTCAGAAAGAGAACAATTAGATTTAGGAGAATTAAATGTTTCGAGTGCTAGAAGAGAACAACTGGATTTAGGAAATTTAGAAGTAAATCCAGATAGGAGAATTCCAGAAGCTCCTAAAAATATAAATCCAGAATCAAATAAAAGAGATGAGTTAGAATTAGGTTTATTAGAAGTAATTTCAAACAGACCACCAAGAATAATAGAATAATGAATAAAGAATTTTTAAATTATAGAGACTTTTTAAGTTTAAATGAATCTAAAGCAAGTGCTAAAAGAAGATTTTTAAATACAAATAAAATAGATAAGGAAACGTTTGACGAGTTTGTAAAGATGGATCCAAGTCCTAATTTTAAATATGTAGAAAAATTAATTGAATTTCATTTAAAAGATAAAGTAGAACCATTTGAACTTTCTTCTGCTATAGAGACTTATCATGAATTAGAAAATAGAAATCTAATAAATGCAGATATTCAAAGACTTTCTTATGAAGAATTTGATTCGCTTATTACACAAGCACTTAAAAGAAAAAAGGAAATAGATAAAGAAAAGAAAGAAACTTCTGAGGTAGAAGTAATATTAGATAATGATGATTTTTTAATTATTGTTCCGCAAACGATAGAATCTAGTTGTAAATACGGATCAGGAACTAGATGGTGTACTGCTGCTAAAAAAGATAATTATTTTAAAAGTTATGTTTATAATCAAGGAGTAACTCTTTATTACATTATAGATAAAAATAGATCACACAGTAAAACTTATTCCAAAATTGCAGTAGCTGTTTATGAAGATGAAAGAAGACTTGTTTATAATGCAAATGATACAGAAATAGGAATGCATTATGTTATGAACGAGTTAGGACTTGATGAAAATATTTTTATGCCTAGAGAATTAACTTCTCCTCAAGCTCAATTACATCGTACACTTACAAAATATGGAATTAATGAAGATAAGTTAACTGATAATGGAGATGGAACTTATGATTATGATGGAAGCATAAACTTATTTAGAAGAAATTTAAATAGTTTATTAGATATAGGAATTAGATTCAGAAAAATTACAGAAAATTTCAATTGCTCTAATAATAAATTAGAAAATTTAGAAGGATCTCCAGAAATAGTAGAAGGAATTTTTGATTGTTCTTATAACAATTTGCCTAGTTTGGTAGATGGACCAAAACAGGTAGGTCGCGAATACGACTGTTCTTATAATCCATTAAAGACTTTAGAAGGAATTCCAGTAAAAGTAGGAGATTTAGATTGTCAAAATACTGAAATTATAAATTTACTTCATTGCCCACAGGAAGTAGGAGATTTGTATCTTTCAAATAATAAGTACTTAACTTCTTTAAAAGGTGGACCAGAAATTGTAGATGGAGATTTAACTGTAGGATTTACTAAAATAGAAAAGTTCGAAGATATTAAAAAAGTAAATGGGTCTTTATTTGCTCAAAGAACAAAACTTAAAACTTTAAAAGAAATTCCTCTAGTAAAAGGAAATATAATATTATTTGGAAATCAACTTACTTCTATTGAAGGATTACAAAAAGAAATAACGGGTATGTTAGATATAAGTTATAATGAAATAGAAAAATTAGACTTTTTACCTAAAGCTCGTAGAATTAATGTAGAAGAAAATCCAGGTGATTTAGAAGAACAAATAAAAGAATTGCGTAAATCTAGTGTCAATATATAATCTGTTACTTTAATTAACCACTTATTATAAATGAATTTTATTTTAACTACTGAAATAGAAAAAGATTTAAAAGACATCTTAGATCCATTTTATTATAAATTTTTAGATGTAGAAATTCTTAGAAAAGATTATGAAAATAGTCATGATTTAGGAGATCCTGAATATACAGATTTTCATTTTAATTGTTTTTTAACTAAGAAAATTCAAAATAGTTTTAAAAGTTCTAAGTCTAAATACTTTGTTTATAAAGTTCCTGTAATTCATACTTCTTTAGTTGAAAATTTACAGAGATTTATAGAAGAGAAATATTCTGAAAAAATTGAAAAATTTATGATAGTTTCTACAGAAATAAAAGAATGTAAAAAGGAATTAAAAGAATTAGACAATTTAGAATTTATCAAATATTGTCCAGAACTAAAAAGTTTTGAATGATAAATTTTTAGAATAAAAAGACCAATCAGTAGAAGAACAATACTTCATATAAGAAGCAATATAAATTTCATTTTCTTCTAGATTAGATAAAGTTAAAGATCCACTAGTAGATGATTCAGCAAATAACCAAGTTGAATCATTTATTTTTTTATATCTAACTCTTATTTTACTAAAATTTGAATTTAATTCATTTGAATCAAATATTACAGAAGTAGAAGTTACTCCTCTAATTTCGGGATCCTGATTGCTTAATTGACACGTTAAAGGAGCTGTTAATTGTAATTCACCAGAAATTTCTAAATAAACTTCAGATAAAGATTTAGCTTCTAAAGTTCCAAATATTTTTTCTAATTCAACTGTTTTTCCATAAACATGAATAACAGTAACATCTCCAACCTCTTCTATTTTTTCTAAATAGTAAGATTGAACATTATCTCCTAAAATAAATTTATAAACATCTTGAGCATTAAATGTATAAGTATCATTTTCTTGTAAATAAGATTCAGTTAAAGATATTTTTAATATAGAATCTCTTTTAACATATCCTTCTGAAACTAAAAGGATTTCATCTAATAATATCTTTCCTTCTGCTAATCCAGATACAGTTAATTCAGGTTTACAAATAAATCCAGGATCATTTGGATTTTCTATATGTGCAGTACTACTCATAAACTATATATCCTCTAAAAGATAAAATCATAATCTAATTCATACTTCAATTTTAAAGCATCAAACATAATCTTAAATTCCCATAAAGAATCTTCTTCTGGTCCACCTATAAAAGTAAACTTATCATATTCAAAATGTCTATAAATATCAGGAATATAAAAATTTTGCTCTTGTAGTTTTCCAAAACTTAACTCTTTGGAAAGTCCTAATTTCTTATACTCATCAAATGTTAAAGTATCTAATTCTTTTTCATTTGAATCCATATATCTAATAAACTTTACTAACTCAAGTTCATTAACATCCAAATCTTTAAAGTCTAAAAAGAATCCTTCTTCTTTACTCTTAGTCTGAACCTTTAAAAAGTCGACATCATCTATTCCACAAGTATCTTCTAAAAAAGCCTGTATCTGATATACATCAAAAGCAGAATTTTCCTCTTCATACAAATACAAAATATTAGTATAATCTTGAACATAATCACTTAAATGATCAGGATCAAAAACAAACATATCCTGATATAAAGGCTGAAAATTTAACATCACCAAGTTACTAGTTGTAGTATATCCTCGACGTGTCTCTTTATCCCCTAAGAAGCTTTTATTGTATGGCATAGTTACCTATATCTTTTAATTTAAAATTAAACCTGATGCTCCTCTGCACTCCCTGTACATATTCTGAAGTCACCTTTTTCAAACCATTCTGGTTTATTATTTAATCTGTCCCATGTAGCAAATGGTTTATCATGAATGTAGAAATTTCTGTATGATTCTACCACATTTTCTAGCTTATATATGTCAGGCATGGCAAGAGGCGGCGGAGTCCATGGAATGTCTGGAAGATTTGTAGGAGGATTATTTTTCATCCATTCAAATCTAGGATTTGTAGCATGTTCTTTTCCGTATCTTTTTGTAAATTCAGCTGATAGTTTCATTCCTAATTGTAGAAGCCAATTCCAATTATTTATAGATTGTGCGGCCCATTGAGTAGAAGGGTGATATGGATGAGAAGTTCTATAAATTTCTTCTCTTGGAAAATCTACAAATACTTCATTTTTCATAAAAGAAATTTCTTCTTCTGTAAGTTTCTTAAACATTTTTCCGTATCCGTGTTGGATGTAATATGCAGTAGCTAGCATTTGAATAGATTCTACTGTCATTTTAACAACATGTTTGTCGCAATGATAATCTACTATTTTATCTATATCTTCATCTAAATAAAAAATATTCAATTTTTACTCCTTTTTATTTTTAATATAGTAAAAATTTTTAAAATAAAAAATTAAAATTCTAATCCAGTATCATCTAAATCTTTAGCTTCTTTATTCCATTTGTAAACTTCTTTATCTAAAGGTAACTTAATATTATTTTCTTCAGCATAAGAAAGAAGTTTTCTATATGCTTGAAGATCTACTTCACTTAAAGCAGTTATTATTTTCTTTTGTTCGTTTTGTGTCAAAGATACAAAAGTTTTTATTCCATCTTCGTATGAAGTATCATAATATGATGAATGATTTTTAATAGAAACTTTTACCCTTGAATGTAATTGTGGGAACATTAAGGTACTAAAATAATAAATAAACTTCCTATGATTTCGTGCTAGATGTACTATATTAAAATAATAATATAATGAATAATGCAATTCTTTTCCAACAAATTGAAGCTTTTTTAACCCTTCTAAACTAGTTAATTTATTATTACTCTGACATTCAAAATAACCCCCTACTGATTCGAGATTTTTTAATTCTTTTAAATTGTGTAAATTGTTCCAACCGCAATTAAAATTTCCACCAACTTGTTCTAACTTCTCAAGACCTTCTAAATCATATAAAGCATTATGACTACAATTAAAATTTCCTCCTATATTTTTTATTTTAAATGGAATTTTTTTCTTAACTGCTCTCATAGAAGATATATTTAAATTTCCAGGAGTGCTAAAATATCCTTCTTCGTCTACTTTCCAATCTCCTGTTAATCTATATTCTTCATTATATTTTTTATTTACAAGATGTTTTTCTATAAACGCTTTTACTTCTTCAGGTTCTTCTAATGGAAATATAGATTGATCTAGTTCCTGACTCTCATTTAAAAACTCTTTATATGTCTTAAATTCTTTATTCATTATGATCCAACTTTTACGGTTTGTGCTAGTATTAAATTTTCTGCTGCATCTACGGCAGTAGTGGTAACGCCAGGGGTAGCAAACATTTTTCCGTCTATATTTACTGCCATAGCTTTAAGTAATTTCATTAAAGGTTCTCCATGAACAGCAGAAAAAGTAGGAGAGCTTCCTAAATAAGTATTGTCTCCATTTATTTTAACTATACTTGAATTAACAGTTATTCTATTTTCTGAAGTTATGTCAATATCTCTATTTGATATTATCTTAATATCAGGACCTTTTAATTCTATCATAGATTCCGTATCTTTATGTTCTATGAATATAGAAGAGTCTGGGCGAATTACTATTTGACTTCCTTTATGATATACTTGAAGTCCTATAGATTTTGTATAAAGCATCCAATAATCTTCATCTTCATCAAAGAAAGTAACATTTGCATTTACATAATCACCATCTTCACGAGTAATTATTCCCATCATCTTTTCATTTAATTTATGAACAGTATGATATTCTCCGGAATAAATGTCATCGTTTACAAAATTAACTTTTACCAAAGATCCTAACTTAGGAGTACAAAAAGAACCTGATCCTGGATTTTCGCCTCCTGCAAATATTTGAGAATTTACTTGAAACATCCAAGGCAAAGCTTTATTAGGAAGTAAAAAATGTGATTCATCTAGATAATCTTCTAGTTTTAAAGGTTCGTCGGGATAAGTTCCTTTATCGTCAATAGGAGCTCTTTGATCAAATCTTTCAAATATTCTTATCTTAGCTCTTCCTCTTTGTAAAGGATCTTCTATATCAACAACTATACCTAACCAATCCTTTCCTCTAAGACTTTGATTATAATTTTCTTTTTGTTGCTTTTCTTTATTCATTTTTAAATATTAAATCCTGAAACTTCTATACCACTTCCTTTCTTTACATTAAGTTCACAAATAAAGCTTCTTATTGCAGACGTAGGGAAAATTTCAATTTCTATTATACCATAAGATCCATCTAAAACAGATCCATTGTTATTACTAGAATCTATTTTAATTGAATAATCTGTAAATGCTCCTTCATCTTTTAAAGGAAATAATAAAGCATCTACATCTTCGAATATTTGAAATCTTGTTCTAGGAGTATTATTATCGAAAATATATCTTTGTAGAACATATTCAATTAATCTCTCAACTGTACATAACATGTCTCTTACATGTAAATTTGCTAAAGGAGAAACTTTTAAATAATTTGTTTGATTTCCGTACATTATTATTCCATATCCACTTTTATCTATAAATGGATTATATCCTATTTCAGTAAAATATTGAACATCATTTTCAGAAATATATTCTACTCCTACTACTCTAGGATCTCTAATAAATCCTCTAGATGTTCCTGCAGCAGGTTTAAATCTATCTCCTGTTCTATTTTTAGAAACAAATAAATTTGAAGCATGTGCTCCAGCAGGAAGTTTAATTCTTTGACCATTGTTTTTAACATAAGTAACATAAGGTCCAACTACAGTTGAATGTTTTGCTCCATTTGAAACAGAAGGATGTGAATATTTATAATCTGGGTTTAAATCATCATTTCCACCTTCAGCTACATAAATAGCATCAAATACTCTATTGTTAGCAGCGCTTGAAAAAATTGGTCCAGGAGCAACTGAATTAGTAAATGCTTCTATACTTGGTCCATTTAAAAGTGCAATCGATCTTCCTTGTTTACTACATAAATTAGATAAAATTGTTTTAGGATAAAGTTCATTTGTTATTAAAGATTCAAACGAATCTACTAAGTATCTAAAATCTATAATGTTTCTATCTATTAAAGAATCTTCTAAATTAGTATCTGTAATGACTCCTAATATTTTTTCTAATTGGCTTGATTTATTTAAAAAGCTTCCAGGTAAATGGTATTCGCCCATTTTAAATCCACCTAAAGTAATTAAATTAAATGAATCAGTGAAGTCGTTAAATGTTTTGTATTTTTCAATATAATAACTACTTGAAATTAAAAATATTTTAGGAGCTCTTACTAAAGTAATATCATAATAAATTACTTCAGAAACTACTACTTTTCTTTTAGTTAAAATAGGAGTTAAATAATTTTTAGTTATTCCTTCTACATTTACTTGAGTATTTAATAAATCTCCTACTTTTAATTTATCTGCTTCTGTAGAAGTTAATCTTATTCTTGTTCCAGAATCAAATGTTTGTTCAATTAAAATCTTTTCATTAATATTTCCTATTCTAGAAGAAAATGCAATTTCTGAAGGAGAAACTGCTTCGTAAGTATCTCCTACTTTCTTTTTATTTCCTAATGCCATTACTTCTGAATCTTTTACAGATAAATCTGTATCAGTATAATTATCAATTACTATTCTTTCTACTCCATCATTATCTAATAATTTTTCAATTGAAACATAATATGCTTTATCTGTAGGACCAGTAATTTCTTTATAATAAACATCTCCTTGAGCAAGTTTACCAGACTCCCAATCAACATAAGCTTGAGAACTCTTATAAGCAACTAATTTATCACCATCTATTTTTACAACGTCTGGTTCATATACAAGTTGAACATTATTTGCTGAAATATTTGGTCTAGTTATTGAATCAAAACCAAAAGTAACATAATAAGGATTTGTTGCAAGCTCATCCAATTCTCCTAAACTCACTAAATTAAATGTTGTTCCATTTGCCAATTCTGTAGAAGCAGCAGTTATTGTTACTACAGTATCTCCATTATCATCAATTGTATGACCAGAAAAAGCCATAGTTCCAGTAGTTCCTGAATTAGTTTTTAAATAAACTGTATTAGCAGTTAAGTTAGAACTTATAGTATCAAAATCCCAATAACCGTCAATCGTTACTTTACTATTTGCTGAATCTACTTCTAAAATTTTATATCCTGCTGACCAAGTAGCTTTATAATTAGTATCAATGTTAGATAAATTTGTATTATCTGCTACTGTAAATGTCGTTATGTTATTTGTTCCATCTACATCAAATCCAGAAAGTTCAAAATAATATTTAGAAATTCCGTTCGTTAAATAGAAATCTTCATTTGTCATTCCTAAATCAAGATCTCCATGAACTCCTTTTATTACAACATTACTATTTGCTGCATCAACAGAATCAACTAAATAATTAAAAGTTCCTTCCCCTGCTTTATCTGGATGTGTATAGGTAATTATAGTATTTCCAGAACTTGTACTATAATTTTTAATTGTTGCATACTTAGCTCCATTATCTAATTTTATTAAAGAAGTTTCTGGAATTATGTTTGCCTGAACATCTGTTCCATCTACAGTTACTCTATTAGAAAATAATCCATTTTCTCCTTTTCCTACAGAATTCTGATAATGATCAGATCCGTCTGCTAAAGGAACGTTATCTTCTGTAAATGTAGTTTTTTGTGTATAAATTATATTCTCTAATAAACTAAATTTATAAGATAAAAAGTCTATAGATTCTATATCTAAATTTTCATCTACTAAACTATGACCTAACATATCAATTACAGAAAAATCTTCTTCTGATAAAGACAATAAATAATCATCGTTAATAGTACAAAATAAACCAACAGTAGATAAATAGTTGTTGATGATATTATCAATAGAATAAGAAATTCCCGACCCATCTAAAATGTCAGGAACTATTGATCCAGTAACAGAAAGAACAACATCAAAATCTGATGAACCTTCTAAAGAAGAAACTGAATCTTTATTTAACCCGTTAGTGCTAAAATATTTTGAATAAACAGCATCAGTAGACAAACTTTGATAATCAGTGAAGTCTCCTTTAATTATCTTTACATCTACAAAATAATCTGAAATTTTATCTAAAGGATTCATATATGGAGGAACATTTTCTTTTCCAAAATATTCGTGCGCATATACATCAAACTCTCTAGTAGAATCTGCTTTTTTGATCAATATAGAATATTGAGATTGACTTAAATTTACAAATGATAAAATAGAATCTTTTGTTTCTATATTACTATCAATAATAGCTTTAAAGTTTGATTCTGAAGGTTCCCACATTCTTTCTTTAGAATAAAATGCAGCATAAAGTTCTTTTATTTTATTAGGATTTTCTGTTTGCGGGGTAGTTGAAAATGAATTAAATTCTACTTTATCTCCATCATCACTATTATCTAAAGCTAATAAATTTAGTGCTAGAACAGGACCTTCTTGTAAACAAATATCTATAAATCTATGGAAATAAGATCCTCTTTTTTCTAAAAACGAATCAATTTCTCCAAAAACTCTTCTTCTTTGTTCTACGTTTTCTATTCTTACTACTTTATTAAATGTTCCCACCCTTGAAAAACCAACTACTAAACGCTCTTCTGATAATCGATTACTTTGAAGTAATTCTTGATCATTTGCGCTTGTTTCAATTATAGTTACGCCGGGTTTTTTAATATCAAAAAGATTTATATTTACTGCCATAATTAGGTTTACTGTTTAGTACATAATGTATATATTCAATAAAAAAGAGACCTATTTCTAAGTCTCTTTTAAAAGTTTATTTGTAATTTATTTTTATAAATGAATGCTTTGTTTCTTTCTTCTTTCTAAGATGTATTTTAAATGATTGTAATCATCAAAAACTACTTTATCTAAATAATGTTCTTCTAATTTAATTACATCAGTTCCTAAAACATCTTTAACCTTTTCATTAAACCATTCTCCTTCTTTAGGTTTATTCATTTCATTTTCAACTAAATCATCTAGTCTTTGTAAAATTTCAGAATATCTTTCAACTGGAATAGAATATTTTTCTTGATATTCTTTAGTGATTTCCCATTCTGATACATGATAATCAGAAACAAATCTTACAGCAGAATCACTTAAGTATTGTTTAGGATTTTCTTCTATTACCTCAATAGCTTCATCATATCCTTTATCTATTATAATCTGAGATAACATTTCTTCTGGAGACATTTGATTGTTATCTTCATTAAATTTTCTCCAAGCTTCAAATAATTTTACTGGTTTCTGTTCCATCTTATTTTTATACATTGTAAGTAAATGAACCGTCTTTTACTTCAACTATTATTTTTTTCTTTCCTTTAATTCTTCTATTTGTCATTAAAGAATATTCTTCTATTTTATCCCATCCTTGGAGATACAATTTATCTCCATAAACATATCCTGAATATGTTCCATCTTTTTGTTCTGTAGTGAACGTATTTATATTAGGAGGTGTACAAAAACTGTTATACGATTCATATAATCTATCTTTCTTTTCCATAAGCTTTTCTTTACCTTAATTGTTTAAATCTTAAAACATTATTTTTAACAAAGGCTTCAATAGGACACCCACTGCATCTAACTCCGCCTGTTGTACTTCTATAATCTTGTCCTTCTACAGTAACTATCCATCCTGAAATAGTTCCTTTGTAAATACCATCTTCTAAATCAGTATTTACTTCTACTTCTCCAGCATAAGAAGAATATTCATCAAAGCTTTCATATAATTTAGTCATTATGTAAACGTAATTTGTATTTTCTAAATCCCCAAACTAAATTTAACCTAGTTAAAGAATTATCATTATAATCAAATTTTAAAAATTCAATATCATCTAATTGAACTTCTGTAAAATCAATAGAAATAGAAGGTTCATGAATTCTATTAAATAAAGATAGTGTTACTTTAGGATTTGGAAATCTATGTTTTAAGTTATGAAACAATTCTAAAATATATTTAGTTCCTTCATTTAAACAAATTTCTGTATGAAATCTATATTTCTTAAGTTCTAAATCTACGGATACTACAGACTCATTTAAAAGCTCTATAAAAATTTCATCATTTATCTTAGAATTATTTGTAAATAAATCTATATCGAATAAATTATTATATTGTGGCTCTAAAAACTTTTCTACAGTATTTTCCATATTAGTAAAAAAATCTAATTTCATTTTATAACTCGTTATCTAATACATAATCTCTAGCAAATTGTTTAGGATCATCTCCTCTCATAAAAGCATCATACATTTTATCTTCGAAATCATAAAGATCATAATCTCTGCCTTGGATAATTGTCATTGCCTGTTCTTTATATTCTTTTAATTCTAAAGATTTCTTTTGTCTTTTTTCAAGTCTTTTATCTATTTGAGGAGCAAAACTTTCTACTACACTTTCGTCTTCTTCATTTTCTAAATCTCTAATAGATTGACCAACTTCTTCCATTTCTTGTTCAATCTCTTTTCTTTTCGCAGGATCTTTTTCAAATTCAAGTTCTTTTTCAAGAGCATCCATTTCGTTATTTAAAAATTCTAATTGACCTGTTTTTGAATCAAGATCGTAATTTTTTTCTTCTTGAATTTTACTTACGTTTTCTTCTTTATTTTTGAAATAATCTTGAAAACTTTCGACTATTTTTTGTTCTTTTTTCATAGTTTTTTAGTATTTAATCAATTATAGATTCAATGTATTCCATTACATCTTCTTTTTCAAAACCGTCGTTCATCATTTCAGAAGCAAATAATCTTACACTATCAACAAGAGCTGTTAAATTTTCAGCATCTGCGAAACTTTCCATTCTTTCTTTTGCTTCTGGAGAAATTTTATTTTCTACTGGAGCTGCTTCAGGATTTTGAAAATCTTCAAAACTTTCTACTATTCTTTGTTCTTTTTTCATTTTGTTTTTCTTATTTGTTTTTATTTAAAAAGTAAGGAGGCCTTTCGACCTCCGTTTTAATTTTATAATTTATATATTTTAACCGCTAAAACCAGATTGTTGCAATTCTCCAACGCCTCCAGCATTATGAACAGTAATTCTATTCAAGTATTTAGATATTGGGAATGTAGGTTCTACATCAATATCAATTATACCAAATCCTGCAGTTATTGTTTCATTTGTGTTATTAGCACTTGTCATTGTTACTTTATAGTCAGTTAAACCTCCAGCAACTTTAACTTGATTTAAGAATGCTCTTAATCTAGCAGAAACTTCTTCTCTTAAGAAATCTGTATTATTATCCCATAAGTAAGATTGTAAGATTGAATCTATACCATCTTCAATAGTAATTAATAAATCTCTAGTTGATAAGTAGTTAAATGCAGATAATTGTTCTTGGTATGCCATCAAGTTATCAAATATTACATAACCTTGATTTTCTCTCCAAACAATCGGATTCCAACCTAACTCAGCTAAAAACTCTCTATCTTCAAAAGTAAAATCATGCTCTAATGCTCCTGTTGCTCCAGTTACAGAGAATCCTCCATATTTACCAGCAACTGCATTAAACTTAGTTCCATCAAAATGCTTAGAAACAAATCTATTTGAAATTCCAGCTGCAGGCGGAACTGCAATATTTTTCTTATTATATCTAACTAATGGATATGTTCCGAAGAAACCACAATGTCTTGAACCATTTTCTTCTGAAGGAAGCGAGAATCTAACACTTGGTCCTAAACTTAAGTTACCACCTTCTTTAATATATTGAACTTTAATTGGTGGTCTAGGATCAACTTCTGACGGTAAATCAGAGAACCTAGGATCAGTAGACTCTTTCAATTCTTTCCAAGAAGGAGTATTCATTATAGCTAAACATCTTAATTTATCTTTAGCTAATCTAGTAATTAAGTTTTTAGGATAACATTCTGCAGAAACACCTCCACTGAATGTATCAACAATATATCTAAATCTCATTGTTTCATTATCAGCAAGAGCTTTGTAGATATTTGTTCCTGGTCCCATTACTTTAATAATTTTCTCTAATTGAGATTGTCTATTTAAGAAATTACCTGGTAGGTGATAATCGTTTACTGTAAATCCACTTAAAGTAGCAAAAGTATAATTAGTTGCAAAGTCTTCAACTGCAGATAAAATGTAAACGTTATCAACAGAAGATACATCAAATGTAGTAATTGAAGCTGCAGACGTTACAGTTTTAGTACCATCTCCATTACTTACCATTGAAATAATCTTAGCCGCATAATATTTAGTAGTTAAACCTTCAGTTATTGAAGTTGCAATATAATCCCCTACTTTAGTATCTCCTAAATTAGCATTCGTTATTTTAACAGATTTTGTATCTGCTGATAATGAATTTGTTACGATAGGAACCGTTTGTACTATATCCGTAGTCGTAAATGGAGTTGTGAATGTAGCATCTTCAGCCGGAGCATCTGTTGCTGAATTGATTGATAAACTTTCATTTGTAAAGAACTTAACATTATAAATATCAATTCCTACAGAATCTTGCGCTTTTTCAATTTTCAAATATTCAGTATCTCCAGTAACTTGTCCATTCTTAATTAAACCAGATTCAATATCTTTGTAAAGATCTGATCCTGAATAAACTTCTAAATAATCAGTTCCTGCTTCATCTAAAATAGTTAAATTAGGAGCAGCTGAATATCTAACAGTCCAAGTTAAACCACTATTTATAGCTTGACAAGGATTTAAATTACTTACTACAACATCGTGAGTAGAGTTTCCAATTCCTAAATTAGTCATTGTATCAGGTAATCCTGTTACTACGATAGCACATTCATCTCCTGGATCATCTAATGTTAATGATGAAATAGTTGCATAATATCCTGTAGAAGCAGAAGTTTTAGGTTTGAAATAAATTTGTCTACCAACTTCAGCACCATATACTGTATATGAAGTTAAATTGATTGAATTTGCATCCAAATCAGTTTCATCAAACGTATAAACCGTATCAGCTTCAGCAGATTTTCCAGAATTCTTTAAATCTACATAAAGAACTATTTCATTGTCTCCTAAAGAATTTACTTCATTTATTTCGTAAGCATCTACAACACCAAAATAAATTTCAGAAGCAGTATCTGTTGTATCATTATGTCCTGCAAATACAGCTGTTTTTTCAGTAGCTGCTTGCTTTAAAGTATTATAAGTAGCTAACTGGGTAGCATCTGTAGGCTTTATTATTCTTAACCTATTATTCAATAATCCATAACCTTCAATTGCTTTAGATTGTAAAGTAACACCATCTAAAGTTATATTACCTACTTTTGTAGATAAATCTTCTCCGTTTTCAGAAGAAGGATAAGTTTTAGAAGTATTGAAGTTTGCTTTATATGATAAGAAATCTAATTCTTTTACTGCAGAACCAGAAGCTGTTTGATTAATTAATGAGTGACCTACTAAATCAAGATCAGAAACTGAATCAGCTTTATTTTCCCAATTTTCTAGAACTTCTCTATTAATAGAAGTAAACAATCCTGTTATTGTTATTCCTTGATTCATTATTGCATCTAATGACCAGTTTTTACCGTTACCGTCAATTAAATCAGGAATCACAGATCCTGTATAATTTTGAACATAATCTACTCCATCTTCAGCTAAGAAGTCATTTAATTTTGATTTAATTAAACCGTCCTTAGTAAAGTATTTTGAATAAATTGGATCAATTGATAATTTCTCATAATCATTCCAATCTCCTTCAATTATAATTACTTCTAAGAAATAATCATTCAATATATCAAAATCTTGTAAATAATCTGGAACATTATTTTGTCCAAAGAATTTTCTTGCAGTTATATCAAAACCTTTAACATTAGTTTTTCTAGTAATTAAAGAAACTTGCTTAGTTCCTAAATTTGCTACTGATAATAATTTTCCTGAAGTTGTTGCATTAAATTCTATAATACCATCAAAGTTTTCTAAATCTAGTTCCCAAAATCTTTCTTTATTAAAAAATGCAGAATATAATGCACTAGATACTTTAGAATTTTTCTCTTTTGTATCTAATGAAAATGATTGATATTCTACTTCATCTCTTGGAAAATCTAAATCTGTTCCATTGTTTACTGGCATTAATGCTAAAGCTAAAACAGGTCCAGCTTCTAATGCAGTAAATAATGATCTGTGGAAAAACGAACCTCTTTTTTCTAAAAATGGATCAATATCTCCAAATATTTGAATTGCTTCGTTTTTAGAATTAACTAAGATTGGCTTATTATAAATTCCTTTTCTAGAAAAGCCTGGAACTAATCTAAGAATAGTAGTATCTACCTGCGTTACCGGAGCTCCTTCATATTCTTCAAAATATATCCCTGGGGCTTTATACTGTGATAAATCTAAGTATCTGTTATTTGCCATTGTCTTTTATTTTAAATTTATATTTTCTTTATAGTCTATATATTTAAAAAAGCAAAAAAGTCAAAAAAGTAAAACTTCTTTTGACTTTTAAATAAATTAAATTTATATTTATATTTTCTTTGTTATTTATCTATTGCTTCAATATCAACATTTTCGAATTTCCATGTTTCAGTATTAACTCCAAATGCAATAAATCTTTCTAATCCTGGAAAAGCTTCTAAATAATTAGTTTCTATTCCTTCTCCTAAGTTATAATTTATTTTTGTTTCAAAAAATAAAAATCCTGATTCTAATGCACTTAGATGACCAAATAGTACCATTTTTACATTATATCCTATAGTATCCATAGAAGTTAAAAGATTGTTAGAAGTAAGTAAAAATTCAAATTTTTCTGGGTCGTATTCAACTATAAATCTAACATCTGCTTCCAATACTTTAGAAATTTGTGAATTTAGAAAACTTATATTTTTTTCCAATTTTTCTTTTATAGAATTAATATCATATTTACTAAATTCTTCTCTTTCTCGTTTTTTGTCTGCATTTGTATACATTTTTGTGCGGCGAAAAGGATCAAATGCTTCATTAAATCCTTTAAAGGTTTCTACTATTCTTTGTTTTTGTTCTTTTTTCATTTCGTTTTTCATATTATATTTTTCTAATTGTTTTCCCAGCATTCATATTTAATAAAATTACCATCTACAAATACTTTATTTCCATAATAATCTACCGCAATAGTCCTTTCAGAATACCATTCTTCTTTAGGAAGTACTGTAAATTCTTCCCCATTATCGATAGTTACTTCATAATTTTGATCTGCTACATTATCTAAAGATACTGCGTAAACATAATCTGATGTAGTATATTTTTTTCCTGGGGTTATTTCATCGGTTCTATCTTCATTTATTTTAGAAAATTTTTCAAAATTTTCTACTATTCTATTTTCTTTTTTCATTATTTTTCTATTTATAATTTTATTCTTCATCTAAAAACTTAGATAAATCAATATCATCTCCTGTAGATGGATCTTCTCCTTCTTCTGGTTCTTTAGAAGGTTCTTCTTCCATTTGAGATTCAATATCTTTAATCATTTCTTTAACTACTTTCTCCATATCTTTATCATCATCTAATTTTTGAGTAGATGAATAAGATTCTTCTTCTCCAGGTACAGTTAAAGTAATTTCTTTTGAAGTAAATGTTAAAGTAGCATCAGAAGAAAATTTCTTTTCTATGTCTTCCATTACATCTTCCATAACATCAGATGCTATTTCTCCATCAGATTTTTTATCTTCTTTCTTGTCTTTTTTCTTTTTGTCTTTCTTTTTATCTTCTTTAGACTCTTCTTCAGTTTCTTCTTCTACATTATTTATTTCTAATGTACCTTCTTCATTTTCGTTTAAATGATTTCTAAAGTTTTCGAAATTCATTAAATTTTTTCTTTCCATAATTTTTCTCTTTTTTATTTTTTATTTTTATCTTGTTTTGTGTAAAATAATTCAATGTTGTCCAATTGAATTTCATCTATAGTTTCAGAATTTTTCTTTATCCAATCTTTAAATCTAAGATTGTTTTTATCTACTCTTCTTTCTATAATTTCATATTTTTCATCTACTTTATGTATAGTTTCTAAATATTTATGATCTATTTTTCTATCTAAAGTTTTAAATCTTTCATTCATTTCACGTTTTATTTGAGAAATTTCAGTCTTATTTGATTGAATACTCCCATCGTAAGAATTCCAAACACTTATAGTTATTCCTAATGATACTAAACCACCAATTAATAATATTAGCATTTGATAAGATAGAAATATTCCGGTTCCTTCTATATCAATTGCTCTTGGACCTTTTTCGTTTTCTTCTGATCCTCTTTTTGTTTCATTCTTATTCATAATTTTCATTAAATACTTTTCCTAATCGAAGCAATTTAATACTCTAGATTCTAAATCATCATGATCTTCATAATCTATATCAAGTTTATCTGCTATATTTATTAATCTATCTTTAGAAAAATCTTTTATAAATTCATATCGCTTTTCGCGAGTATTAAATTTCTTTAACTTTTCTATATCACTGTCGACATTTTCATTTATTTTATTAAATTCTATAAAACTTTCTATTATTCTTTTTTCTTTATGCATATATCTATTTATTTAATTTTAAGCTAAATATGAAGGACTTATAACTGTAACATCGTCATAATGTTGATCTCCATTTATTTTTAGCCTTACTTGTAATTGTCCTGTTCTTGTAGTTGGACCAAATGTTATTTTTCTAATATCTGGATTAGTTTCTCCGTCATCATAATAAGTTAAATCTAATGCAGGATCTTGGTATTCTTCTGGAATAAATGCATTTGCAGGATATGCTTCATTTGCATCTATCCAATCAGTTCCTAAACTTGCATTATCAGTATTTAATACTCTTACTTGCATATCAAAATTAGAAGTCATTGTTGTTCCATTTAAAAAGTCATCCAATAAAGAATTATCTGTTCCGTTAATAGACAAAATTACATAAGATTCTCCAACAATTTCTCCTAAGTTATATTCGTCCCAACCTGCATCATTTAATTCAGGAGTAGCATCAGTTTCTACTACATCTTTAAATGAAATGCTTTTAGAAGAAGTTCCTATTCTTACATAAATTATACCTGTTCTTTCTATTGTTCCAAAACTAGCTCTTCTATAATTAGCATTTCCTTCCATCCACCCTAAATCTAGTGCAGGATCCCCGTCTCCTGTAGGATTTTCTATTAAAGTAGAATTATAAGCTTTATTTAAATCTAACCAACCTGTTCCATAAGCAGGATTTAATGGGTTATAAATCATAATATACATTTTAAAATCAGGAGTAACAGTTACACCATCAGTTAAATCATATAAAATTCCCGTAGTGTCTCTTATTTCTAAGTTAAAATGTTTCTTAGCCTCAAGAGTTCCTAAATTAAAGGTTGTCCATCTATAATCCGTATCACTATTAGAATAATCTGGATATGCTACCGGAGATCCATCATGAGTAACTCCCGTAAATGCCGTATAATCTACTTGTGGATAAAAATATTTTCCTCCAAATAATTGAAGTTCTTTATTTCCTAATATATTTACTTGTGTTTGTGCTTCATCATACAATACTCCCCAATCTACTCCAGGAGAACCTGCTGGAAAATCACCTACACCAGAAGTTAATCTAACACCTTCCTCTACTGTAACATCATCAACTAAGAATCCTGTTCCGCCAGTATTATGAGTTACAGAATCTGCTAAAGCATTATAAGCTTTAATCACAAAACTAGGAGAAGAAGATATTGCATCTTCAGCAATTAAACAAGCAACGTTTGCAGTTTCGATTACCGGACCGTCTTCTGTAGGGCCTGCTGGTAAAGTTAAAGGAGGTAAAGATCCAGGATCAAAATACCCAGTATCTCCAAAATCTATAACTAATGCTTCTTCCATTATATCAGAAGAAACCTCTGTAATTTTTTCGTGATTATAAAAATATCTAACAGCATCATGAATTTCATAATCAAATTCAATATGGTCTCCTTCTTTTAATACAGGGACACCGCTTAAATATTTTAAATCTGTATCATTTGAAACTGCTATAAAGTTTTCTACGTTTGCAATACTTGGAGTTCTTACAGATTCTACATAAAATTCTACTTCTGTTGCATCAGCAGAACTTAAGTGAGTAATATTTAATTTATAAGAATCTTCACTAGGAGTTAAAGTTTCAACTGTTACTAAATTAGCATCTATTGAATTATAAAAACCTTTATATCCTTGTTGTGTTCCATAATGATCGTCTCTAACTACAGTAAAATCTAATTTTGTTTCTGCATCTGTTATAATAACAGTATTAGGTAAAGTAGATGGAGGTGGATCTAAGTTTAAATTATCGGTTGAATAAGAAGTTAAAGGTGTAAATAAATACGATTTCAAGGCTCCTGAATCATAAGGAGTAAACTTTTCTTCTACTTCAGCTTCTACTGTTGTATTATCTCTAACTATATTATTACTATAATTATCATCTACTGCATAAGCCGCTTCTGTAAATCCTGCCTTATTATGTTCAGTAACTAATTGCAAATTAGCATTATCTATATTTACAGGTTTAGTAGGGGCAAATGAATTTATGAAAGCCGATATATCTTGAAATGCATCTAATATTCTAGTATCAGTATTCCAATGATCAAAGAAATGATCTACAAAGTTTCCCGAAGTAGGAGTACTTCCTATGTGAGAAAATCTACTTATATTAGAAGCAGTTACTGCTCCCATAGATACTAATTTATCTGCAGCAAAATCTGTAGATAAAGAAGTTCCATCAGATACATGAGTATAAGCTGCTTGATATAAATTATTATCGTGTTCAACTACTTGATTTTCTAAATACAAAGTATCAGTTTCCCATTGTAATATTCTAGTAGTTAAATCTTTTTCAAATTTTAAAGGATTAATATTTAAAGGAATATTATATCCATAAAGTGTTGTTACTGGTAAAGGTCTAAGAACATCACTTACCGTTTGATTAGGCATTACTAATACAAAACCTAAAAATAAATATCCATCATCTACAGAAGGAACAGGAATATCAGAAGCAATGTTTCCTTTAAACACTTTAAATTCTGCTCCATAAAATCCTCCTGATTCAAATGTCATATCTCCTTTTACAGCAACTGCATCTAATCTTGGATAAATCTCTATATTTTCTGGAACTGTTATAGTTGCATCATCAACATCTAAAGTACCATCATGTTTATAAACTCTTCCATTTATTCTAAAAGTACCTGCTGAAATGTTTATCTCTCTTAAAGATGCTCCAGAAGTTGAAATTTCTAAACCTTCTAAAATTCCATCTATTGTAGAAAGATTAATAGGCTGAATTCCGTCAGAAGTAAATAGTTCCCCAGTATCTGCATTAATAGCAAGTTCGCCTTTATAAATACTATCAACTGTCCAATCTCCTGGATCGTCAATATGATTTGTTCCGGCATCTGGAATGTTAGGTCTAATTCCTGTTAAAAGTAATTCAATTCTTTTCTTTATATCTACTAATAAGCTCATTTATATTTTTATTTTTCTATTTTTAAAGTGCTATTAAAATATCTAGAGTAGCATCATATTGACCATCATTTATATCATCAATAACAGCATTAGGAGTTCCGTTAAAAAATTTAAAAACTCCCGTAATTCTATTTACAGTACTTCCAGAAATTACATTTAACTGTCCTAACGGAGTTGGATCATCACTATCTCTTGTATAAAATAATTTATCATTTTCATAATCCTTTTCGGCAAAGACTGAATTTTTAGCCATTACAGCAAACATAATCATTCCTTCATCTGTTTCAGAAGAAATAGTAGAAGAATCTAAAGTAACTGCTGAATTTTTAGGAAGATCAATTGTATAACTTACAACATTGTCTGCAACCCATACACAATCTTTTAAAGAAACAGTAGTAACTGTTTTACCATTTTTAATTACAGTAAAATGATCGTCTCTTATAATTATCTTATTTCCATCTGTAGTTCCCGTAGGAGCACAATTTAAATTTAATGTCATTTGTTATTCTTAAGCTTTTTCTATTTCTGAAGTTTCTAATTTAATTATCTTACCATCTACATTTAAAGTAACCGTTTTATAATTTCCTTCAGGATCTTTTATTCCTGTTATAAACTTACCATGAATGTTTTTCTTTTTGTTCATATCAAAAACTTCAACTTCATCTCCTTTTTTAATTATAGTAGGACTTGGTTTTAAATTTGATTTAGGCTCATAGATTTGTGCTGCTCTTTCTCTACTTAAAATCGCAACTTGAAAGGAAGGGGTGTGCCAACTTTGATACACAATAGAACCGTCTGTTTCCGGTCCCATAAAAGCAACAGCTGAACTATCTTCTTGTAAACAAAACTTTTTGAAATCTAAATACATACAAAAATCCTAATCATTGATATAAACTATATATTTAATGATTAGGATTTAAATTTAAGAAAATTTTATTTATTTTTCTTGATTTGCTTTTCTTTTTTCGTATGCCTCGTTCATTTTTTCTAAGACATCGTCATCTATATAAATATTATTGTTAATATTTTTTAAACTATCATCAAAAATAATTTTTGATAAAAATACTGCGAAAAAAGTTAATATACCTACTATTACTGCTTGTTGATCTTCTGTAAACATTAAATCAAAATATGACAGGCAATATTTAAAAATTAGAACATAAATGAATATTAATACAGCATCTATGCCAAAGTCTGTTAAAAATTCTACTATTTTATTTTTCGTTTCTTTTTTCATTCTATTTCCTTTATTATAAAATTATGTTGTTTTAAAAATTTTTCTATTGCCGGTAAACATTTATAGTCATCATGAAAAACATCACAAAAAGAAAAATTTCCTTTTTTATAAATGTCTAAATAATCAGAAGTTTTCTTTTTACTTATAGTTCCAACTAAACATCCTGACATATACAAAATTCCTAACATCTTTCCGTTTTCTAATTCTGCTATCCATTCTATTGGAGAATGATCTTTGTTTCTTTCTAATGAAATTATTTCAATTTTTTTCTTTCTAGTAAAAAATGAAGTAATATATTCTAATAAAGAATTTAAAAAAATTCCAACTATTACTCCACCTACTAAATAAAAAGCATCTCTAATTGTTATTTCCATTTTAACCTATCCCAAGTGGATCAAGTCCTGTTGCAAAAATTCCTAATATTAATGCCATTGAAATATGTTTCCATAGCACGCTTGTAATTTCAGGAAAAGGAAGTAATAATAATATAAATATTCCACTGTATATTAATATTTTTCCTAATTGTGTTAAAAAGTTGTTCATTTTATTTCCTTTAATTTTTTCCATTCTTCAAATTCTTCTATAGATTCAAATTCTATTTCTACATAAGAATCAAAGTCAATTTTAAATAATTCTGTTAAATTGTTAATTTCGCAGTCCCAATTTCCTAAATCTTCTCCGTCTAGGTTACATACTTCTTTATAGTCTACATAAACTATGATTTGGACTATATTTCCTTCTTCTTTAATAGTTGTTTTTAAAATACTATTCATTTTTTCCTTTCTTCTAAATATACAATAATAGATGTTACTATAAATGATGTTATCCACATTTCAGTGACACTGAAATATTTTACTAAAAAAGCATAAGTTAAAACAAAAATTAATAATGTTCCTAAAATAAGCTTTACGGTAATTCTTTCAAAATTATTTTCCATTTCCTTTCCAGTTCTCATATTGTTCCCAATCATCAAACGATAGATTTTCAACGTTCAAAGGTTCTTTTCTTACTCCTGCTTCGTATGAAGATTTCATAAATTCTGAAATTTTATAAACAAAAGATAAATCTCTTCCTAAACTATTATCTTCAGGTTCTCCGCTTCCTGCTGATAAAACTTCTTCCCCGTCAATTAATAATAGAAATCTTTCTCCTTCTCCCCATTCATTAGGTTCTATGGTTACATTTTGTATTTTCATTTGTGTACCTCCAATACATTTCTGTACATTGATAAAAACGGAATTCTCCATCCAACCACTTTTACAACATACTTTTTATTTGGTTTCAATTTATTTTGAATATCAGAACTATTGAATTTTAAAAACAACCAACTATCGGTATTTTCAAAAACTTCATCATCTGTGAATATTAAATATTTACTTGAAGTATTTTCATGATTTCCAGATACTGTTATTTCTTTATCATTTACTTTTAATTCAACAAATTCAACCGTTGAATAATAATACGCTCCAAGTAGAACTACTGCTATAATCCCAATTACTGATATTGATAAAAATCCTTTCATTTTAAACTCTCCCTTTTGTTTTTTCTAACCATTTTTTAAAATCTTCATGGCCCCCAAATTCCAATTCTTTATATCTTAAAGGTTGATTTTTTCTACCTGTTTGATAACCTAAAATTATTAAACCTAAAAAATCAGTAGGAAATCCGTCAAGTAGGTTCGCTCCAAATCTAGGTTCACCATCAACAACAAGAATTTCTTCTGTTCCTATATCTACTTTAACAATATCCATACTTATCTTCTTCCTTTTAAATTATTTGAATTCTGTTTTCTATATACTCAGGTATCATTTTTGCTTGTCTTAGTCTTTCAAAACTCGAATCTAAAATATAAGTATCACAATAATCTTCTACAAATCTATTTGATCTTCCTATACCTTGAACAAAATTTAATGAAGTTTCCCAGGCATACCATAATTTATTTTTGTCAAATCGTACCTTTGTAAATCTATCTCCTAAATTTAAAAAAGGAATTTTCATAAATATTTGACATCTTGAAATTTCTCCTGCTAAATCTAATCCTTCTAATAAACTTGGACCGGCAATAAAGAAATTCTTATCCTCACTCAATTTTTCTATAAGTTCTTTTTTCTCTGTCGTATTTTTATAATACTTAATCTTTTTATTTTTAATAGTATCTTTTAAATAATTTGCATTTTCATAAGATCCTGTATGAATAATTCCCGACTCATATTTATTTACTATTTCATTTATTTTCTCTGCTTGTCCAGGTCTAGATTCTTTTTTCTTATAGAAACTCATATTAAATTTCTTACTATAATAAATAGGAGATTTAGAAAAATCAAATGTAGTTGGTATTTTGATTACTTGTACATTTTTCATATTACTATATTTTACAAAGAAATCATGATTTAAAAAAGTAGCACTCATAAATACTCCAAAATTGTAATATTTATGAAATTGTTTTTCCATCATATAACTTTCATCTGAACAAAAATAAGCAACTTCATTTTCTTTTTCAGTTCTAACTAAAAGTTCTTTTACGTTTTTTGCAATAATATCAATATAATCTTCTACTTTACAATGAACATCCTTTATAAAATCTACTGCTGATAAACACTTTCTTTGTTCTGTATTTAATTGAGTATCGGTTCCAAATAAAGTAGCTCCTCTAACTTGATCAGAAGGAATTAAAATATCTTTCAAAGTATGTTTTAATTCTACCAAATTTCCAAAATCATTATTATCTATTCCTGCTAAAATAGAAGTAACTAATCTAGATACATGATTTAAAAGCTCAGATTTTCTTTTAGAAGAAATTAAATTTTTAGAAGAATAGTATTCTAATATCGTTTTTGCTCTTTTTGGAATAGATTCAGTTATCCTAGGAGAAAAGTGATTATTTACTATTTGAACTATGTTGTGAGCTTCATCAAAAAATGTTGCATCTCTCTTAGTAAATAATGGATGATCGGTTGTAGCATTTACAAAAGTTTGTTGAATTATCCAGTAATTATAATTCAATACTGCTATTTTTGATCTTGAAGCAGCATCTCTTCTGGAATAATAAGGACATGTAGAATAGCAATCCAATTTTCTTAAAGCTTGCCCTGTAATTCCTTTTATTTTACAGTCTCCTAAAGAAATTTTATCTAAATTAATAGTACAATTGTATCTATCAATTCCTTTTATAGAAGGAGCTTTAAAATCAAATTGTGCAACAGATTTTTCGTACTGATCCTGTAAATAAGTTTCAGAAGTTAAAATATAACATTCCTTCTTAAAGTATTGACTAGATAAAACTTTAGAAGAAACTAAAGCTATTATAGATTTTCCAGTTCCTGTAGGGGCATCTAAAATAACATTTGATTTTGGGTCATTTTGATATGCTTGCAAAATCATTACTATTGCTTCTTTTTGATATTTCCTAAATTCTAAATTTGGAAATAATTCATCAATTATTTGATGTAATCTTTCTTGTGAATATTTAATTTTCATGTTTAATAATACTTTTAAAAATGTAAAAAGTTTTTATATGAAGAAAAATTTTATTAAGTTAAAATAATTAAAACAGCAGGAATATAAAATGACTTTACGTGAAGTAAAAAATAAAATACAAGAAGAAATTAGTAAACTAAAAAGTCCTAGTGAAACTGAAAGGCAAGGGATAAATCATGCATACAAAGAGTTTATAAAACATTTTAAAAATTATCTTCATTTAATTGAAGGTGAAATTAGAATATATGGAGTAGATGATGATTCTATATGTATAAGTTGGAATTTTAAATACTTATTCTTTCATGCTGAATTCTTTTATTATGATAATGAAAGCGGTTATAATAGTTTATTATCTATAAAAGATAATTCAGTCGAAGAATTAAAACTTATTTATTATAAAATGGGCAACGAAAAGATACTTGAAGATTTCTTTGAAATTTTTAATAAAAATATATAACTTATGGAAAAAGAAAATACAGAAAATAGTTATCAAAAATTTTTAGAATTTTGTTCTGCACCAGATAGGGAGCTTTATTATTTTGGTTCTCCTTCTTATGAAAAAGAACAAGAAGAATATAGAAAATTATATGAAGGTTTAATTACTTCATATCATCAAGATTCTGTTAAATCTTTACTAGATAAAAACTTTGGAAATAAAATTTATATTAAAAAAATAAACGAAGAACGTTTTTTAATAGATGTATTTATAGATAAAATATCAAATGAAGATGTTTTATTATTTAAAGATGTCTATGAAAAAATAAATTCTACTTATGGGTGGATCTGTAATAATTGGTCATTAATTAAAGATAAAAACTTTTTTTCTTCATCAAGCGGAAATGATATATTTAAAATTTTAAATTATGAAAAAATAAAAGATGGATATGTTTTAACATTTCAATTTGAACCAATTCATCCTATGAAAATATTTGATAAAGAAAAAATTCCTAAAACTCTTTATCATTTATCACCAGCAAGATATGAAAATAAAATATTGAAAAGGGGATTAATTCCTAAATCTAAAAATAGTAAATTTAAACATCCAGACAGAGTATACGTTTTCGATTCTTTAGATGATACAGAAAAAATAATACAAAAAATTTCTGAAGTAAATGAAGAAACTGAATGGACACTTTATACAATATCTAATTTTGCTTTTATTCCATCTAATAGAGAACTTTTTATAGATAATTTATTTTCATTAGATAACGGAACTTCTTATTTTACTAAAAGAAATATTCGACCTTCAAATATTAAAAAACATCAAAGGTTAAAGATAGATTTAGAAACGGGGAAAATTACATATTTAAAATAATGGGGCAGTTTAGGATTCGATTTTGGATCAATTTAATGAATTGCAAGTAGTGTTGGTAAAGGTCTCGACACTTAAATAAACACTGATACTAAGTAACTGACGAAACTCAGTACGCTTCGTTAGCAGCCTAGCTAATACGTTTTAATGAATACTTTCTATAATGTAATTAAAAACGTCGAAATACTTTAGAAATAGATTTTGGAAGTTGATGATGATACAAAATCGAAATTCTTAATTATCTACTAAATAGTACTTGTTAATTAGTTAACTATTTAGGAAATTTATAAATTAACTAAACTTGTAGTATATTTATTAATAGGATTGCAAAAGACGCGGGATCGTTCCCCGCCTGCTCCACAAACTAAGTCCTTACTAATTAATTTTAGTAAGGATTTTTTTATTTAAAAAATTTTTCTTATATTTGTTTCAAATGAAATTACAATAAAGGAAAAAATGAAATTTGAAATTGGCGATAAAGTAGTAATTTTAAAGATGCAGTATTTTGATAATTCTTATCATTATGATAAATGCATTGAAGAATTTACTGTTAAAGATGCAAATGAGAAGTATTTTTCACCTCATAGAGAAAAGTTAGATCCCTTTTTATCTGGTTCTAATATGTATAGTATAGTTTTTCAAAAAGATGGTCGTGCAATGTATGGCGGACAAATTTATTATCATAAAGAAAAAGATAGAAAAAAGATTGAAGAGATTATACAAACGGCTATTAATGATTTCGATGAACAGATGCAGAAGATTGATAATAGTAGAATAGAGGAATTAAATAAAATAATTGATAATTATAAAAAAGAAATTAAAGATTCTAAAAAAGAAATCGATGAAATTAAAAATGGAAATGGAACTAGATATTTTGGATTTAAAAGAATATATCATAATGAATGGAAAGAAAAGGTTATTTCTGAAATGAATAAAATTATTAATTTTAAAGAACAGACATAAAATGAAAAAATCTACAGTTGCTATATTGGAAGGAGACTATATTGAAGATTCTATTTATCCTAATGAGTATCTTTTTGAAGATTTTTCAGATATTGCTAATCTTGTTCAAATAGGAGATTATTTAAATTTATACAATTGGCCTGAAAAATTAGATAAATTAATTACTGATGATCCAGATTATATTTTTTTCAATACTAACTTTTTTTATAAAAATAAAATAGATAAATTGGTAGAAAAATTTGTAAATTTAGAGTATGTACCTAAAAATGTAATATTTGGTCCAAATGTAAAAGAAGATACATTTAAAGATTTAATTATTTCTTATGAAAGGAAAGGAACTGTTTTTTATAAAATAGATGAAGAAGAATTAGAGACTATTAAATTAACTAGGGAGAAAATAGAATGAAAAAGGATTTTGAAATATTTCATATAGATGATTGTACTTCACATAATGGACCTATTAGGTTTACATTTAAAGAAAATGGAAAGATAGTACAAATAAATCCTGATGCTAAAACAAATATTGAAACAGAATGGGATTTTGTTATTGAAAAAACTTTTAGTTTTATTTTTAATGACAAAGAAAAAATAAAAGATTATATTTCTTATATGGAGCAGTTTACCGATTTTGATAAACCTGCAAAGAAACAAATGTTTCTAAAAGAGTATAAAAATACTTTACCGGAACAAGAACATATTTTAGAAAGAATATTTTTAAAATATTCTTATTTTCTTTCTGATAAAGAATTAACTGGATTAATGTGTTCTACTGCTTTAGAACAAGATATATTTTGGCAATTTAAATTTTTAACTGTTCTTCGTTTATTTGAATGGACAGAAGTACATCCAACATGTTATTCATTTATTGAAAATTTTATTATTGAAAATGAAGACGATGATGAATTAGTAGATGCTGGATTAAAAACATTAGAAGCTTTAAATGATAAAAAATCTTATATCCTTTTATCTGGATTAAAAGGAAAAATTAAAAGTGAATGGTTAGAAGAATATAGACAAAAAATATTGGAGCCTTAAAAATGAAAAAGAATGTATTTAGTAAGTGGCCGCAAAAAATGAAAATAAAATATCTTGATTTTTTATTAGATGTAGAGTATCATTTAGGAGAAGTACAACAAATATTTTTAGGAGGAGAACTATTAGATTCTTTATCTCCTTTAAAAGAATTTGATAAAGAAATAGGAGAAGCTTTTTCAAATTATTCTACATATTTTACAGATGATAATTTCTTCGTGATTTCTCTTAACACAGATGATCGTAAAATACTTTGGTTACTTGAATTTTGGTTTATTCAACAAGTATCTTCATACTATACGGGATCTACTATTAAAGTCGAATCTAATAATAACATAAAAAATAACGAATTTAAAAAATTTGTATTTGATATAGAAAACATAACGCAGTTAGAGATTAATAGTATGAGATCTACATTAGAAACAAAAAATCGTTTTTTAAAAGAAAGAATAAAAACAAATAAAGATTTAATTAAAATATTAGATCGATTAGAAGAACCTTTTATCGAAGAAGAATGTCAATTATTACACGAAGATTCAATACACGAGGATGAAAATGGAAATACCTGATAATATAAAAGAAAGTTTACAAAGATACGTAGATAAAGGAATACCTACAGGATCTTTTTTACAAGCAGTGTTGGAAAATAATCTTATGGGTGCAGTAGGAAAAGCAGATTATATTAATAAGCATTTACTTCCTGAAATTTGTTCCTATATTTATAATCAGCTTCCTTCAATTTCTCATGGAAGCCCTGAAAATGTACAAAAATGGATAGAAAGAGGAGGGTTAAATAAATGAATAGTTCACCACTAAAATTTTTAATTATTTACATAGGTACAATTGTACTTGTTGCTTGTGGAATGGCATTTTTATTTGTTAAAGCAACTGAAAATAATGAAAATATAGATTCTAGTTATTATATGATAGATCCTGAAATTATTTTAGAAATAGATGGAAAGACAGATACTATGGATGTATGTTTTTGGGGTCCTGATTTTTATTTATTAAAAAAAGACTTTCCTAAATATCATGTATTTGAAGTAGATTCATTTTATTATTTTGGACAATTTTGTGGTGATATCGGGATGATTTATGAAAAAAGTACTTCTCCTATAGAAATTAAAAGTATCAAATACAATAAGAAAAAGTTAAATGAAAAATAATTTAATTTTTAATGAAATAACATTTAACGATTTTGAATTTACTGTTCCAGATAATATTAATATGGAAGAAATAAGTAATGAAGACATCGTAGATTGGGTATTCGGGAATCTTTTAGGAAATCCTATATCTGATTTGAATGTTCTTAAAGAAGTAAATTTTAAAGAAAATTTTATCAAATTAAAATCCATAGTAATAAATGGTATACACTTCACAATAGAAGAATATCTTTATCACATGCTAAATGGAAATGTACAAAAAATATACTTTGTGTTTAACAATTAAAAGGCTTTTATGGTTATAGAAAAAGAAGAATCAAAAATACATTTTAAATCAGCTCTTATATTAGGAATTGATTTTACTTATGAAGAATATTTACAAGGAATAAAAGAAGGAAACATTCATTATATGTATAGAATATCACTAAATTAAAGAATATTATGGACAATCAAGAAGCAATAGAAATTTTAAAATCAATAAGAAACTCTTGTGCGATGGGGACACCACTGAGATATGATATAAGGTTAGATGAAGCTTTAGAAAAATCAATCAAAGCTTTGAGTAATAAGGGTGTCCAATACTCAGAAAATGTAGAAAAATTAAAGAAAGAATTATTTAAACTTAAAAATGAACTTATAGAAAAATTTGATCTTACTGAAGAAGATATTGAAATTTATGAATTATGTTTTTTTACTCCTATAGTAAATGGATTCTACTTTAAAATAGTAAAAATAAAGTTAGATGAGAATGAAGAATATAAAAACTTCATGGATAAAAAAGTTTTTGAATTAAATTATCCTCAAATAGACTTCTTTGTTACAGATGATGAAAATTATAATTTAGAACATTCTCAAAAAAGAATAACATTAGAAGGAGAAGATAAATGAATCAACAAGAAATTCAAAACGTTTTAGATAAAATTGAATTACTAAAACAACGTGTAGGCGATGACACAAAAATAGATAAAATAGCAAATCTCATTATTGATGCTTCTCCTGAAAAATTAAAGAAACCACTAGTCCATGTATGGACTGACAATAAAGATACTATTACTTTTTCATGGCTATGGCATACTTTAAAAATAAATTTAAATGATTTGTCTACTAATCATTGTAATAGTATGTTTACTGAAGAAGAGGAATTTAATTTAGAAGACACAGATTCATTAAAAAGAGTTCTAAAAGAAATTATGGGAAATGGAAATTCTCATAGTAAATTTAATGATTTTAAAATTAAATCAAAACTGTTCTTTCGATCAAAACCTACTAGAACTATTCTCATTATTTTATGTCTTTGGTTAGCTATTCAAATATCTTTAAAGCTTTTTGTAAAACCTTCGGAACATAAACTTTCTTGTAGTTTTAAAGTATATCCATCTAAAATTGAAAAATAAATTTTTTTATTTAAAAAATTTTTCTTATATTACAACACATTCAATTAACATTTAGGAAAATAAAATGAAAACGGTAGTATTACATACAATAGACAAATCAACAGATTTCTTAAAACCTATCTATGAGGACCTCCCAGATAAAAAGGTTTATAGAAGATACACTCATAATAATAACATACTTCAGGATATTAAAGAAGCTGATTTAGTTATTATGTTAGGCCACGGGAGTCCTTTTGGATTATTTAGTTGGGGTAATTTATTTAGAGATCCTGAATTTATTCAGGCTTTAAAAGAAAAAGAAGGTAACAATATTTATATTTGGTGTCACGCAAGTGATTGGGTAATTGAACATAGATTAGAAGGTTTTTCTACTGGAATGTTTATATCAGAAGTTGGAGAAGCTGCTTGTTATAAAATACAAGTTCCCCAAAGAGATATAGACCTTTCAAATAATTTATTTGCAGGTCTTGTAAGAGAAGGATTAGTAGAAGAAAATATAACTGATATGGAAAAATTAAGAAATTTTGTTCATAGAGAGTATTATTCTGATACATGTGAAGTAATAGATTATAATAGAGAAAGATTGGTTTACTTAGATGGAACAATTGAACCACCTGAGAAAACATATCAACAATTCAATTTATATGATTACTACAATGAAGTTTTTGGAGAAAATTGGGAAGACGAATTTGGAGAAAGTCTATTATTTGATGATTTTGATTATGATAGATACCAAAATAGAAATTCTTTAAAAAATAAAGGAAAGATTAATTTAAGAGAAAAATATCAAAAACCTAAAAAGAAAATATCACCGTATTCAAAATTTAAGAAAATTTTTAAAGAAAACTTTTCAAAGAAACGAAAGTATAATTAATATAACTTATTCACTATAAAAGGAGAAAAATAGTATGGGACTATTCAAACGAATAAAAACCTGGTTTAAAGCAGAAGCTAACAGTGCTTTAGATTCTATGGAAGATACTTCCAAAATGTTAGATCAATCTATGAGAGATGTAAAAGAAAAAGTTGCTGAATCAATTAAAGCAACAGCTAAAGCTCTCGCAAATCAAAAATCAATTGAAAGAAAAGTTGATTTAGAAAAACATACAATCAAAGACCTTGAATCAAAAGCTAAAAGAGCAATTGAAGAAGGTGAAGATGAACTTGCTAAATCGGCAATTAGAAAGAAATTAGTACATCAAAATAATTTAAAGATGTATGAAAAGATGTTAACTCAAGCAACTACAGCTTCTACTAAACTAAAAGCGCAGAAAGAACGTCTTGAAAGTAAGTATGAAACGATGCAAATTCAAGTTGAAAGTTTGAAAGCTAGAAAGAGTCACGCAACAATTCAAAAAGAATTAAATGAAGCATCTTTAGGAATTGGAGATTCAGGACTTGCTGATTTTAAATCTTTAGAAGAAGATATTAACAAAGAGCAAGATATTGCCGATGCCTATGAAGAAATGATTGATGATGACACTTCATTTGAAAAACAATTTGAAGAACTTGGAAGTTCTGAAGTAGATGACGAATTCGAAAGAATTAAAAAATCTGCAAAAAAGAAAACAGGTTCAGCTAAGAAGTAAAATCTAAAAGGTGCACTTATGATAACATTTGAAGAGTTTATAGGAACTTCAGAAGAATGCTGCAAATCCTCTTTACTAAATGTAAACATAGAACCTAATGACGTGGTTAATTTGCTAAAAGGTTTTATGAGTAAGTTTCTTGATCTAGGTGCACCTTATTTTAGTGATGAATCAACTTCTTTAGATATTATTTATTTTACAACATTTACTTGTTTTAGTGCAGATAAAGATGAAAAAATAAAGGAACTTTATAAATTATGTTCTAAATGTTTTCATAAAGAAGAAGGATTTCAAATAGAAACTAAAATTTCTAATGTAGAACAAGATATTAATAATTCTTTTTATTCTAATGTTACTATTTCCATGGAAGTATTTTTAAATACTGAAGAAATTGAAGAAATTAAAATTACTGACGGTAGAAGAATAGTCGGAAAGGAACATAAAAGAAAACATATAAATTTTATAACTAATAAAGTTCATAGACATACACATCGTCCATTTATAGATACTTCTCCTTTAATTTTTGATATTGAAGGAAAACCTATTGATATTAATCCTAGAGAAATTTTTTCTTTCTATGCTACTGAAAAAGAACAATTAATGTATTTACTTTTTTCTGATATTGAAATAAAAACAAAATTAGAAGATATTTTGCACAATATAGTGTTTAAGAAATTTCCAGAAAGATACATTGAATTACTTGATGAAAATGATTCTTCTAAAAAAGAAATCGTTGAAGATATTTTAAAAGAACTTAATTTAGAAGAAAAAGCACTCATTTCAGAGCTTATATCAAAAATCAGAAAAAACATTTGGAAAGAATATAAGGAAACTGAAATAATAATAGAAGATTTATTTTTTAAGGTATTTACATGACAAATTTACAAATAGGCAAAATATCTATTCCAGACAAAGACTATTTATTCGATGATATTTTCGAACATCTTTGGGTTGAAGAAGATGATTTAGAATGGGGAACAAGTGATCCTTCACATTCTAGAAAAAATCAAGAAAAGGAATATCAAAAATTAAAAGAAAAAGATTTTAAGCTTTTAGTAGAAATAAAAGATTCTATAGATAAATTGTTTTCAGAAAAATATCCTGAAATGTATTTAAATTTAGTAAATGGAATTAACAAAGAAAGACATCTAACATCTATGATTAGTTATTTAAATGCTACATATAATACTCTTGATAATTTAGAACCTCTCTCTGAACTTTTTAATTTTATTGAACGTTCGGAAAACAAAATAAAAGCCTTGGGTATTGATATTTCTTATGAAAATAACTTTCCTACTATTATAGTTAATAAAATGTTTAGTATTGAGGGATGATATAATGGCTAATTGTAACACTCATTCTCAAAGTACTTATGAAGAATATCTTAAATATCTTCAAGATAGTCTTACAGAAGAATATGGGTATAAAAAGTCAGATAATTCATTATCTGAGTATCACCAACATGAAATAGAAACAATAACTGCTTCTGTAGTAAAAAGTAAAAATTTAAATTGTTTAAAAGATTCAAAATTATACAATGTAAATAAAAAAGAATTTGTTCTTCTTTCCGAATTCTACATTAATTCAGAAATGAATAAAAAATATAATTTATATTCTATTTCTAATTTAGTAGAAACAAAACAATTACATTTAAATTACAATAAAAGATATAATGAACAAAAGAAAAAAGCTTTTAAAATATTTATTAATTCTCAAAGCAAGAAACCTTTTTTAGAGTTATTAGAGTTATTTGATAATTTTTTATATAATTCTTTTCCCGATACACTGATTCAATTGTCTAATATTACAAGTAAAGAAGAAAAAAGAAGTATTTTAAACGAAATAGTTCCTCATGCAATACCTAAAAAACTTGAAACTTTTAATATTCAAGATGAACGTATGGTAAAATTAAAAACAAAGCTAAATGCTTTAGCTAATCATATTTACAATGAAAAAAATCAGTATATCTTTTCTTTTTATTCTGAAGAAGAATTAGCAAAAGAAATAATTATCAATGATTATTTGAGGGAATGTAATGGCTAGAAATTTGGTTGGTTTATATGAAGATTTTTCTAAAGGTTCTGCTCATTATGCAATTCGAAAGGCAAAAAAGAAACTGTTTGATAATAAAATGTGGCATCATACCAGAAGAATGTCTGAAGAAAAATTAGATTTATATGTAAGATTTAGAGAAGATGAAATACAGAAAATCTATGATATAAACAGAGAATATTTTTATAATTTAGAGTCTTCGATTGAAAATATTTTAGCTGAACATCATTGCAAACAATTTTTAAAATTACACAATAGAACAATTACTTCTAAAGAAAATTCTATTAAAAGAAAAATATTACATAAGATTTTATATAAAGAAAAATTAGAAAAAGAAAGAGAAAATATCTTTACTCTAATTGAAAATATATCAAAAGATTTTGAAGGAAAAGAAATAATAAAAGAACATGAAATTTATGGGGAAGATTTGTTATTACTTATTTTAAGAAATTTATATTTTAATTAAAAGGAATTTATATGATAACAGTTATAACAATAATTTTAATAACATTGTTAGCAATGTTAATATTTTCATTTATTATAGATGGAGTTTTATTATATTTCCTTAGTTATAGAAAAAGAGTAATCAAAAGAAAATACTGTGAAATGACTTTTAAAGAATTTAAAATTCTTTGGGAAAATGAAAAGATGTACCACATAGATCCCGGTTATGATATGGTTAGTCTTAACGGAATAAATGTTAAATTTAATTTTTTAAATTATGTTAAATTTTATTTTTGGGTAAAGTTTAAAAATAATAGAAAAATTAAAAAATTACAAAAAGAAGAAAATAAAGTTTCAATAGAAACAATGTTAGATAATAATTAAATGGTCCTACTTTATTAAATTGAAAACCCCCATACAAAGATAGAGATTTTTAGTAGAGTCTCTGAATTAATAAAGTAGGATTTTTATTTTTAAAGGAGAAATAAAATTGATAAATTTTTTAAAAGAAACTGTTGACACACTACATAAATACAAATTGACCTTAGAAGATGTTGTTTGGATAGGAACCCCTCAAGTAAAAATAGACATAGAAAAATTCAAAGAATTAGCAGATCAAGAATATGATGATCGATATTATCCTATTCAAATTTCTAGAGATTTGCTTGTAGTAGGAAAAGATTGGTGGTTAGAAAGAAGAACTTATGAAGGTTTTGAATGTTGGGAATTTAAAAGACTTCCTAAGGAACCTGCTGAAACTAGAGATACTGGAAAAATTATAGGAAATACTGATTTATGATAGAAAATAAAGAATTAGAATTTAGAGCATGGGATATTAAACGTAAATTAATGTTACCTGTTTTAAGATATGGATTGTGGGTATTAGTAACTCCACCAGACGATGATGATGAAGGGAATAAATCCTATGAACTACAATCAAAATTATACGAAGATGGTTCAGGAGAAGTAGAATGTATTACCATGCAATATGTAAGATTAAAAGATAAAAATCAACAGAAAATTTATGACGGTGACTTTATAAGATATAAACATATCAATAGACGCCGAGAAGAATTTCCAGGTCCTTTAGGAGGCGTAGGATATTTAGAACCTTTTATAGATGAAGAAATATTATTAGTTGATAATTTCGGAACTCTAGAATTTTCTTTATTTTATGTTGCATTAGAATATGATAGAGAAATAGTATTAGATGAATGGGGTATGTCAATAGATAAGTGGTTAGGACCTGAAGGAGATTTACAATATCTTTTAGATGAATATAATTTTAAAGACGAAGAAGAACTATTAAAGCATTTAGGTTGCGAAGTAATAGGTAATTGTTTTGAAAATCCAGAATTAATAGAAGAAATAGATGAAAGTAATTAAGAAAAAACCAGAAGAATTTCATGCATATCAATGGAATGGAAGTACATGGGAAGAGTATTGTGAATACGCAAAGAAGGTTAGAGAAGAAACTGGAATAGTAGTTTATTTTGATAAAGATGATTACCACGTTTCTGTAAATTGGCAAAATATTTACAAAGGAGAATATTTATTAATAGATAGAAATAAAATGTGTCAAAAATTAACAGAAGAAGATTTTAACAAATATTATAAAAAATAAAATGATCACTGATATAGTTTTAAATAATTATCCAATCAATGAAAATTTTAAATGGAGAACAAATCCTGGAAAATTTTTATTTCCTAAAGACATGGACACTATGCACTTGATGAATACTCTTAAAATGATATGGAACAATTTTACAAGTTATGAGAAAATAGAACCTGTTAATTTATATGATTTTAGTCCATATTACACAGATGAATATATTTGTGAAACTATTGTTCATTTATTACACGAACTGAAACAAAGAAAAAATAAATTGAATGGAAATCAAATAAAAATTTTACATCAAATGAATGAAGAATTAAATAAATTAAAAGAGCTTGAAAAATGAGTTGGAAAAAATATAGAAGAACTAATGTTGCAGAAATGAGACCCGTTACAATTCATGATATTGATCATTTCAATTTATATGATTTTATAGCTGGTAATGTCAACAGTCTTTCAGTACAAATTTCTATTTCAGAAGCAGATTTAAAAAACGGAAGTCCTAAATTAGGAGATATGATAGCAAGAAATCCCGAAAATCATAAAGATCAATGGTTAGTTGCAGAACAATATTATAAAGATAACTTTGAGGAAATGTCTTGAGCAATAATACAAAAAATATTTTTTCGGGATACGAATGGCAAATGGAGTTCTGGTATGATGAAGAAACATCAACAGCACATTGGAACAGAAGAGGTAATATACCAAAAGGTATACGAATATTTCCGTTTTCAATGATTGTACAAACAGATGAGATTGTAAAGATAAATAGTGGGAAAAACTCTAAAGATAGTATGAAAATGGATAGAGAAACATTTGACGATTTAGCTCTGTTATTTGAGGGGTTGGAAGAGTGTGATTCTGAATTTATTAGGAAGAAGGCTATAATTAGCAATAGACATAAACAATCAGAAAAAATAAAATGAATAAAATAAGAACTTATAAAAAAGATGGATGGGAAATCCAAATTAAATTTGATGAAGATACCAATCTTTTACTATATAGACGATTGAAAGGTAAAATAAAATCTTATATAGACGAAGTATCTGAAAGTCCTTATTACGCAGAAATGACTTCAAGTTTAATTTCTACTATAAATCGTATTCAAATAGAATCTATTTGGAATAGCACAACCACGACGAAAAGATCCTATAAAAATCTAGTTAATTTTTTAGATTCTATTATTCAAAATGAAAAAGTATTTCACAATGAAAATTTTCATATTAGAGTTTGGGAAAATCTAAATGCTGTAGGAATAGAAACTATTTGGATTAAAGAAGATTTTTATTATAATTCAGAAAATGATAATAAAAACAATTTCAGTATCGTAATTAATTCTAATGAAGTTACATCTATTTATAGTGATGACTGTATATTTGCATTTGGAATGGAATTCTCAAAAGACGCCATTTGGACAAATGAAATTGATTATACGTTTAAAGAGCTTTGTGAAGCACTTGAAGAAATAGAAGAAAAAACATGTACTAAAAAAGAAGAAGTTTTAAAAAAACTTATTTTAGATAAAATAAAGATTTTAGAAATAATTGAAGATTATTCATCTATAGAGGTTCTTTATAGCATACTACAAGAATACGAGAATAGTTTAAAATGAAAAAAATATTAAAGAATTAGAAGAGTTAGATAAAAGAATTGAAAGACTTGAATATGGAAGAAAATACTATGGAGAAAATGATTATGAAAAAAATCTACTTCTTATAAACAATAAGCAAAGATTATTAATTAATTTATTAAAAGGAGAATAAAATGACAATATTAACAAATAGAGCATCTGGAAGAACGTCTGCACTTGTATTACAATCAGCAGATAGAAAATATCCTATTATTTGTTCATCTAAACAGAAAGCAGAATCTTTAAAATATCAAGCAAAAATATTTAACGTTGAAATACCAGAACCTATTATCTATAGTCAATTAGTAGAAGGTAGAGTATTAGGAAAACAATATGATGGATTTTTAATGGACGACGCGCATGAAATTCTTCAAAAAATGTGCGGCGATAAATTAAAAACTATTGCTATATAACTTAAGGTTATCACAGAAATGATTCAGATTTAATTTAAAGCATAAAAGGTATAGTAACATATACCTTTTGTTGTTTTTATTTTAAAATTAATTTTTTTATTTAAAAAATTTTTCTTATATTACATCACATTTAATTAACATTAATAATATAAATGAAAATGAAACCAACAATAATTAATTTCTTTGCAGGTCCTGGAGCAGGAAAATCGACATCATCTGCAGGGTTATTTTATAAAATGAAGTTAGATGGATTTAATGTTGAATTAGTAAATGAATATGCTAAAAAGAAAACATTTGAAAATAATTCTACTGCTTTATCTAAACAGTATTATGTTTCTGCTAAACAGGTTTATTATCAAGAAATAGCAGAAATGCATTATGATTATGTAGTTACTGATTCTCCTATTCTTTTAGGATCTATTTATTCTCAAATAGAATTAGATAGACAATTAGAAAATGAAAATATTCTTCCAGCAGAAAAGAAATATTTACAAACAATTCACGATTTACATGATAAGTTTTTAGTTGAAACTTTTAAAAATAAAAACAATATTAATTACTTTGTAAAAAGAAATCCTGAAACTTATTCAGAAATAGGAAGAAATCAATCACTAGAAGATTCTATGAAAATTGATTCTAGGATTGAAAATTTCTTACAAGAAAATTCAATTCAATATACTGAAATAGAAAAAGATTTTGAAAAACAAGAAAAAGAATTTTTTAAGTTAATGAATACTTTAAAGGAGATAAAAAAATGGACACAAAAGAAATAGACAAAATTGCCAAAGAATTGTATGATAAAGTATGGAATGCATGTAAATTAAAATATGGTTCAAAATTTACTGATCATATAGATAAAAATGATGATTTTTTATTGATTTGGAAGGATTACACTACAGACAAACATTATCAGTATGGATTCCAACACGAAGACTACTATTGTGGAAATACTGAATACTACACCTTTCAAGTTACGGTCGAAGATTTTGAAAAAACAGCTGAAGATTTTCAAAAAGAAAAAGAGCTTGAAGAAAAAAGAAAAATAGAAGCTCAAGAAAAAGCAGAAAAAGAACGTTTAGAAGCTGTAAAAAGATCTGAAATTGTTCAATTAAATGAATTGATGAAAAAATATGGAATTCCTCAAACCGAAGAAACGAATTTACTTGCTAATTTATTAGATGAAGATGATAAGGTTTAACATAAATAAAGGAGAATTAAAAATGAATTGGAAAGCACTAGGACTATCACTAGTAGTAACAGTTGCGACAGTAATTTTTGCGTATGCTGTTGCATTTAGTGTAATAACATTTGGAGAATTGGCTACTGTGATATGGTTATTAATTGTGTGTATTGTGGTAGGGTACCTAATGATAAAAGATATGGTATAAAACTTACGGTGAAATCAAAATGAAACATTTCAAATAAAACTTACGGTGAAATCAAAATGAAACATTTCAAAAAAGAAGAATTAGAAGAAGTATTAGATTATATGTACGATAAATTCTTTAAAGTACTTAAAGAAAAATATTCGGACAATTGGGCAGTTCAAAAAATGGAATACGGAGCACCACTAACAGTAGAAAAGAAGGGAAAGGAAACGATTCTTTCTTTTATGTACGATCATTATCCAGTAGATTCAGAGGGTAATAAAGAATATTTTAACGTTAGTATAGATGATCTGTATACAGATTTTAAAGATTGGAAAAAGAAAGAACAAGAAAAGATGGATATTCTAAAAAGAATAAAAGAAGACGAATTAAGAATAGAAAGAGAAGAAAAGATAGAGGAAATGGAATATTTGAAAAGAAGGGCTGAAGAAGATGAAATAGAAAGATTAAATTTATTATTAGAGAAATATAATGAGACTTGATAAAGTTATAAACCAGAATGAAAATTTGGTGAAAAATATTATTGGAGCAAGTGAAATAATTTATACAGATGATATTGATTTAGAGTCAAATATTTTATTAAAAGTAGATGGCGATTGTGTAATTTATATGACTGTTGGGAAAGATGTAAAAGAAGAATGGTTAAAAAGACAGAAAGAAGAAATACAAAGATTAAAATCTTATATTAGTAAAATAGAAAGTAAATTAAATAATGAATCTTTTATTTTAAAAGCACCTGCGGATGTTGTTAAATTAGAAAGAAAGAAACATAAAGACCTTATTAATAAATTAAAGTTACTAGAAAAATGAGTAAGAATATAAAATACCACAAAAGCAAAAATTGGATAATTGGCTTAATAACTATAACTATTATTGTCTACTTGATTTTTTCATTTATCCATTTAACATTTGATTTTACAGTATGGGAAAATATATGGAAAATAGGTGGTATTACTTTAACGTTTTTTATATTTTGGTCACTAATTTATGGAATGTATATGAAAACTAATGACAATGAAAAATGAAACTAATTAGGAAAAACACCCCACAAATTGAAGCTTTTAAATGGGAAGGGAACTTCACAAAAGAATTAAAGATGATGTTAGCAAGACATAGTTATAAAGATTACTCTATATTATCCGAGCAAGAAGTTAAACAAAAATATGAGGTTTTGAAATGAGCAGACTAAAACACTACAAAGGGGAAGATTGGGAAATTAAGATTAAATATGATGAGGATATGGGAATGGTGCTTTGGAATGACAGGTGTGGAGAAATACCTTATTACCTCCCCTATTCAGAAGCAGACCAATTAATATCAAAGATGAATCAAGATAGAAAAAACGCTTTGATTTATTCTCAATACGTATTTAATCATCTTACTAAGCATCTCGACAACCTAACCAAACCTAAGATTATAACCGAAAGAACTTTTGATAATCCGAACTTCAAGATAAAGATTTGGGAAACTGAAGACAAAGTAGGAGCGGAGACTATTTGGATTAAAGAGGGGTTTAAGTGGAACACCAATATCAATGACCTAGAGTTTGCTAGAGATATTTCTATTGATAAAGAAGAAACAACAGAACTTTTTGTCGAAAACATTTATCCTTATTTCGGTATGAGTGGCACAAAGAGCGATATTCACAAATCCGAAATCAACTACACCTTCACCGACCTTTGCAAAGCACTCGAAAGAGCAGAGCAGCAGACAAGCAAACTAACTTATGACACGGTTGTTAAAGAGTTAGAAGGATTGGAGGAAATGGAGTTATATGAAGCTATGAAGAAGTATGAATATAGCTATGTATTAGAGTTTTGGGATTGGTTCCCTTTGACAAGATTATCAATACAATTTTTCAGTATGCGAGAAGCTGTTGAACGCGGTCTAATCAAACTAAGGAGGGCTAAGTGAAAACATCTGAAGTAATAGAAGTAATAAAGGAAAGAAAAAATGACTAAAAAAGTAGAATTAACTGACCTAGAAACATCCATAATAGAAAATGCTCTTATCTATCAATATGATGATATTAATAATAGACTGGTAACAGATGTTGAAACCCAAGAATTAGGTGATGTTGAAAAAAAGATATTGATTCAACAAAGAAAACTAATAGAACCAATAATTAAAAAATTTGAAAATTTATAAATAAAAATAAATCATGACTGGTGAAGAATATAAATTAATAGTATTTAACGGAAAGATAGAAAAAAATAGATGTGTTGAAATTATTTCAACTACTAGAACTAAAACCGTTTCAGGAAAAGATTTAGAAGAAACTTCAACAGTAATTCTTTCTGAAGAAATGGAAGAAAAAATAGGGTGGAAATATAAGTATGCTAACGTAAAATATTATATTTCTGAAGAAGAGATAGATCCTGAAACTATTCAACTTGATTATTTGAATTATATTTTTGGATCTCCAAAAGTAACACATGTTCCTATTTATGGAAGTGAATTAACTGGTTATATGTATACTAAAGAAGAATTTAAAATAGGTGGTCATTCATTAATAAATATTTTATCTTCAAACATAGATAAATATGTTCATTTAGAAATAGAATTATTTACAAACAAGAAGGATGATAATGACAATTAACGAATTTATAAAAGATAAAGAATATAATATTTCTGATATTGTACAAATGAAAACAAGAATTTATTGTATTGACGATCTTAATTTAAGTGTACAAGCAAGCTGGGGACATTATTGTGATCCTAGGAGAGATGCTGCTGATTTTTATACTCAAGTTGAAATAGGCTATCCAAGTATAAAAATTCCAGAATTGATGGAATATGCAGAAGATCCAGAATATCCTACAGAAACAGTCTACGGACATGTTCCAGTTTCTTTAGTAGATAAAATATTAAAAGATTATGGAGGAATAGATCCTCTTAAAACATTAACTCATAAATACGATAGAGAAATGAAATGAAAGAAACTAGAAGCATAGAAGTAGATTTTGAAGATGTAGAAATTACTAAATTTGATTCAGAAGATTCTTTTTATATTGAAGTTAAATTAATACAACATGACACGCATATTTGTAAAAATCTTTCATATCAAAAGAAGCATATAAGAGATAGTAAATTTAAAAGCTTTAATGAAAAACGATTACGAAAAATTAAAAACGAATTAAGTGATATTGCTTTAAAACATAGAGAATCAGAGGAAATAGAGTAATGGAAAAATACACAGAAGAAGAAATAAAAAAGTATATTGATAAAATGTCTTTAAATGATTTAGAAGAAAATTCAAAATTTTTAAAGGATCAAAAAGATAAATTTATGGATGTTTATAATTATAATACTTCTATTTTACAGGATAGAATAAATGAATATAAATATAAAGAATATTTTCAAGATTTAAAAGAAGTTGAAAATACATATTATTTTTCTATGAAAGAAGACGACATTAAAAAAGTTCGAATAACTTTACTATCTTTAGGAAAAGTATTTAAAGATAAAATGTTTCCTGTAATAGAAAAAAGAGCATGGAGCTTTATTGTATGGGAAGGAGTAATCATAGAATCTAATTGGCTTCCGGGAAAAACTACAATTACTCCCAGTATAGTAAAAGAAAGAAATAAAATTACTAAAGAAAAATTTAATGAATTATTTGAAATGTTAAAGTTTGATGATAAGGGAAAAGAGTTATTTAATTCTATGTTCGAAGAAAATTTTCCTGATATAAAACCTTTAAAAATAGGAGAATAGAGATGTTTGGTTTATCGTGTAGAAAAAGAGGTGCTGAAGAAAAAACTACTTTAGAAAAAAATAAAATACAAGAAGAAAAATCTATAATTAAACAAGATGTAAGGAAAGAAATTACTTCTGAAATATTAGAATATCAGGATTCTGAAATTTCAAAAGAAGAAGAACTTAAAAAAGAATTAGAAAAATTATCTGCTGGTGATGAATCAAAGAAGTTAGATCAATTAAAAAAATATGATTTTTTGGACAGTTTTAATTATGAAGAATTAATCGATTTAAGAAATAAAAAATATACAATAGAACAAAATTTGATAATGATAGAAGGATTAAAATATTTTAAAGAAAAATGTCCCGAAAATAAAATAATTACTCATAGAAAATTAACAGAATTATCTAACAAATATTTTTTAGGGCTTTATAAATCTGCAAGATATACCCAAGAAGTGCCATCTTTAGAAATAGATAAAATTTCAAAATTAAAAATCCCTTATGATGATTTAGTTTATTCATTATCTTTAAAATCTTTTTTACTGGGTGACTATGACCACTACGATGATTATAACTATGATAAAAAAGAAATTGATAAAATTTTTAAAGAAGGAAATTTTAAAGTAGAAGAAGAAAGAAAAAAAGATAAATTTAATTTGGTTAATAAATACGTTTTTGCTCCTATTAAATATAACTCACGTATAGAACATGCCTATGAAAGTTATGTTACACGTGGAATAAATGAATTGTCCGCACAAGATTATACAGATATTGATAAATATGAAAAATATCATAATAATGAAATTGCATGCTATCTTCTACCACTTCATTATAATTCTATTAAAGGAAAAGATCAAGAAAAAGAATTTAATAGACTAATACAATATGGTGAATTTTATTTAATAGCGGGTGGCCCGTGGGAAGTAGAATCTTCAAATAAATCTTTAAATGAAATAAAAGAAAAATAAAATGAAATTCAATTATCATTTCATATTATTAACTTTTACAATTTGTATCTGGAGCTACCTTTTATTTTCTATATCATACAAATTAATTAAAGAGTATTTACATCATAAAGATTGGGTTACTTATAAAAAATACTATAAATTTACTTATAGAGAATTTATAAATATTTATAAAAGTAATCCTGATGATATAACAACAGAAGAAGACATTAACCCAGATTATACACTCACTGATTATTATAATTTTGTACATTATAAACATAGATTAATACTATTTAACAGTATTATTAGTTATGCAATGTTTAAAATTTGGAAATTCAAACAAAACATCCTTTCAGAAAGTAATAGAATTTTATCTGTTAGAGAAAGTAAAATAAATAGACAAATAAATAAAAAAGAATATCCAAACACTTGGAGTGAAGAAATTTTAAATGAAGATAATTTTTTAATGATAGAAAAAATTCTTAATTCTATAATCAGTAATCATTATCCAACAGAATATTTAGAATTAAATCAAAATTTATCAAAAAAAGAAAAAGAATTAGTATTTGATACTATTATAAAAAATGATCTTTTTGATCACCTTACTAAAAATAAAGTATTTAAAAATTTTGAAATTAAAAATAGTAGGAATGAAAATTCAAAACAAAAAAATATTCATAAAGTAAAACAACTTTTAGAAAAAACCTTTTTATAATTTTTGGATATGTTAATTATGGATTTTAAAAAATTAGAAGGAAAAAATTGGTCACTAGAAATTAAATACGACGATAAGTTACAACAAATTCATTGGAAAGATAATAAGACATTTAAAAATTTTATATGTGTTCATTCAAATGAAATAGGTTTAATTTCTAGGGAGATGTCAAAAGAATTAAAGAAGGGAGAAATTGGATCTCTAAAAATAGAAAAACAATTCTATGATAAATTTATTAACTATGCTGAAGAGTCAATTAACCTAGGACTTTAAAAAATATTTTTTTATTTAAAAAATTTTTCTTATATTACATCATATTCAATTAACACTTAGAGAAAAATACAATGGATAACAAAAAATTATTATATGAAGCAACACATCTAGATACTGATACTTTAGCTGAAGCATTTGGTATTTTGTATGGATCTGAATGGAAAAAGAAACTTAATAATTCTGCAAAAGCAGCAGATATTGTATCTGTTTTGAGAGATGGTTCACGACCGTGTGTTGCCACAGAAAATTGGTTTTCTTTTGTAGATTTTATTAAAGAAAAAGTTAAAGAAAATGATAGAGTAATAAAAAGTCAAACTTTTGATAATGACTTCTTTGGGGTTACAAATGAAAGTTGATTTTAAATATAAAGTTTCTGAAAAATGTCTAATAGATTATGTAAGGCCTACTCAATTATACACTACTAATTTTCCTACATTTGGAATGCTTAGCGCAGAAAGCACAATTTCTTTAGAAAAAACTAATATTTCTTTTGAAGAAATATGTGATAATTTAAAAGAAATAGAAAAAGACATCTGTAAAGATTTTGTTTCTTATGAAGAAGTATTAGATGAAGTAAAAGATCTTAAAGGAATAGAATTATATAAAGGCTTTGGAAAATACAAATGTAAAGATTTAAGATATGGAGATCATTGGAAGCCTTTACAAGAATATTCAATTATCTTTTTTGATAATCCTACTCCATTTAAAAAAGATTTAATTAAGATTAAAAGGAGATAATTTAAATGAATGAAATTTTTGCAGCTATTTTAACTATAGGAACTATTGCTATAATAATAATGTTTTTCTTGTGGTTAATTGTAACACTTCCTTTTTATCTTGACCATAAAAAATGGTTGACTATGAGAAAATATCATAGCTTTACATTTAAAGAATTTAAAAAAGAAGCAGAAGAATATAAAGTTGAATATTATACAAGCAATACTTTAATATATCCAGAACTAGGAGGTTACCCGGTAGTATTTACAAATTATTTTGAACGTATTAAATTTAGAATATGGAACATGTTCGAAAAAAGAAGAAACCAAAAAGAAGTTGAAGAAAGCAATAAGATTAAAAAAGCAAAACCGAAAAAAGAATACAATCTTGATATTAAAGATATATCAAAAGATAGTATAGATGAAATTTCAGAATCTTTAAATTTTATATTAAGTGAATATGATCCGGAATTATATTTAGCATTAATAGATGATAATTGTACAAATAAAGAAGAGTTAATAGAAAATTTAATTTCTAATAAAGATTTTGTAAGTAAATGTCATTCAAGCGGAAGTCTTAGACCTACTAAAACTACTAAAGTACTTTTACGTCAAATAATGAAACAAATGTTTATTAAAAAGGAAACTATATCATGAGCCAAACAGAAAAATTAGAAAGACTTTATAAAGAAGTAACTAATAGAATTCAAAAAGAAAGACAAGAAAGAGATTTGATAAAAGAAGAAAATTATGAAAAACATTCAATATCATATTTTACAGATAAATCTCAATCTTTGGGAAGATCTGAAGGACTTGTATTAGCATTGCATTTAATAAAAGAGGAAATGGAAAGCAAATGAAAATAGAAACTCTAGCTCTCGTAATCGGACTTACGACTATATCATTAATTTTTATTGGAATTTTTTACGATTTATACAAGCAATATAAAACAGCAATAGAATTACTTAAAACATCTAATCAAACAATTAAGGCATTTAAAGATGAAATAGTAGAAGGATGTTTTGATTTAGGATATTTCAAAGTATCTTTAAAAGAAGACTATAAAACATTTACTTATTGGAAAGCTTTAAAATTAACTTTTTTACCTATTAAAGGAGAAGAAAATGAAGAATAAACAAAAAATGTATTTACTATATGGTATAGTTTATACAGTGTCATTGTTTTTAATATTTGTACTTACATCAAATATACTAGCAATGTTTATAGGAGATAATTTTGTTTCAAATATTATATCTCTTATAATATCAGTTCTTCTTTGGCTTCGTTTTATTCCATATTGGAATAACGGATTTAAAGAAGTAAAAGACATGATTATTAACAACTAAAAGGCAATATTTGATTAGAAATATATTATTGTTTTTAGGATTTGGACAAGACGGTTTTAAATTAATTAAAGGATCAAGTGAAGATCTTACACAAACAGAAGAAAATAAAGTTCATAGATTTTTTATAGTTTTATTTTATATTCTTCTAGCAATGGTTATAATTTACATAATTTATGGTTTACTTAAATGATTACTACAACTATAGATGAATTTACTTTAAAAATTTTAAAAAATACTGAAGTCCAAAAAGATCAAATAAAATTAGAAGTAAATTCATTTATAGATTCTTTAAAAGAAAATAAAATACTTACTTTAAAAAACTTAAATTGTAAAGTAATAGATTTTCAAATTTCGGGTTACTTTGAAAAAGAATTCAGAAAAGATATAATTGAAATATTAGCAGAACTTAGAAGATGTTTAGAAATTAAAAATTTAGAATTAAAAGATGTATATTAAAGCACCAAAGAAAAAGCATTTAGAAAAAATGAAAGACCCTAAAATTAAAGTTAAAGAATTAAGAGAATATAGAAAAAAGTATTTGGGTAAAAGATGAATATTTTTAAATTAGAATATAAATCAAGATGCTGTTGGTTAGAATGCTTTTTTGAAAGTACTAAAGAAGATATGGATACTACTAGATTCGAAAGAGATAGCAATCAGTTGATTATTAAATATAGAAATAAAGGAATGGACGAACACGATCTTTTTTATAGATTACAAGAAGATTTACTTGAACTTGGATATAAAAAATGTGAAGATCCTATAAATTCAACAATCAGATTAGGGGATTAAATATGGATATTTTCTTAGATGTATTATTATTTTTATCATTAATAGCAGGAGCTACTGTAATTATTTTTAGTATTTTTGGAACAGTAGAGTTAATAGTAGGCTTTAGAGATTCGAAAGAAAGTATTTTAGAAGAAAAATATTATAAGCTTACTTTTAAAAAATTTTTAGAAATTTATAAACAGAATCCGAAAAAAATAAGAAGTTGGGATTTTAGGGACTATCCAGAAATAGATAGAGTTCCTGTTTTATTTACATTTATAGATTATTTAAAATTTAAATGGTGGAATTTTAAAAAGAACAGAGCTGAAGAAAAGCAAGAACAGTTAGAAAATGAACAACAATATAAAGAAAATGAAATAGAGTTTACGGAATGTTTACAAATAGATGAAGATATTTTAAAAGAAGAAAATTTCTTAGAAATGGAAGTAATAGTAAATAATGTAATAAGTGAAAATTTTCCTAGTATCTATTTATTATTAGATCAAATGGAAGATGAAAACAAATTTAATACTTTAATAGAATCATTATTAGATGATAAAAACTTAAATAAAACTTTTATATTATTTATGAATATTAGAAATAAAAAATATCTTAAAGATAAAAGTTTTCATCATTCTGTAGGATGGAACATAGAACAAGAAAATAGAAAAATAATAGAAAAAATGATCAAAAGATCTTTTGTTTGGGAGAAAATGGAATGAAACCAGAATCAAGAAAAAACTTAGACTGGAGCAAACATGACTTAATTATTAAAAAGACTGAGGACATAATAATTCATCATTTAAAGAAATCTGATACTACTTCTCAAAACATAAAATTTACTAATTTTGATGATGTTTTAGTTGTAACAGGATCTTACGGAAATTATATTTTTTGCAAATCTTTTTATCCAAACCCAGAAGGAAGAGTAAGTGATGACTATTGGTTAGAAAAATTAACAATGAATTCTTGCCAAGAACCAGAAGAATTTGATCCTGAAGAAACAATAAAAGAAATAGATGAAAAATTAAAAAATCCTGATTTAACAGAAGAAGAAAAAGAATATTTTGAAGACATCAAAAGCTATGTAGATGAACCTTATGATGGTTATTATATAGTACATTTAATTGAAAAATTACCAAAGTCTATTGACTATGATGATGTTCCTCATATAAGGAAAATCATTTCTCGTCTTTTATATGTATTTGATGCATTTGAAGAAATTTGTAGGAGATTAAAAAAATGAATTTACTTCAAAAAATATTAAAAAGAAGATTTCTTAAAAAAGAAATAAAGGAGACAGATAAAAAGATTGAAGATCTTCAAGAAGATCTCGCAATTTTTGGAATGGCATATTTGTTAGGTTCTAAAGAAGAAAGAAAACATACACATACTTATGCAAATAAAAGATATAAACAATATGAGGAAGAAGAAGATAAATTAAAATCTCATAAAAATAATCTTCTACTAGAATTAAAAAGTATAAAATATTTAAGGTACTAAAATGAAACAAACAGAATTTGTTTGTATGAAATCAGATGTTCGAGAAACAGATTTATGGAGAGATATGTACGATACATCTGAAAAAGAGAAAAGAGAATTTATAAATAGAATGGATTCAAAATTAAAAGAGGTTGTTTTGGAAAAGTTTGCTACTTATTTAAAAGATGTTTTTAAAGTAAAAGAAGCAATAAAAATGCCAATGGAAAAATATACTTTAATTCATTTTAAAGTTGAAGAAGAAATTGAAAATATAATTTCTTCTAGATTTCCTGAAAATTATTTACTTCTTTTAGATTCGTCTGTCTCTATAGAAGAAAAAATTAAAATGTTGGTTTCCTTTTTAGAAGATCAGTACAAACAATATAATTTTAAAAATAAATTTGATCACTACCCTACTCCTTATAATTACAATCATACTTTTTATTCTTTAAGAAATGAATTAGAAGAAAATTATGAAGAAGAATGTAATGAAATATATTCTCAGATACAAGAAAATATTCCTTTGTATTCTAAAGGAGACATGTCTTATATTCTTATTTTTTGGATTATGGTAAATAGATTTATGTCAAATGAAAATTAAATTTAAAATATTTAGGTACTTTGTTTTAAAACTATATTTAAAAGGATTTATAAAAGAAGATAATGATTATAGTAGATTAAAAATTATACAATTGTTTTTTCAGGTTTATGTTTTAGCTACTTCATTAATTAAAGAAGAAAAAATTTTTATTAATTCATTTGAATGGAAAGCTTATCCTTTAGGACCAAAGGAAGAAGAAATCCATGAAGCATTAAAAGAAGATTATTTTAAAAGACAATTTAAAATAGACGATCATAAAACAACTATACTTTTATTTAAAGTTCTTGAATCTTCTGAAATAACAGAAGAAGATATAGATGATCCAGATGTTCCAGAAGAAATTAAAAATTTTATAAATGCATACTTGGATAAATTTCCTCATTTGTTTGAATATGGAGTATCAGAATTAATTCAAATTTTACAAAAATATAAATGTTGGGAAAATGCATATAATAACCGAACTAAAACAAATGTTATTACATTAAAAAGTATACAGGAAGAAAAGAATATTTACGTATACAAATAAGGAGAAAATTAAATGAGAAATGATATTAAAGATAGCTTAGTTTCTATAAAATATGGAAACATTAAAATACAATTAAAATATGATACTGAAACAGGTATACTTATATGGATTAATTCATCTAAAAATTTTCCAGAAAATATTGACGGAGGATTGGTTAAACCCTTTAATCATCGAACGAATGGAGCTTTAAAAATAAGTTTAGATACAGCAAATAAGATTTTAACTGCATTAGAAGATAAACCTAAATTAGAGTTCAATATAAAAACTCCTTACTATTCTTTAACAGTTTGGGAAACGGTAGTATCTATGGGAGTAGATGTTCATCAAATAGATTCTTCTTTTGTTTATAATCATCCATCAAACGATTCATCAGAAGTATCTTTTTCTGGAGTAGATTTTTTGAAAACGGGACTAAGTTCAAAAGAAATGCCTAAAATTGGAAGTGTTGGATCTTTTAGTATTTTTAAAAAAGATTGTTCATATAGTTTTGAAGAAATGTATGAAGCTTTTAAAAGAGCAGAAAAAGAACACAATCAAATGGGAGCGTTGAACAATAAAAACACAAAGGATGATTTACAAGTAACGTATACTTATAAAGGAAAAGAAATTTCTAAAGAAGAATATGAAAAAAGAAAGTCTTCTATTGAAGAAAAGAAAGATGTCATAGAAGATAAAAATAGTAAATTAGAAGAAGACCTGAATAAACAACTACAAATAGAATTAAAAAAATATGGTGTAGTTGATGTTTATTATACTTCTCATACTATCTTAGTAAGACCTTCTATAAGTATTTTACTTCCTAAAAAAGTTAATGATACTTTTAGGGATGACATAACAAGAGAAGTATTAGATATTGTTCCACATAATATTTATATTAAATGGCATATTTTAGAAAATACTATAAAAGCCTTACATACTCAACTTGCGCCAAACGATTCGCTTGATGCTACCGGAGAAGAACTATGTTAGAAGATAATCCAAATGAGGAATAAATATGGAAAAGAAAGACTTCGAGAATCTTTATAAAAAGATAGATCACATTGTATCATACATAATAAGCAAAGAAAATGAAAAGATTGTACCTAAACATAGAATTTATCATTTGCTTTCAGATGGTGTAATTTTTTATTTAAAAAAATATTCTATTTTTATTGATCTAAAAAGTTTTGAACTTTCTAAAAGAGATCTTAAAAAATTAGTAGATGATGAAATATTAAATCAAGATCTTTATCATACATTTAAAGATTCTATTTATTCTTATGTACTTGCTACTCCATTAAAAGATATAGAAATTTCAGAAGAAACTTTTAATGAAATAAAAAGAGAGTGGAGAAAAACTGTAATTCTAAATAAAATAGAAGAAAGAAAAAGCAAACTTTATTTTCAAACAAATAAAGAAAAATTTAAGAATATTTTAAAAGAAATAATTGAAAATAAAAAACGAATGCTGGAAGATACAAAACAAGAATATTTAAAAATACAAGAAACTTTAAAAAATGAATTAGGAAATGATTATTTAATAGGATTAGAAAATGAGTAATAAAAAATACACGAGAGAAGAACTAATTTCTATATGCGAAGATGCTGTAGTACATCATTCAAATTGGCAAGATAGAGATAGTTATCTTTCCCAATTAAGCGTTCAAGCAATTTATAAAGGACTTACAGCAGGTTTAGATTTTACTATTGGAGATTCGACAACCTATAAATCAATTTGGATAACATTTACCCGTCCTATAAATATGGAAAAATTAGAAACTGGAAAATATTTAGAAATTTCTTCAAGAGAAGAATACTTTGAAGAATGTGATCCTGAAAGAGAAACCGAAATGTTTGATAGTTATACAAATGGAATAGACTGGAACGGATCATATACAACTTCTTATTTACCTACAAGAAAACGATTAGAAGAAAGAGGACTAGGAGAAGACTGGACGTGAAAAAACAGTTTTGTATTAAGATTTTAAAAGATGACAAGAAAATAGGATGGTGGAAAAAAGGATCTTCTACATATCCTCCTATTACAGAAGATTTAAAAAGAGCTACTAAAATAGAAGATCAAAATATTGCTATGAATGCAATGCTAAGACTTTCAGAACTTTTTAGAGACTATAATTTTACTGTTCAAAAACTTAAAAGTGTAAAATAATTTTTTTATTTAAAAATTTTTTCTTATATTACACTATATTCAATTAACTTTAGAGAGAAAAATGGATTTCATATCAATACTAATATCAACATTTATAATTTTTATATTAGGAACGGGCAGCGCTTTAACTTATATTTTTGGCGGTTATGCTGGAACTTTACTGGTAGATAAGAAATATAAAAAATCAATTATAATTACAAGTGCTATGATTTGTTCAGTTATTATTTTAAATAGTTTTTATAGTTTATCTGAATTGCCATTAGATTATTTTTATATTTGGAGAGTATGTTTTTTAGCAATATCTTCATTTTATATAATGTCTACAGATAAAATTACACCTCATGTAAAGAAATTTATTCCAGAAGAAAATGCAGGAAAAAGAATTAAAATTTCTGTCAATGTAGCATTAGTACTAAATATTATTTTTTATATCACATATTTAATATCACAAGGAGCATAAATTGGACATCACATATATTTATGATAATGACATAGTAAATATTTCTAAAATAGACCCTACAAACGCGTCTAAAAAATTAAAACCGCTTATTTATACTATAATAGAAACTCAAGCAGGGTTTTGTTTAAAAATAGTAAATCAAAAATTTAAACTTCCTGAAAAATTCTATGGTCCAATACAGGACAGAGAAAATAGAATATGTAAATCTTATGAATCTAGAGATTCTTCTTTGGGCATATTATTAACAGGATTAAAAGGAACTGGTAAATCTCTTTTAGCTAAGAAAATTTCAAATGTTTTTTTAGAAGAAAAAAATCTTCCTGTTATTTTAATAACTCAAGCCTTTTCTGGAGATAGTTTTTTTAATGTCATAAATTCATTAGGAGAATGTGTTTTAGTATTTGATGAATTTGCCAAAGTATATGGAAGACATGAAAATCAAGCAAGTTTGCTTTCATTATTTGATGGAGTAAATAGTGACTATAAAAGATTAATAATTTTAACAGAAAATAATGCTTATGATGTTTGTAGGTATTTTAAAAATAGACCGGGCAGAATTCTTTATCACTATAAATATTCTAATTTAGATGTAGATACAGTTAAAGAATATTGTATAGATCATGGAGTTCCTGAAAATCTTGCTAATGAATTAGCTTCTATGTCTAGTAGTATAGTAGACTTTAATTTTGATATTCTACAAGCATTGGTAGATGATTACAAAATTCACAGAGAACCAAAGTTTTATAATTCATTTAAACATTTAAATGTTGAATTTATAGATAGAGGATATACTAAATTCAAAGTATCTAAATTATATTTAAATGATAAAGAAGTTAAATTTAAACAAAAAAGACTTTTTGAAGATTTCATTGGAAATGGATGGAACACGAAGCTTCGTAAAGGATATTTAGAATTTGAAGATGAAAAAATAGAAAAGATTTTATTCGGAGAAGAGTTAAACAGAGGATTTTCTTTAGATTCAGAAAACATTATTGAAAGACGGGAAGATAAATATGTACTAGAACGTAAATTAGAAAAAGATACTTTGATATTTATTTTAGAAGAAGATCCCGATTCAAAAGATAATTATATGCGTAAACCCTATTTAATAGAAGGTGTTTAAAATGGAAGTAAGAAATTTATTTAGAAAAATAAAATATCCTATAGAATTATACGATAAAAATGGAAATCTAATATACCATGAAAATAGTTCAGGTTTCTGGACAAAGAGAGAATATGATAAAAATGGCAATCAAATTTATATGATAAATTCTATGGGACTTTGGGCAAAAAACGAATTTGACGACCAAGGAAATCAAATATATTGGGAAAATAAATATAAAGTTTTTCAAGATGATAGAATAAACAAAGGAGTAAAAATGAGTACTGAACTAAAACAAAAATTACAAGAAAAAGTAGCTAGAAATGAACCTATACGTAAAGATCGTATAGAATTGGACATATATCACTTTATGTCTAAAGCTGCTGAAGAAGGAGCAATTTCTACTGTTATAGAAGGAGTAGAAGTTTCTACTCAAAAATATAATCAATCTCAATTTCAAATAGTGAAAGAATATTTAGATGAAAATGAAATCTATTATCGCGTTCTAAATACTTATAAAAACACAAATGGTAATGATACAAAGGATATTTTTATACAATGGGGAGAAAAAGAAGTAACCGATGAAAACTAGATACATCCACGATAACGATAAAATATCTGTTATTAACTTTGCAGATAATTCGATTAAAGAAAAAATTTCACCTGGAGTTTATTCGGTAGAACATAGTCTTTCTTTAGGATATTTTTTAAAAATAAATAAACCTAAATTTGAGCTTCCTGAAAAAATATACGGAGATGTAGATAAAAGAATTTCTAGAATTATGAAAACTTATGAATCAAAAGATACTTCTTTAGGTGTTCTTTTGACAGGACTTAAAGGTTCTGGTAAAACTTTGTTAATTAAGAAATTAGCAAACACTTTTATAGAAGAAAAAGAACTCCCTATAGTTCTTATAAATTCAAACTATACAGATGAACAATTTTTAAATTTTCTAAATTCGTTAAAAGAATGTGTTCTAGTATTCGATGAATTTGCAAAAAATTATCCTGATTTATATTATGATGAAGAAGGTGGACAGAGTAAACTACTTTCATTATTTGATGGTGTAAATAGTTTTAAAAGATTAATTCTTCTTTCTGAAAACAAACTTCATAAAATAAATGAATTTTACTTAAATAGACCAGGAAGAATTTATTATCATTTTACTTATGAAGAACTTTCAACTGATGTTATTAGAGATTATTGTGAAGATTTAAATGTTCCAGAATCAATGATTCAAAAAATTATTCAAGTTTCTCCGTTAATTGAAATGAATTTTGATATTTTACAAACTATTGTAGAAGATTATTTAATTCATAAAGAAGAAAATATACATGAAATGTTAAAGATTCTAAATATTAGATATAGAAATTCTTTAATCAATTTTGAGTTGGCAAAAGTTTTAATCAATGATAAAGAAATAGAATATAAACTAAAACAAAAAAGCATTCCAGATTTTATAACAGAGGATGATTCTATTTGGGTATCTTCTCTAATAGAATGTGAAGAAGATATATCCAATCGCGATGGAAGATTTGATAAAAAACATATCATAGAACGAAAAGGCGATATTCTTATTTTAAGAAACGCAGAGATAACAATTCATTTAAAAAGAATAGTTCCTAATTTTATGAACTATAACACAATTTTATAAAAAGAGGAGAATAAAAAATGAGCGCAGATGTTGGAATAATTGTTGGAAGATTTCAGGTTCCTTATTTACATGAAGGACATAAAAATACTATTCAAACAGTATTAGATAATCATAAACAAATTGCAATATTTTTAGGGGTAGGACATACGAGAGGACTTCCTAAAAATCCTTATGACTACAACACTAGAAGAAATATGATGCAATCTACTTTTCCAGAAGTAGGACTTTCTATTCATTCTATAGGAGATAAAAGAAGTGATAAAGAATGGTCTATTGAATTGGATAAAAGAATTTCAGAAATCTTTCCTGGAAGGTCAATAGTTCTTTATGGATCAAGAGATTCATTTATAAGTAGGTATCACGGAGTTCATGAAACTTTAGAACTTGAAACAGATGTATTTGTATCCGGAACAGAAATTAGAGAAGAACATAAAAATAGTTTACTTGCTGAAGAAGCATTTAGAATTGGTATTAACTATTCAGTAAATGATAGATATTTTAATCCTATTCCAACTGTAGATATAGCAGTAATTAAAAGACAAGAAGAAAAAGTATTACTTGCTAGAAAGGACGGAGAAACTAAATATAGATTTATTGGAGGTTTCGTAGATACTACAGATGAAAGTTTAGAAAGAGCAGCAATAAGAGAATTAAAGGAAGAAGCAGGAAACGATATTGAAGTAAGTCAAGATATAAAATATGTTACTTCTAGATTAGTAGATGATTGGAGATACAGTGGTGAAGCTGTAAAGCCTTTAACTACTTTATATGCTGTAGAATATATGTGGGGAACCCCGAGACCTAGTGATGATATAGTTGAATTGAAATGGTTTGATTTAAATTCTTTAAGTTCTGATGATCTAATGGATGAACATTTTATTTTAGCAGAAAGACTAAAAGAAAAACTGCATGATATTGATCTTTATAAAATTAAACAATACGAACCTACTTTAGATTTTGAAGATGAAGATTTTACTCCAAAGAAAAGCATAGCAGAACGTTATGGCAAAAAGGAACCTACATGGAAAGAAAAATTAGATTTAAAAAATAATTCAAAAGAAATAGTAAAAGAAAATCTAAAAGATATTTTAAAAATAGCAGGAACTTATAAAAAAGCTGCTCAAATATCAGGACTTACTAGAGATCAAATACTATATAGAGCTAGAAAGTTAAAGGTAGGTGGTAAAAAAGGAAGACCTTCTTCAAAAAAGGATTCTACAAATGGAAGACTTTCAAACAGTCAACTTAATTGGAATATCAAACTGAGTACGAAGTTAAATAATCATTCTGAAATGGCTAGTAATTTAAGAGAGCTTTCTGACAAAGCAGATGGAAAAATTGCTAAAATGGCTAAAATATCAGGGATGAGCTATGGACAAATCAATTATAGACTAAATAAATATGTTTATAATAATTTTATTTAAAGGTACATATCATGTCACAAAAACATAATTTTAAAATAGGTGATATAGTGGTATTAAATTCAGGAGGACCTGATATGAAAATAATTGGAATACTTGAAGAAGATTTAGTATATCGCTCTATTGAATGTATGTGGAAAGATAATAGAGAAATTTCTAAATTTCACAATTTTCATCCAGCAACAATACATTTAAAAGAGGAGAAATAAAAATGAAAAAATATTTAATTTTAATCGCTTTATTATTTTTAATAAGCTGTAATGATAATCAAAATTCTAAAGAAGATTCTACAAAAGAACCTCAACAAGAATTACAATTTGATGAAAGAGATACTTTAGAAGCAACTAGTCCTGAAGGAGAACTTCCTGAAGGAGAATATGAACACAATGGGCCTATTGCCTAGGAGAAATAAAAAATGAAGTTTGAATTATTATATGGATCGGACTCTTATAAAGTCGGTCATCACCAACAATACCCAGAAGACGTAACTAAAATATACTCTTATTTTGAAGCAAGAGGATTTAAAGAACCTTTTATAACTGAACCGTCTGTAGTAGTATATGGATTGGACTATCTTTTAGAAAATCTAGAAGGAATTCAATTTACTAAAGAAGGTATTGAAGAAGCAAAAGAATTCTATAAGAATCATTTTGGTTATGAAGTATTTAATGAAGAAGGATTTAACTATCTTTTAGAAAAACATAACGGAACTTTACCTTTAAAAATTAAAGCAGTTCCGGAAGGATCTGTAGTTCCAATTGGAAATGTTTTAATGACAGTAGAAAACACCGACTCTGATATGCCAGGAGAAACAGCTAAATGGTTAACTAATTACGTAGAAACTTATTTGACACATCTTTGGTATACTACTTCAGTAGCTACACTTTCAAGAGAAATTAAAGCACTAATTTCAGCTTTTGCTTTCTTAACTCTTTCTGCAGAAGAAATGGAAGCATATCTTCCTTTTGCATTACATGATTTTGGAATGAGAGGATCTGTTGGACACGAATCTGCATATCTTGCAGGAGCTGCTCATCTTATAAACTTCTTAGGAACTGATACAACATCAGCTATGAGATTTATAGAAAAATTTCATGGAAAGGAAGAGCAAATTCCTGGTTATTCAGTAATGGCTTCGGAACATTCTGTAATGACAATTAATGGAAAAGAAGGAGAAAAAGATCAATTCAAAAAATTAATTGACCTTTGTCCTGAAGAGAAAATAGTTTCTATAGTATCAGATTCTTATAACATTTATAATGTTGTAGAAAATTGGGTTTGTGGAGAATTTAAAGATGAAATTCTTTCAGGAACTAAAAAGATAGTTATTCGACCGGATTCAGGAGATCCTAAAAAAGTACTTACTAGAATACTAAATATCCTAGAAGACAATTTAGAAATATCTATAAATGAAAGAGGATATAAAGTCCTTCCACCTCAAATAGGTTTAATCTGGGGAGACGGTATTGGATTAGAAGATATTCGAAATATTTTATCTATGATGACTACTTCTAATTGGGCAACTTCAAATATAGTATTTGGTATGGGTGGAGGACTTCATCAAAAAGTAAATAGAGATTCTTTAAAGTTTGCTTTTAAAGCATGTTATGCAGAAAAAAGAGATGGAACAACAATTGATATTTACAAAGATCCTATTACTGATCAAGGAAAGTCTTCTAAGAAAGGAAAACTAAAACTTATAGAAGATTCTAAAACAGGAGATTTAGTAACTGTTTCTTCTTCTACAGATCCTAAACTATATGCAATGTCCGAAGAACTAGGAGATGATCAACTAAAAATTGCTTTCTTAAATGGAAAAATAGTTAGACAAAAATCTAAATTTTCTGAAATAAGAGAAAGAGCAAAGTTAACTCCACCTAAAACAACTATTATAGATATAACAAATTAAAGGGAAAATGGAAATAAAAGGAAAAATAGGTAGAGGATCATCTGTAAGTTTAACATGTTGTACCGATATAGAAGACATTACAATTGATGATAAATCACTTTATCAGATGTTAATGGAATTATTCGATGAAGATGAACAAGAGCATTGGGAAAATCACGTAAACGGTAAAAGACTTTTTATGAGGTATGTTGTAACAGAAGAAAAATTTGATGAAACTTATTCTTTTGAACAAGTAGTTGCCGAAACAGTAAATTCAATGTTATATTCTGAACATATTTCAGGATGCTATTCTGAATGGACATGTGGATATGGTGGATTTGATTATATTGTACAAGACGGACGTTCTATATTTACAGAATTAGAAAGTCATATTGGAAAACATTTACATTTAAAATTAGATTTCAATGAGGAATTTGAAGATGAGTAAAATTTGGAAATTTGGAAACGAAGACGATAATATTAATGTAGTAAAGATATTAGTAGAAATTGCAAATGCTATGGAAAAAGATACAGATGGTGAATTTAAATGTTCTGTTTCATTTTTTGATTCAAATACTTATAGTGACTCGTGTAGAATTTCATATATTCTTAGTATATCTGATAAACATTCTACATATTCTTTATTAAAATTAAATTTTAATTATTATACGTCTAAAAACAATATAGAAATACAAATTGCACCAGCTGAGTTAATTAATCCAAATAAAATTAGTTACGTATTTTGGGTTAAAACAGAAGAAGAATTGAAAAGTAAATTAATTGAATGGATCCAATGTGATGAAATAGCAAACCCTATATCAAGTATGATTCATCATCTACGCGCTATATCAAAAAGTAAAGAAGAATACGCAAAATTAAATACTAAGTAAAATGGAAATACAATGAAAATTTCAAAAATTAAACAAAAATTAGAACACACCATATAGAAAATTCTGTTATTAGTGATTCAGAAATAAAAGAAGGATTAAAACAATCTCTCGATTCTGAAACTATAAATGCTCTAAAAGAAGCTCTTAAAATAGTAAATAATTATGAACTTATGAAAGACATCTCAAAAATAGAAGCAAAAATAAAAGAAACAAAACAAAAGAAAATATTTTTCGTAGATGTTCAAAATTTTGATACTGCCTCCAAATTAAGAACTATTGAACTTGATCTAGAAAAAGAACTTACTAAAAAACGAGATTTATTAGAAAAATCAGAATAATAAAAAATAATTTCCTCCTCTGGGCCTCATAGATTAATTCTGGAGGCCTTTTGTTTTTAATACAGTTACATACATCATCACACATAAAATTAAACCTGATGCTCCTCTGCACTCCCTAGTGCATTTAGAATAAAACTTTAGAAATATTTAAAATTTAATTTTTTTATTTAAAAAATTTTTCTTATATTACATCATATTCAATTAACAATTATAGGAAAAGTAAAATATGGAAAAGACATTACAAGAAATGTTTGATGAACTTACCTTTAAGTTTGCACAGTATACAGAAATTACTGATCTTGCCTTTAAAGCAAATCAAGGTTATGATGACGGAAATTACAAAAGATTTTTTCTTTGTTTAGATACTCATGATTTTTGGTTGGTTAGAATCCAAGAAGGATGGAACCAAGAATATGAAAGACAGGAAGGAATGTGGTTATTAGAAAGAGACAAAATCGAAAAAGATTTTAAAGGTGAAGATGTTACTTTTGAGAAGCTTATAGATATATTGGAAAACGATTCGTTTGAGAATTGGGACGTCTATGAAAGTGAAGATTTAGACGAATTACTTACTGATTATGTTGACGGCGGTTACGGTATTAATAACTTTAAAATAGAGGTTTAAAATGAATTTATTAGATGAAAAATTAGAATTGTATAAAAAAGAAGTAGAGACTTTAGAAAAAAAGAATTTTAATAAATTGAAAGAAGAATTTGTTGGTCGCTATATAGAAACATCTTTTATCGTAGGTAAAATTAAAGATATTACTACTAATGGACCATTCTTTAAAGAATCTTTGAGAGATGTTGTTTTGGTTATTTCAGGAATTGATAGAAATGGACAACGTACATCTTTTGATTTACTAGTAAACAAAGTAGGATTTTCTCTTATATCTGAAGAAGAATTTATGACTGCTACTAAGGAAATATTTGAAGAAGCGATTGAAAAAGTAAAAGGATAATTTAGGAGAAATAAAAATGAAATTTAAGAAAATAGATTTTTTAGTAGGTATTTTTCTTCCTCCTATTTTAATGCTTTTATGTTTTTTAATTATTACAGGATCTCTAAATGAAACTTTTAGTCTGTTAAAAAATTTTAATCATACGTTTTTATTAGTGCTTTTATGGATAGTAGAATCCATAGTATTTACAATAGTTAGTTTTAATGTAAGAATTGGATGGAGAAAATAAAATGCTTGCAATAGTTTTAAGTATGTTAATTGGTAGTTTTGCTGTTTCTCTATTTGATGATAAAAAAAGATTTGAGGTTATAGCTGTTACTCTTATTATTCTTACTTGTATTAATGTTTTTTTATCCCTTTGTGTAAGTGCATTTAATACTGAAAAAATAAAAGTACAGGAATTTCCTTGTAAAATTTCAAATATAAAAACAGTAATTGACGAACGAGACAACCTTTCGTATGTAATACTGAATAAAAATGAAACATACTCTGTAGAAGAGAAAAAAATTAAATTTATTTTTGGTTCTACTAAGTATGATAAAAACACAATTGTTCAATTTAAAGATAGAGTAAAACCTTCTATACAAAAATTAGATGATAGAGAATTGTTATATTTATTTAATTTAGATAGCTATGAATATGAAGTTCACCTAGTGGAGAAAAACAATGGAAAAATTAAATGAAATAATTCTAGAAGATTCTTATAGAGTCTATTATGGACAATTATTTGTAGCAGATGGAAAAATTATAAGATGCGATATTATGGGAACGGTAGCAGATCTTAAAGAAAAATTAAATGCGAAAGAAATTAAAAACTGTGATATAAGTTCTAGGTACACTAATCAATTAAAAAAAGAAAAATAATAGTTGTATGAGTATTAATGATAAAAATGATTTAATAAAATCTGTTCTAAAACTAATTGATAAAAAACAAATAACTTTAAATACAATGATTTGGAAAGTGTTTACTTCATTTGTATTTGCTCATATTTATACATTTCTTGCAGTTGCTTTAAATAAAGAACATTCTATAGCATTTTGGGTATTCTGGGGAATGGGCGCACTATTAGTATTAGTAAGATTATTGATGGCAAGTTTAATATTGTGGGTGCAAATAAATTATGGAAAAAATTAGAGATAAAAAATGAAAATATTATTAACACGAGAAGATTTACTTGATATAGATAAAGATATAGAAGATATACAACTATCTGATTTTAAATCCTGGTCTCCAGATACAAAGACAGTAATTAATGCTGATATTATAACATTTGTAGATGACAATGGTGAAACTAAAGATTTAAAACATAGGTGGAAAACTAACCCAGATATGGAATTTTTTAGAACCGTAGTAGAAGGTTATGAAGGTAAATATAATTTTTCATGTTTTAAAAATACAGAACCTATAGAAATTGGAGATTATTTTCTAATGTTTTTTGGTGGTATAGCAGATGTTCAAATATGTGACTCAGAATCTATCAAAGAAGAAATTAATAAAAATGATAGGCAGTCGTCAGGACTTGGCGATTTTGTCACAGGTTTTTGGAGAAATTGTTATAAAATTGAACAGACAGATTTTAATATCGAAGACAAAGTTTCGCAAGAACAATAAAATCAAAAAGAATGGTAAAAATTAAGGGATTTTTATGGGAATAACTAAACCACCAAGAAAGGGACCATCTTTGAAATATATCCAATTAATGGAAAAAATATTTCATAAAAAAGAAACTTGTTCATTTAGAACAAATAAGTATAAAGAATGGGAAGAAAAATACGAAAAAAATAAACGATCTTTAATAAATTTCCAAAATAAAATAGAAGTTCTTTTAGCAGATCTTTATTATGAAGAATATCTATCTTTACAAGAATCTTCTTTAAGTCAATTGGAAAAAATTGAAATTTTAGAAAGTATTTTAAAGGATTCATTATCTAAAGAATATGAAGAAGAAAAGAAAATACTGAAATCTAATAAATCAAATCAAAAAGGTTTATTTAATTTGTTGCTTGAAGATGATTTTAATTTTAATAAATTTTTATATTTTAGAACATTCATTGATGAAGTAACAGATAAAAAGATTTTAAAGGACTATGGAAAACCTGACGAATTACACCCAAGAAAAATAAAATAATGAATATTTTTAAAATAGAAGAAATACAAAATAAAATAAATTTTTTAATAACTGAGTTATCTAAACCTACTTCAACAGAAAAAGAAAATCTTAGAATTATTTGTAAAGAATTTATAGAAAATCTTATTGTATATTTAAATGTATCAAAAAATCCAGAGTTAAATATTTATTCATTAGATGAAGAATGTATTTGTATTTCTGCATGGTTAGATTGTGTCGAAGTAAATGCTGAATTATTCTCGTTTGAAAAAGAACCTGAAGTAGAATTAATAGTTAGAGCAACACAAGGAAGACATATTGAAAATGAATTTAAAGAAGGATATTTTAAAAGTATAAATAGAAAACAATTTAAAGAATTATTTGATTTTATATCAATAGAAATTAATAAACATATAGGAGATTAACATGTTAACAATAGACTTAGAACAGAAATTATTAAAAATGAGAGAGAAAGAAACTGAAGAAAGTTCTTTTATAGTAGAACATTTTAAAGATGTTTTAGAAGATGCAGTAGAAGAAGATAAAGAGATTTTGTCTGAAGCAGGTTTTTCTTTTTCTCATTATGAGAAAGCAAAAGAAAATACTGAAAGAAAATTTGGTAAAAATTTAGATACTAAAAGAATTTTTAGTAAATCAGAAATTAAAAAGCTTTGTTTAAATTATAATTTAAGATTTGTTGAAACTCAATATTATAAAGGAACTATCCCACCAGAGCTTCCTCAAAAAATAAAAGAAGCAAAAGAAAATATTGGAACAGATATTAACCATGATGATTACTTTATAGTTGCTCCTCTGAATTCTTTAAAACTGGAAAAAGAACCAAAGGATCCTTTAATGTTTATAAAATTAACCGATGAATTTTATTATTTAGTTCATAAATGGGGAAATGATCTTTCTATAACAAATAGAATTTCAGGATTTATTGATAGTGGATATTTAATGAGATATTTTCTATTATTTGTTCCTTTACTTATTCTTATTGCATCAATACTAGGAACTATGGGAATTATTCCTTATATAATTTCTTATGAGGATATATTGATAAAAAGAATAGCAGGAAACGTAGGTTTCAGTTTAATAGGGTTATTAATTGTAGGATATATCACATATTTCATAGGATCAGATCCTGAAATATATCATAGAAGGTGGAACACTCATTATGAATAAAAAATATATTGAAATAAAAGATTGGAAAGATTTTGTCGACACTCCAGGTGAATATGAAATTGTTTTTGCTGATGGTGTTTTAGAGAAGTATATCGAAAAAATTAAAAATGGAATGGCATTTTTATATAATGATCCAGACGCTGCACAATACGGTGCACTGTTAAAAACATGCGGTACTTTAAAATTTTACGGAGATTCAACACAAAAAGAAAGTACCCATTTAGAACTTGAAATATTTGAAAATCTTCCTACTACTGAAATTCTTTCTAATTTAAAAGATATTAGAGAAAGAATGAAACTTTTTGTGTATGCAAGTGCAGAAGAAGGTATTTATAGAATTAATTACATTCGTAATATGTATATAAATTTTTATGAAAATTGATATGAAAAAAGGATAAAAAATGATAGAAAGAATTTCAAGCAAGTAATATTACAAATGCTGTCTTGCTGGATATAAACCATATCAAATTGCTCCATTTTTTCAAAGTGCTATAGAAGTTGAAAATATTTATTTACCACAAAGATTTTGGGAGGTCCTGAATGGACAGTAAAACTAAATGGGAAGAAATTTCTGATGCTAACCAAAAGTATCACGACCTTAAAGATGATTACATGAAGGTACAATTAGAATTGAATGGACATAGTTCAATTAGAGAAGATAGAGAAGCCTTTGGTGAGTTTATTTCAAATAAGCGTAGAGTAAATAAAAAACGAAAAGATTTAGAAGAGATAATTTTAAATAATATTGATGAACTACTTGAAAAAGGAAAGTATTACAGCTTCAGATTTAAGTATAATCAAATGAACATATACTACATACATCTTAGAAATTTTGACAAAGATAATCGTATATTATCTGGTGACATTTATGAATTCACAAGAGATCAAAAAACTATGACATTCTTTAGAGAGGCTAAGTTTGTCCCAGGTGAAACCTTTTTACATGAAATATCAAAACAAAGATTTAACTATATGTATGATAATCACGAGTTAATAATTCCTTAAATAACTAGAACAAATCCAGTAGAACTTACGTAATCTACTTTATAGTGCAAATTAAATTTTTCTTCCATCAAAGAAATTACTTCTTCAATTATTTCATTTGCTTCTACCTTTGGAATATTAGGAGAAGTAAATCCTATATCTAGTTTAGTTCCTACATTAAATCTTTCATCTTCTTCAATAGAAACTTTATTTAATTCTTCTAATATTTCTTCTTCTGTTATTTTTCTTTCTGATCTTTCTTGATAAAAATCTTCATTTACTGAAAAATCTTTAAAATTTTTATATAGTTTTTCCATGTTATCTTCTATTTCTTATTTGTGTTACTAAACTTTTATTTTTAATTCTATTTGAATTCTTTTCGACTTCTTTATTAAATGTAATATTTAAAGATGAAGGTAAATTTTCTGAAAGATCTTCTAAGTAAGTTACTCCAGTATCATCAGTCCATCCACCTCTAATTATAGGATAATCTTTTTTACCTATTTGAATGTCTCCCATTTCAGTAATATAAGTATCATCATTTACTGAATAATTAGCAGGATCTTCTTTAAAATAAACATTTACTGAATCTACTCCGTCTACATATTCAATCATTGCAATTATATCAGATTTAGGAATAGTATCTCTTCGAGTATAATTAATAAAATAATCAGAAAGCTGATCAATAATATTTGTTCTAATTAATTCTTTAGAATGTCCTTTAAAGTAATTAATAATTACATGTAATGTGAACTTCTTAATAGTAGGTTGAATTATTTCAAATTCTGTTCCTATCATTACTTGTCCAGATCCTTCAATAGTTTCTAATAACTGAGTAGTCTCTTGTCCTGTCATTAAAAATGAACTCAAAGGAGCAGTAAAATAATTGTACTTAGGAGAAATTCTTAATGATAAATTAGGAATTAAGAACATATAAACAACATTATCGTCATCTAAATTATCATCTTCAAATGTATTAAATACATCTACAGTAGAAAAATAATTCATTCTATTTAAATAAGATTCATAAGCATCTGTATTTGAAAGAACAAATGATCTTGAGTGTTTAGGTCCTGAAATTACAGTTACGTCTATAGGTTCTGGATTAGATCCTAATACTAAACCTTCTTGTGCTTCTACACTTAAATATTCATTTAAATCTATAGAATTTCCTTGATTATCAAAACCTTCGTCTACAAATTCAAATCTTAAATCTCTAGCATCTATAATATTTCCAGCAGATCCTGAATTTTTAATATATGAAACAGAAATAGTAGCTCCTGGGGGTGGTGGAGTTCCATTGTAAAGAGTTCCAAAAAATATATCTATTCCTCCTCCTACAGAAGTTCTAACTTGATAACCAAGTTCTCCTAAAGGAATATCATTTAATCCATAATATCTTTTACTTACTAACCCGTTTACTTTTACTACTAAACTATCTAAATCTACAAAGTCAGAAAATCTTTCATTTATTCTAAAACTTTGTAATGATAATCCAGTTCCTGTAAAAGTTTGTTCAAATATTTCACCTTGAATAAGTTTTACGGAAATCGTTTTTTCTTTATCATTTGAATAAAAACGTATTTCGGAATTCGATTGTGTTAAATAATATAAATTATTAGCAGGACAAAAAACTCTTGTATAATTAGGAAGTATTATTTGATTTACTTGAGAATCTAAAGGTTGCTTTCCGTTATATCTTATTGTTGCTAAACCTGAAGCAGATGTAGCGTTTTTAGGTTGATAACCAGTTAAAGCAATTAATCCTCTTTTAGAAGAAGATCTAGAAGCAGAATTAATATTGTTTTCTGAAATAGCATCTTCAATATAATAAAAAACTTTCTCTGTTAACCCTACTACTGCAGTAAGAATTTGTCCAAACGGAGAAGCAGGAGTATATGTCTTATTATTTTGATTATGAACTTCAGTTAAATACGTTCTTGCGTCAGAAAGTAATTCACTAAACTTGATTCTTGATTCTTTAAATATTTGTTTCATTTATTTTCTTTTTAATATTCTACTTATAGAATTTTTTCAACTGAAATATCAGCATCATATAATAGAGCTTTAAAATCGTCCATTTGTCCTAAAGACTGAACGGTTAACTCGTTTGATTTTCTACGATAAACATCTATATAAGTTCGAGCAGGTCCAGTAACAACACCAAAGACGTATTTTTCATCTTCTGTTAATTCTAAAATAGTTGTTCCTCCTATTCTAGTACATGTTGCAAGACTTACTCTATCAGGAGAACCGTTTTTATTCCAAGTTCTCATTATATCTATAGGAGTACTTGCAGATCCTAACATTTTTACTAATGAAGCAGATGCAGTTCCTAAACCAGTTTTGATTGTATATGATCCGCCTCCACTTAATTTAAATAAACCAATTCCAGCGTGACCTAAATCATTTGTTGTATAATTTACAACCGGACTAAATGCTTCATTAAACATTACAAAATCAATTCCAACGTTTGTAGATATTGAATATTTAGCAGTTTCTTCTGGTACTAATACAATACCACCAGTTAAATCTCCATGAGAAATTGCGCCTAAATCAGAATCTAAAATTTCTTCTCCTACTGATCTATATCTAATTCCAGCAGCCGCAGCATTTGAAAACGTATTATAGTTTAAAATACCTGCTTGAATATCTTCATTTGTTCCTGATTGAATAGTACTTAAATATCCATAATAATTTGTACTTAAATGAATAACATTATGTTTTCCTCCAGAATTACTCGTATTCATTGAAACAGAAACTTTACCACCTGCTTCAGTAACTGAAAATTCTGAACTAAAATCTATATTGTCGTAAGTAGAAGCAACATTTGCTCCATCGCTTTGTACTGTAGGTTTAGGAGCCGTAGAGTTTATAGTTAATTGATTATCAGTTAAACTTAAACTAACATTATCTCCAGAAATAAATTCTAATTCACTATCATTATCAGAATTATGAGTAAATGAAGTATCTACTCTAATAGTAGAATAAGAATTTGTTAAAATTGTAGAATTAGGATCTAGTGCTGCTTGTAAAGCTGTTATATTTGCATCTATCTTTAAATAAGTATCATCTAAAATTTCATACGTAATGTATTGAGGTAACGCAAGTTTTAAATGTCCATCATTTACAACAGATACTAGATTTGCTGTTTCTACATTTGAAACGTCATGTAAAGTAACTTCAGTAAATGCTGTATTAGATGATAACAAATAAGCATCTACAGAATCTTGAGTAACTGATGTTATTCTATGAATAGCTACCGAAGAATCTCCCATTGAAAGGCTTCCTGTCCCAGAAGAAGTTCCAAAATCAACTACAACACCAATTTTAAAACTGTTTGAACAATCTTGCGTATCACAAGCAAAATCAACTAAATCGGTTCCTTGTAATTCGTATTCTTTAGAATTATTATGTGTAATGTCATAAGAATCTCCAGTCGTTACAGAATTTAAAACAGAGATAACTTCATTATCTTTAAATACACAAAGTTTTACCGATGCCAAAGTTCCGCCAGGATAAGTATCAATAGTAAATCTTACTCTCGCTGAAACGCTATAATATCCATTTTGTCCTTTTTCTACTTCTATAGTTAAAGGATCTTTAGAAGTAATATTACAATTTGCATCAAAATCTTTTGTTTCAAATGAAAGATAAGAATAATGTCCACCATAAGCAGCTGAATATTCTAAATCGGGAGTAGCAGTATCACCAGTATATCTAGCTGCTGCAGGTTGAGTTTCTTGTAAGCCTGCTCCAGGGGAAACTTTTAAATCCCAATATGTTTTTTCATCTGAAGGTGGATTTGCAATAACAGTTCCATCAGAAGATCTAAGATCAAATGCACCATTTACAGCATCTTTAAATTTAGATGAATCAGATAATTTAAGTTGATAGTTTATTTTTCCATCAGAAATGTTTTTATCTACTTGAATGTCATCTGAATTAATATCAAATCCTTTTACTGAAATAGGATTTCCTTCTGAATCTACTGCACCAAATATTCCATTAGATGATAAATCAACTACTGAATATTTAGATTCTAATACACTTTGATTTAAAGTAACTGATCCGTCTTCTGATGTTAATACTAATCCTTCATAAATAGGATTTCCTGCATTTAAAGGATCATTAGTATTTACAGCAATCTTAGAATTTATTGGATCTCCGTTTTCGTCTACAAAATTTCCTGTTCCGCCTGGACCACCAGGTTCTCCTGGACCACCAGTACTTCCTAAACTTACTTTATTATTTAAAACAACCCAAGAAGTTCCATTGTAACCTTCAAAATCTCCTGTGCCTGAATTATATCTAACAGCTCCTGCTTTTAATGTTCCAACAGAAGACATGTCGCCAAATATAACTCCTCCATCTCCTGAAGTATCTATTACTTTATCATTAAATGATGCTTGATTTGTTTTAATTAAATCAACTACTTCTTGTGCAGTAATTGAAAGATCTACCCATTCTGTTCCATCAAAACCTTGAAATTCTCCATCTTTAAATCGAATAGAACCGTCTGTTTCAATAGAAGTATCTCCTATTCTAATTCCACCGTTTATTTCTAATTTTTGTGTTGGTGTATAATCATCTGCAAAACCTACAGAAGTAGTTCCGTTCTTTCCTATTCTAAAAGTATTTACCCAAAAATCAGCATTTTCAATTTGAAGTCTATGTAAATGCTCTGGATTTCCTGATGTTCTACCTTCAATAGATAAAATTTCTCTTCCTTCTCCTGTATCATTTATGTCATCTATATGTAAATCAACTCCTATAGTAAATCCTGAATTTGTTAACCATCCAGATTTTTGAGTCATTGCAAAAGAATTTCCTAAATGAATATGACGACCATACATTTGGGTAGTATCATCTTCTGAATTACCTGAGTTGTAAATTTTTAATTTATAGTCATATAAATCTTTATAAAGAGAATCACTTCCTTGAATAAAAGGATACGAATCTCCTGGACTATCGTGTGTAGGAATTTGAAGTCCTAATGAAGAATCAGGTTTATCTATATTTGTAAGTAATAAAGTATTATTTGTCTTAGCATTAATTAAAGTTTTTAAACTTGTTTCTGCTTCTCCATCTGCTGAAGTATAACTTATGTCTTCTAAATCAAATGTTAATCCTTGAGAAAAATTAAAAGTTCCTTGCTTTATCCACCCATCATTTTTAAGCTCATAAAAATCTCCGTTAGTAGATATTACAGCATAGTCTCCTACAATTGCTGCATTTGGAAGTAAAGCAGTATTTGCTATGTTCCACCATTTAGATCCTCTTTGACCCGTCGGACCTGTTAAACCTACAGGGCCTCTAGGACCTGGTAATCCAGCACCTCCAGGATTTCCTGATTTTCCTTCAGGTCCTCCATTAGAATTTGCTATTAATTGAAAATTTTCATTTAACTTATCTACCAATACTTGAGTAGATTCGGTTACTTTTATTTCGTTTAAATTTAATGCCATTTTTATTTCTTATTTTTTAAATGTACTTAAAACTAATTTTAATATTAAATTTAAGTTTTCTTCCTTTTTCTAAAGGTCTTTTTAATTCAATAATTTCTTTGCTTGTATCTTCAACGTTAAAATTAGAGTCTATAATTAAGTCTAAATCACTTTCAGTGTACTCTGTTGATGTAGAATCTTTACTTAATATGTTAATGCTATCAATTGAATAAAGCTTCTCTAAGTCATTGAAAATTAATCTTTTTAAACTATCTTCTATTTCCACATCATCTAAGTTATACTGTATTTCTTATTTTAACTATAAGAAACTTCTTGGGCTGACCTTGTAACCTCAGTCATATCTCCACAAGCGTAACTTTCTGTCCAGCCGACAGTAGAATTTTTATATACAAGGTTTATTCCTTGTTTTACTAGTTCACCAACGCCTTCTCGCTTTATATTACGAGCAGCATTAATGTCTCTATTAATTGTGTGTCCGCAATCACATGTATACGTTCTATCCTTTAAAGACAAATCTTCTTTAATAGTTCCGCATTCGTTACATAACTTGCTTGAAGGGAAAAATCTATCTATTTTTATAAAATGCTTGTTTTCTTTAAAACATTTCCATTCAAGAAAAGAAAGGAATTTTGACCAACTAAAATCAGAAGCAATTGTTTTAGAAATACCGGAATTAAATTTCTTTATTCCTTCAACGTTTAAATCTTCAAATACAAAGACATCAAATTTAGAAACTAACATGTTAGCAAGGTTTCTTTGATATTCTTTCCTCTGATTCTTTATCTTTTCATGTAATCTTGCAATCTTCAATTTTGCTTTGTTTCTGTTGTTTGAACCTTTCTTTTTCCTTGCTAGATTTCTTTGTTTCCTTTTTAGTTTATTTTGTACTTTTCTATAGAATTTTTGGTTTTCAAATTCCATTTCTTCACTCACCATCATGTCTTTACAAGACATGTCGGCAGCAAAAATATTTGAGATGTTTATTTTATTTTTTGGCTGAGACGTAAAATCATATTCAACCAAAACTGAAGCAAAATACTTTCCAGTTGGAGTCCTAGATACCGTTACATATTTAATCTTTCCCTCAATGGTTCTAGGGTCCCTGAATTTAATGTAACCTAATTTAGGTAACTTTATCTTAGAACCTTTAGTATGAATTGCTCCTCTAATATTATTGGTTCTATAAATATTTTTTCCATGTTTAGATTTAAATTTTGGAAATCCTCTTTTATTTTTAAAGAAATTCTGGTATGCTCTATCCATATCTATAAGTGACTGCTGAAGAGCAACTGAATCAACTTCCTTTAACCAAGAGTATTCTTCAATTTTCTTGATTTTAGTTAAATCATTTATTGAATCATACTTAGTGTACCTTTGTTTAGAATGTGCATAAAGTTCTTCTTTATAGGCTAAAGCATTATTGTAAACAAACCTCACGCAACCAAAAGTCTTATCAAGTAAAACTTTTTGTTCTTTGTTTGGATATATCCTTAATTTATATGCTTTATTCTGCTTCATACTCTATATATATTTTGCAGAAATATATAGTTTATAAAAAACGATTAAAAAGATGACAAAATTACAAATTAAATTAGAACAACTTTTTGAAAATACCCTTGTTTCTGAAAACGGAGTATCTATTAATGAAAGTGTAAATTTATTAAATATACTTAAAACTAATTTTAATATTAAATTTAAGTTTTCTTCCTTTTTCTAAAGGTCTTTTTAATTCAATAATTTCCTTACTTGTATCTTCAACGTTAAAATTAGAATCTCTTATCATATCATTTTCAAAAATATTAACATAAGTAGTTTCTATAGAATCTTTACTTAATATGTTAATACTATCGACTGAATAAAGATTCTCTAAGTCATTAAAAATTAATCTTTTTAAACTATCTTCTATTTTTGCTTCTATTGAAAGAGGATATATCCTTTCATAATAAGGAAGTATTAAAGAAAGTAATTCATCTCTTAACGCTTCTTTAACGTTTACGTTTACTGTTAATTGTTCTTTAACTTGATTAAACGTTACGTGTTTACTTAGAATATTTAAATCAATTTCTGTAGAACTATTAATAAGTTGAGAATTAAAATAGTTTCTATTTAATAATGGATCAAAGAATCCCGAAAGCTTTTGTTCATTTGTATTTGAATAATAAGAATA